TTGGGATATTTTTTCCCACGTCTGTCAATAAAACGTTCTGTGGGTAATAACGAAATACTCGCCCAATCTTCATCATCTGGAACTTTATATAGGTTACCAACTCCAGAATAGAGATATTTGTGCAACGAATTTTTGGGTACACTTGCCCCTCTTCCACTATTTATCAGGCTTTTTGCAAGTCCATCCCTATAATCTGGGTTAACGTAATGTAGATTTGCTCCTAGGAATCCATCTTTATAGAATTCGAGTACAAATGCCAATGGTTGTAAGTCCCAATACTCATATTTTTCTGGATACTTTGCACCATACGAAAAGAATACTAAACTGCCTACTTCGACCCATCCAGTATCACTTGTACTGATATCTGGATCCTGAACAGGAGATAGTGCATTTTGTAGAGCATTGATATACCAATCTGCACTCTTGTTTTTCTTTCCTGCTAGTTGTCTAATCTCGTCTGCAATCATTTGATTCCCAGTTCTTTTTCAGTCATAATCTTGAACTCATAATTACGATCTGCACAGAACTCTTCAGCAGCTTTCCACTTCGCTTGATTTACTGCCCATAATTCTATACTTCTAACCCAGGCTTTTGTTCTCTTCTTGGGATTCTTCGGAGGCATCTTAACTTCCTTTGCAGGTTTAATTTCGATGACCATGATTCGTCTCTTTCCTGTAGAGTCAATATACTTTACAAAGAAGTCGGGAAAATACCTATGATACCTATTATCTAGGGGAGATTTGTATGGAATAGCGAATTCCTCTGATTGCCACTGATACACACTCTCATTGAGGTCACAATATCGCATGAATTTTCGCTCCCAAAGTGACCTATAAATAATATTGGTAGGATCACCCTTGTATTTCTTTGGGTATTCAGGCCTATATTTCCCCTTGTAGGACATATACATAGTATAAAGGATCGTAGTATTTATCCGATGTCAAATAAAGGACTCAGTGCAAACAACCGAAGAATAAATTCTGCGGGAGAACCATATTTGATCGATATTGATAGAAATGGATTAGCTCAGAATAACTTTCAAGAGTTTCTTGGTAATCCATCTAGCAGCAATCACTATAAGGTCTCGATGAATCTCGCTAAAGCGGGACCTGGATCGACAGATCAATTATCTCAGTGGTTAACCTCCGCAGGTATTTTTGGTAAACATGAACCTAAGAGATATGATTTCTTATGTGCAGAGACAGTTTTGCCTGGTAAAAGCGTAGAAACCTTTACTGAGTTGGGGAGTAGACAGGGTATTGAAGAATTCTTTCCAGTAAGGAATGTTTATGCTGATCTCAGTATGACATTCTATGTGTCTTCTGATTACAAGGTACTTAGATTATTCCAAGAATGGCTTCACTTTATGCAACCAATGCATTCCGCAAATGCAGGTAAGGTTACTGCTCCGAGTGCTAGTGGTTATGCCTCTATGAGAGATGGAAATAATTTCCAGAGACATAGGTATCCGTCTGAATATAAGAGAGAACTTCATGTCACTAAGTTTGAAAGAGATTATAAAACTAAGATGACATATGGTTTTATTAATGCCTTTCCAGTCAATATCAATTCTATTGCTTTGTCATATGATGAAGGAACCGTCACTAAAGTAACTGTTGACTTCAAATATGATAAGTATGTTATAATTAATCTTGGTATTGAAGAAGACTCTAAACCTGTACAATACGAAAAGGTATCTACTGCCTCTGATGGATCTACAATTGCATCAGTAAGTTCTAATTTCATGGATGGTAGAGCTCCATGGGATGCATCAACTCCATCTCCATTCACTCTGGGTAATAACTTGAATTTTGCTTCTGATTTCAGGTCACTAGCAGACTTTAATTCTCCTTTACTACAGTACCCTACCTGACCTACTAAATAACCCGCTGATTGAATTATTATGCCTTTACCTAAAATTTCAACCCCACTCTATGAGTTGACTTTACCTTCCACTGGAAAAACTGTTAAGTATAGACCATTCCTAGTAAAAGAAGAGAAAGTTCTTATTCTAGCGTTAGAAAGCGGAAACCCTAAACAAATTACTAACGCAATCAAACAAGTATTAAAAGAATGTGTACAAACTAGAGGAGTAAAAGTAGAGAGTCTGCCTACTTTTGACATCGAGTATTTGTTCCTCAACATTCGTGGTAAGTCTGTATCAGAAGCAGTTGAACTAGTGGTTACTTGTGGTGATGATGGTACAACCCAAGTTCCAGTCAGCGTCTTTATTGATGAGATTCAAGTTCAAATGAATGAGAATCACAAACAAGATATTCAGATTGATAAGGATATTACCATTCGTATGAAATATCCTTCTCTTGACGAATTTGTAAAGAACAATTTCGTAGTACAGGGAGATGACGTATCCGAAGTCGAACAATCCTTTGAAGTCATTGCAGCGTGCATTGAACAGATTTATACTGAAGAAGATGCCTGGGCTAGCGAGGATCTTACTAAGAAGGAATTGGTTTCTTGGATTGAGGGATTAACCTCTAGTCAATTCAAGCAAATTGAAGAGTTTTTCGATACCATGCCAAAACTTTCTCATACTGTTGAGGTAATGAATCCCAACACTCAAAAGAAAAATACTGTCGTGCTTGAGGGATTAACAAGTTTTTTCGCTTAGTTATGTCCCAGATGAATCTGGAGGCATACTACAGAATCAATTTCGCTCTCATGCAGTTCCATAAATATTCATTAACAGAGATCGAAAATATGATGCCTTGGGAAAGGGACATCTATGTTGGATTACTTAAACAACATATTGAAGACGAGAATCTCAAGGCCCAACAAAGAGCTGCACTGAATAAATGAAGTTAGCATCTATTAAACCTGGTAGAATCGTAAGACGTAGGGGTACTAGACGTATTGGGTCTGGTAACCGAACTCTAGGTGCATCCAAGTTTTTTGGTGGTAAGGGTACAATTGGTGCAAAACTACGAGGCGCTTTTAGGGGTAATGTAAAGGGTGCGCCTGGTGGTTTAAGTCAAACAATTAAAAACATCTCCCAATCTATACAGGGAGGTGGAGAAAATTCAACAGTTAACATTAATAAGATCATCAATCAAAAGGTTGATGATAGTTTGTCTAAGAGAGGTTCACTGTCTGCTCAGGTCAGAATGCCTCAACTTGATGGCCTTCTGAACTCTTTCGGAAGTATTGCAGATTACATGAGAGGGGTCGCAGATCCTACTACTGTTGCTGCATTCGCTAAAGGATTTGAAGGAATTAGGGAATCCCTTGAGGATACCACCGAAACTATAGGTAAAGTAAGAAAATTCATCAAAGGATTCATTGGTGATCTTGGAAAGATTGCTAAGAAGGGTGGTGTTCTTCCTGGCTTACTGGGTGGTTTAACTCTGGGATCTTGGGGTAAATTGCCCAGATGGATGCGTAGAGACTTTCTGAACGCTACAAAAGATAAAAAAGTAAAAACAAACGTTCCAAACGCAAGTAATTTTATGAAAAGCAAGAAGGGTAAACTCCTTCTTGGACTTGGTGCTTTTGGTGCATTGGCTGCTGGAGGTATGGCAATGGCCCAACCTGCAGCCGCAGGTGAAGTAGATCCTTCGCAAATTGATGCTCCTCCTCCAATTCCCGAGAAAGAGGTTAATTTATTTAATAAAACAGTTAAAAAGTTTCAGGATTTCTTAGGTGGATTCGCACCTCCTCCTCCACCAAAGACATCATCACCAGAAACAACAGAAACTACATCGACTCCTACCACTACTGCAATGGGTAGTAATGTAGATACGCCTGGAGTAACTACTAATAATGCCAAGGCAGCAATTCAAACGATCACTCAGTTAGAGGGAACTGCTAAGGAAGGTGGTTATAGTAGATGGTTTGGTGATCGTGAAGGTGAAATGAAGTATGGTGATATTACTGGAAAGACTCTCCAAGAAGTAGACGATCTTCAGACAAAGTTTTTAAAGGATGACCAGTCGCTGTTTACTGATATGACTGGAAAAACTGATAGATCTGCTGCAGTTGGTGCTGGTCAGTTTACTTTCCTTTTAGATCATGCTAGAAGAATGGATCCTAACGTAGATATTACTAAACAAACTTTCAGTGAAGAATATCAGAATAAACTTATGATGTTCCTTGCCAAGGAAAAGGGAGTTGATCTCAATAAACCTCTTACTGAGGCTGATATGGAAAAGTTGGGTGATATATGGGCAAGTTTAACACCAAAATATAATCAGACATCTAGAACTGCTTCTGATAGTTTGAGAGTTTATCAAAATAATCTTCAGAGGATCCAAAATAATGTCACAACAACTTCTCCAGATTCTAAGGTTGATCCATTAGGAGAACAATCCAATGCGGCAACCTCTTCTGATACTATTGAACAAGTTGCACAGATTCCTCAAACAGAGACAAAGGGAGAAGATAACGTAAACTTTACTATGCTTCCCATGGGTGATATGGCTCAGTTAGATCCGTCAAATGTTCCTGCACCAAGTATTCAGGGTAATTCTGTTCCATTCCATATGCCTTTCGATGAGGATAATCTTTATAGACTTGGGACCATGAGCACTTACAATCTGATCTCTACGACATAGGATAGACTATCATGGCCATTGGAAATAAGTTAGTCAGAAAACAAAGAGTTGTAGATTCACTATTCAAGAGAAAGAAGAAATCTCTTGGTGAAGCTAAAAAGAAGTATGTTTCTTTATCCAATTATCTTGAAAGAGCTAATGATAAATTGGAGGGTCAGGATGATATTGCTGACAAGGACTTAAAAAAACTTAAGTCTGGTAATTTCCAAGTTGATAACAAAGGTAAAGGTACGGCGGGTAATGTACTAACAGCAATCCTTGGTATTGGTGCAATAGGCGCCGTGGATATGGTTACGCAACTTGCTTCAAAGGGCAAGAAGTTTGCTGGTAATATGTTTGGTAGAGTTAAAGGACTTTTTGTCAAAGAGGGTGCAGAAAAAACAGCAAAAGTTGGTACGGGTACAGCAGTTAAAGCAAGTAAAACTGTTACTAGAGAGGGATTAGAAGCCGCTGGTAAAGCGGTTACCAAAGAGGGAACAGAACAACTTGCAAAGAAGGGTACTGCTAAACTTCTTGCTAAAAAACTCCCTCTTGTTGGTCTTGTTTTAGGTACTACTTTTGCAATTGATAGGGCAGCCAAAGGTGATATGGCTGGTGCTGCTATGGAGTTTTTATCGGGTGCTGCATCTACAGTGCCTGGATGGGGTACTGCTGCATCAGTTGCTATTGATGCAGGATTGATTGCAAAGGATGTAAAAGACGCAGTTGATAATGAAGATAAAGGTGAAACTACTACCAATGCCAATGTTAGTGACCAGACATCATTCTCTAATGTAGAACCTCAAAGTTCTATGCTTGAATTGAATAAATTTGATTCTGCAGTTGATGACTTTGGTAAGTTGTTGAGTGAAAATGGTGAAATTAGAAGAACTACCAATACAACAACTAGTTCTGATGTCACTCAAGTAAGTAATGATTCTCCACCAACTGATATTCCTGGATCTTCTGGTGATAGTAAATCTCTTGCAGATGCTGCTGAAAGTCTTAGAGGACTGAATAGTAATCGTGCAGAAACTGATTATGGTAAAAATGGTTGTGTTTGGGCAGTTAATCAGGTCTATGAACAAGCAGGTCTAACACCACCTTGGGGATCATCACTGTGGGTTCCTACTGCTGAACAGAAAATGATTGATGCTGGATATACTGAGGTTCCTATAAATCAAAGACAAGCTGGTGATGTCATGGTCATGTATGATAATCACGCAACTGATCCTCAAGCACACATTGGTGTTGTTCTTGAGAATGGTAATGTATTATCAAACTCTTCAAAAAATGCATCACTTTCTTGGGAAGCATCCCCAGAAGATTATAATGCGTATTACCGAAATACAGGAAAAATTTATAGAATGCCTGGTGCAACAACTGTAGAACCAGAAAAAAAGACAAAGAATGCTTCGACTGAAATTAGTTCTACTGCAAAATCAGTCACTACTGAAACTCCACCTACAGAACTGGCTCAATTAGAACCGAAGGAAAATGAGATCCGAAAGAGAGTTATTCCTGCAACTAGTGTTCGTGGGAAAGACAGGACTGTCTATGAAAGATTCGATGGCGAACAATGGATGCAGGGTACGGGAGAGACTGCTAAAGAGTACAAATATCTTTTTGATCAGCAGGAATATTTGAGAAGTGAACAGGGTCAGATTAATAATCCTAACCAAGGATTAATGGTTAATGATCGACTTGTTCAACCTGTACGAAGAGAAGAAACGGATACAAACTTGGTTAGTCAATATACATCATACAATAATCCAAGAACTACGTTAAATAGTACGACGATTGTTGCCATGGGTGGTATTCCTGGATCTACCAAAACACCTATGGTTATGCAGACTGGCGGATCTCAGACTGCTATTATTCCAGAGTCTGCCAACGCTATGATGATGAGATTATCTCAACAAATGCTCTTTCATAAGTTAACTTCCTAATGGCTGTAAATTTAGATGCCGTAAAATATAATCAAGCAGTTCTTACTGCTAATGATGAATCAAATGCTATCGATATTTCAAATTTTATCGCAGAGTTTGATTATTTTGAGGATATACTATCTCCTGCAATTACTGCAAAGGCAAGAATTGTAAACACTGCGGGTCTTTATAACGGACTGCCTATTCGTAGTGGAGAGAGGTTTGATGTTGAAATTGCAAACTTGATGGGGACATTGAGTAGAAAGGATGATAACCCTCTGTATGTGACTGGAGTCACTGGATATATGGCAAGGGAGAGTTCTGAAAGTTTTACTCTCAATCTTTCTTCTTTGGAAGCAATCAATAACGAAACTACTAGATGCACTAAGAAGTATGATAGATCTTTGAGTATTAGTTCGACTGTTGAGAAAATTTTGACAGAAGTTCTTGAAACTGATAGAATTGGAGAGATTGAACCAACAAAAAATAATTACGGTTTCTATGGTAATTTAAAGAAACCATTCAGTGTTCTAACTTGGTTGGGTCCAAAGGCAGTTCCTGCATCTGCGGGTCCTGCTGGTGTTAGTGGTAGTGGAGAGACTGGTAAATCTAAAGGTACATCAGGATATTTCTTTTATGAGAATCAGGATGGATTTAACTTTAGAAGTATTGAGTCGATGGTATCTAAGACAACCCAAGCCATTGGAGGTAATGATAAAGACATTCAGACCTTAACTTATACTTCCAGTATCGATGGTGGTGCTGATCCAGAGAATACTAATAAGATTATTCATCACGTTTTAAGTCAGAATACTGACTTACTGAAGAATCTTAGAATCGGATTATATGGAAATGACACATATTTCTTTGATCCATATAAGATGTCATTGGATAAGTATGAATATACTTTGTCACAAGAACTAGGCAATAAGTTAGGAGAGAATGACAATTTCGGTTTACCTGAGTTTTTTGCTGAAGTTCCGAGTAGAATATTAGTACGAACATCTGATCGCGGAATGTTCAACGACTCTATTGATCTAACATCTGGTAGAGACAATGCTGATATGGCAAGATCCTTCTCAAGGTATAACTTGCTGTTCACACAGGCACTAAATATCAATGTGCCTTTAAACGCTAGCCTAAGGGCTGGTGATATTGTTAAAGTTATTTTGCCCAATGTGGCATCTAACACAAACACAAGAGTCGAAATTGATGAAGAGGCTAGTGGTTATTACCTCATTAAGAATTTGAGGCATCATTTTGAAAAGGGTAAAGCGACTACTTCTATGACTGTGATTAGAGACTCGTATGGCCTATGATCTAACCTAATATGGAAAACATCGAACAACACATCGCAAAGGATAAAGAAATCCTCCAAGATCCCACAACAAATCCACAAATGCGTCGTCACATTGAAGGCGAACTGCATGATCTGGAAGAGTATGTAGAACATCATAAAGCAGAGATTGAAGCGGGAGATCATCACGATCCGACATACCTCGAACTCTATTGTGACCAGAATCCATCCGAACCTGAGTGTCTAATTTACGACGACTGATAACAAATGATTGATGATACCCTTTTAAAATCTCAATTTCTTGGACGTGATCAATTCACATGGTGGATTGGACAAGTAGCTCATCCTAAGTATTGGAGAGACGATAAGACTGAAATCGTTCAATCTCAAAATGAGAAAGAATTGGGCATGAGTTGGGCTTATCGTTGTAAAGTCCGTATTATTGGGTATCATCCTTTTAATGGTAATGAATTACCAGATAAAGATTTGCCATGGGCTCACGTCATGCTTCCTGCTTCTCATGGAGCGGGACATGGTGCATTAGGCGAATCAAGTTTAATGGTTGGTGGAGAAACTGTTTTTGGTTTCTTCATGGATGGTGACGAGGGACAACAACCTGTTGTATTTGGATCTCTCTACAGAAATGCTAGTGCTACTAGTACAATTACATCAAGCGAAGTTCTCAGTGAAGGAAGTTCTAGGTTTAGACCTTATTCTGGAATTGAAGCACAACCAACGATGAAATCTGGTATTACCCAGAGACCTCCAAAAGAAAATCAAACACTTGACACTCCCCAGAACAATGCAAACTCTGGTTCTAGTGATAGTTCAACTTCTTCTAAAGCATCTAAGAACCCAGATAGAATTTTTCCAGAGAGTGATGCAGAAACTGCATTTGCTGCAGGTGGACAACAAGTCACTATTCCCAATGGTTGTGACCAGAATTTCTTAAGTGAAATCACCAACGCAATCAGGAGTTTTATTGCTACTACAAACAGTCTTACATCTTTCTTAGGTGTATATGTTGACGCAGTACAAAATTTCATCTCAGATATTAATCGTCTGATTAGTAAGACTGGTGCCATTATCATGGGCATCGTGAAGAAAATCTTCAACAATCTGAGAGATAGATTGATGAAGTGGTTGGGTAAGAGGTTTAGAGATTTTGTTGCTCTTATTGTACCTGAACCTCAGCAACAACCGATTGCAAATGCAATCAAAAAGATCATGGATATTATTTTCTGTATCTTTGAGAAATTGGGCATTGACATGCTCGGTATGATTACTGGGTTCTTAAAAAATCTGATTGGTAAAACCATTGCAGCACCTCTTTGCGCTGCTGAACAGGCAACTGCTGCAATGGTCGCCGCTTTAATGAAGACACTTAATGGTCTATTAGAACCCATCATGGATGGTATTAGTTGGTTGACTGGTGCTTTGTCTAGTGTTAGTAGTGCTTTGTCATCTGTATCTTCGTTCATGAATCAGTTATTGAGTTTCCTTGATTGTGATTCTCTTAGTTGTAAAAAAGTCACCGACTGGACTTCTGGTTGGGGTCTCTCCACACAACCAGCACAAAATCTTGCTGGTATGCTTGATAAGGTGTCTATCATGGATGGACTTATCACTGATGGAGATTCAATGACTCTTGATGAACTTGCTGCTGCAGGTGAAAACTTCTCCTTCCTTACATTAATGGGTGGAGACTATGCTGGATTCGTCGAGTGTAATAATCTTAGAGATAATCCTAAGAGTCAAGATGATATTGGTAATACACCGCCTGGATTTGTATTCCCAGTTTGTATCCCTCCAAAAGTAGAGTTTGTTGGACGTTCTCGTAAAGAAGCATTGGGTTACCCCATTGTTGCCTCTGATGGATCAATCCTTGCGGTTGTGATTACAAATCCAGGCAGAGGATATGAAGAAGCACCAAGTGTTGCAATTATTGATAAGACGGGTCATGGTGGTGGAGCTCAAGTACAGGCAATTATTGATAGTAGTGGAAAAGTAGTTAGTACCGTAATTAGAGATCCTGGCTTTGGATATTGCCCATCCTCTATTGAGAGTGATGAAACAATTCCATTCCCAGATCCACTACCAGATCTTCCAGATGGAACCTTTATTCCTGATACAACTGCGCCAGGACTTAGTGTTCTTGTTCCACCAGATAATGCTGTTGGTGTCTCTACAAATACTTGTTTCACATTTGAATTTAATGAAGCAGTTAAACGTGGAAAGGGACATATTAGTATTATAGAGACTGAAAGTAATCAAGTTTACGATAGGATTGACATAACCGACATTTCTCAGGTATCATTTACAAGTGAGAAAGCAATTAAAGTCTGTCCCGATAAACCTTTACAAGGTTCTACAAACTATCATATCAACATTGAACAAGGTGCGATTCGGGATATTAGTGAAAATGATTATGTTGGTATTGCTGACACCACAACCTATAATGTAACTACTAGGGTTGTTGCAGGTGTAAGTAGTGTTCCTGTTGGTATTGCTACAGACGTTTTTGTTGATCGTCCTGGCCTTGGATACACATCTGGCGATCAAGGACGTTATGGGGATTGTACATTCGATCTTGTACTTAATCCACAGGGTTCTATTATCGGAATTAAGAATCTCACATGTCAAACTGAGTTCGAACGCCGCCCAGATATCGTAATAAATACGAATACTGGTAGTGGTGCAGAACTACTGCCAATTATGGTATATACACCCAGAACGACTACAGTTACCACCACTCTTGGTCCTGAAGAACTTAAGAGAAGAGGAATTGCAGTCGTCAATAAAGTTCAGTGTCCTGGAAGTTAAATGGCTGACCAACCCAAATATTATTTTAGACAATACCCAGGATTCCGTTTTACTTCGGGAGTTCAGATTAAGAAGGGTGCTGACAAAGGAAAGACAACTGACTTTGGTGTATTAACTGATAATGCACAGGGTTATGTTTGGTTCAGAGATGGTGTATCTAGACAAAGAACACTCAAGACATCTATTGATGTTTGTGGTCAAAGGTGCAATCAAGATGAACCAGCTAAACTTATACAAGCAGAGAACGGTGCAATTATTTTAGATGCACAGTTCGGTGACGTTGTAATTAAAGGTAGAAATGTTCGTATTGAAGCAACTGCTGAAGATGGTGAAGTAACTATTAACTCACCAAAACATGTCTACTTAAAAGCCGCAGTAACTAATATTAAAGGTACTACAGTAAATGTTCTGGGTTCTCATGAAGTCAGACTTGCTGGACAGTTCATTAATATTAACGCTGGTATTACTAATGAAGTTGGTCAGTTGACTGATTTTGTTAGAGCATCTTTCCTCGGTAAATTAATGATTGGTCTTACAAGATTTAAGGAGTTCTTAGAGTAATGGGATATACAAGTCCTATTGGCCACGTTGGTGATAAACTAATCGTGGGAGCACTTGACGTATCTTTCTTGGCGAGTATTACTACTGTTACGCCAGGAACTTTCGTTGCAAATGGTCCTGCATATTTTGGTTTGGGTATTGGTTTAGGTGTTGCTCGTGCGACTGTAATGATTGGTCCACCAATCGCAGTGTCGTTACCAGCATCACTTGAAGTTACTGGTATTACAAACATATTTGGTATTCATAATGTAATTGCGGTTAGTACATTTACTGGCCTTACTACTAAACTCGGTACTACAATCAAGAATGCTCTGAGTTTAAAAAATGGTATTGATATTAAGAATGCTCTCAATATTGGTAATGCGTTAGGTCTTGATAATGGTCTACGAACTGTTAATGGTAAATTACTCGTTAATGGTCTTTTAACAGCAGCTGGTAATATCTCAACTCCTTCAATCACTGCGGGATTTGGGGCTTTTGCTTCAGTTGCTGCTCCTTTTAAAAAGTTTGATATTCCACACCCAACTAAAGGGGAAGGTTGGAGACTTGCACATACTTGTTTAGAAGGTCCAGAGATCGGAGTCTATTGTAGAGGAGTTTTGGAAGGAAAGACTGTAATTGAGTTGCCTGATTATTGGAGAGGGTTGGTAAGACAGGATAGTATTACTGTCAATTTAACTCCAAAGGAGACATATCAGGAGTTATATTATGAGATTATTGATTGGGGTACAAAGATCAGGGTTAAGAATAATGCATCTGCTCCAGTAAATTGTAGTTACACCGTATATGGCGAAAGAAAAGATGTTGAAAGAATTCAAGTTGAATACAAGGAGGCTGCATAATGGGACTTGATCTTTCTGGGCTTGATGCCCCCGACTTAATTGCAAAACAATTAAAAGATGCAGAAAATTTAACTGCGGGACTTACTCCTGAGAAAGTCGCTAAGAGTCTCAGGGATGACTTTGATTCGATGGATAATCAGGTCCAACAGCTTCTAGAACAACTGACTATCGTTGATGCCCGTATTGATGAGTACGATAAACTTATCAATAAAGTAGACAAGAAGATGCCTCCTCTCATCAATGAGATGAATAATGCACTTGATGATGTTGCAGATGCATATAAAGCAAGGATTGCAGCTGGATGTAAAAATGATCTTGCTTGGGTACTGTTAGAGACGAAGAAGGGTAATAAAGCTACTGCTGGTGAGGATACCTCTGTCTATCAAGTGCAAAAGGATCCAAGTACAAGAAAACAGTTAAATTATTATGGCGTAAAATATTACAGAAGACCAAAGAACCGTGAATATGGTTCAAATGTAGTTGACCAGATTGATAATGGAACTGTTGATAGTTTGACTACTGTAATGGTAGTATTTGATGACGATGCTGGTGATCTGATTGGTATTGCTAGTACAGATGGTATTGAGTATTCATCCAGTGGAGCTGCCTCTGTTATTAAAATCGGTGACTTCCTTACGGATGACTTATCTGATCCCACAATTTTTGTAACAGGTAATCTTCCTAGAGTGGTTGGTTTGGGTACTACAAGTTATCCAGCAGTCAGACAGAATATTACAGGAATGACCACTAGTGGAACCAGCAAGTTTTATGAAAATAGAGTAGTTGGTCTTGCAAGTGACTTTAAAATTGGTGATGTTCTTTATGCGGATAATGTTTTCCCACAAGGCACAACAATTACTGGATTTGAAGAATCTACTTTTGATGCAACTTTTGTCAATAATGTAGGAGTTACTACGACTGAGGAAATTGTAATTGATGTTTTCTTAACAAGTAACCCTGCTATTGCAACCACGGAAGGACATCAAATTCAAGTGGGTATTGTATCTACATATCCTGCTGTATTTCTAAGTACCATTACACAAGTTGGTGCGGCTAATAGTTCTTTTCTCATTGTAAGACCACCTGACGTGGGTGGTATTGAATTCGATGAGGCTAAAAATCCTATTGATCCTGTAGAAATTGGTATTGCTGAAGGTAAGAAAGTAGGTAAAGGTAATAAAGTTCAGTTAGTCAACAACGGTGATCCAAAGATAGTTGCAAGTTGGCACGAAGTTAGAGACGAAGACGAACCTAAAGTTGGTGCTGGATTTGTGGAATACTGGGAAGGTAATGACCAGTGGCCTACTTTAACTCTTGATGATGGTGATGGTACAGGAGATACAACATATGCTGAAGAAGGACAGACTATAACCATTGGTTTTGGAAGCACTACAGGAAATACAATTGGTTATGGTGTTAATCCTAATAATCCTAGTGGTTGTGGTGGTCTAGACTCTGCCATTTCGTCTGCAGAGTCTGACAGAGATGCAAAAATAGCAGACAACAAGCCTAAAGTAGAGTATTATACTGGTGTAACTGCTGCTCTACGCGATCTCCGAGACGAACTTGAGACCCAGGCCTGGTCATTCATGCAAGGTGTTGGTCATATCAACGAGAAAAAGAGAAAGGATGAAGAAAGAGCAGTTCAGTTGGAAGACATCGACTGGACTGAGTTTGAAGACTGATGGATGAGAAAGACAAATTACTTATTGCGAAGAATCAGTTAGACTCTTTAACTATGGTTCTTCGCGATAACAAGTGGCAGGCTTATCTATATACTAGCCTGATCACTCTTCGTTATGAGATTGACAGACAACTATCATTATTGGAGGTAGAAGAAAAGAATGGAGCCAGTTGATACACAGGCATTTGGAACAGACCTTTTAGTTCAGAACACAAACATGCTTGCAGAAGATTTATTTAAAACTTCTGAAAGATGCAGACAACTTGAGAAACAGGTCACTGATTTGAGACGTGATCTAGACTCGCAACAGTTTTTTATTAATAAAATTCTCGACAAACTCGATGATAGCGGTAATTTACAGTAACGGAAGCCAAGAATGTGAGCGCATATCCATGTTGCTCAAATCACTTGGTGGAGAATTCCACGAATACAAATTAGATCAACACTTCACAAAAACTCAATTTGAACAGGAGTTTGGTGGTGACGCTACATATCCACAGGTTAGTATTGGTTCCAAACATATTGGAAGCATGAAAGAAACACTACACTACATGAAAGAAAAGGGATTAATCGTATGACTAATAGACAATTTGTTGACAGTAAAGGTAATACATGGGAATGGGAAGAGACCGATGAGGTTCGTGCTGCTGTAGAACGTCTTCACGCAGACATTCGTGAGTTGGAAGCCGAGACAGGCAAGGAGAAGGGGGACTACGGCGTAGGTAAATAGGGACAGTTCGTGGATTGACCCCTTGACGAAACCCCCAAAATACCCTATATTAAGAGAGTTCAAGACACTACTCCAATGAACGAAGAGTTTCTCTCACGAGTCGTCGCTGACATCGAACGCAAGACCTTCTATCTACATTCAAACGAAGGTGATACCAAAGTGATGCACTGCGATGATTCTGATCAATTTCTTGCTGTACTAGACGTTTGCCGTACCCATTGTCAAAATGGTGAATTAGTTTTCACACCCTGAGTATCGGGAGTGTGGTGGAATCGGTAGACACACCAGACTTAAAATCTGTTGCCCTCTGGGCGTGGGGGTTCAAGTCCCCCCACTCCTACTCTAAATAACGTAGTCGCCACTTTAGCTCAGCTGGATAGAGCAACGGTTTTGTAAACCGTAGGTCGTCGGTTCAAGTCCGACATGTGGCTTTCCACTTTTGTGGAATAGGTGATGCAACCTACATTTCGGACAGGGGTTCGATTCCCCTCGACTCCACTCATGGGGTCGCACTGGTTTCGACGGGGTACAAGGGGCATGACTGAAACCTGCTTGGATAAGCAACCAATAGATGCTAAACCATCTGATGTCGCTGCGAACAACATCGTAGCATTCTCCCGCACTCGTGAACTCGCGACTGCCTGAATGGGAGATGGGGGTTAGACTAGCCTTCTTACCCAAGTAGTCCTTGGGGGTGTAATGCCCCCTTATTCAGGAGTATTATGAAGATTAATCTATGGTATTCTAAGAGTATGTTGCAATGGCGATGGACTCTTTGCGAAGAATTTAAAAACGGTGTTACATATAGAGAACAACACTCTGGTCAACAACCGATGCTTCGTGATGCCATGGATGATGTTGCGAACACTGTTGAGTATATTCTTGAAGCTAAAGAAAAGAGGGAAAACGAGGGGAATTAGCTCAATTGGTAGAGCACCTGCTTTGCAAGCAGGGGGTTAGGGGTTCGAGTCCCCTATTCTCCATATCTATATGGGACGATGAAGATAGTAAAAGACGCTCTTAATGAATTAGTTTGGGTTGACTGTAAGAGAGAATTACAGGATAAACTCCGTGATGAAGTGTGGTCATCCAGTACAATTAACTGGTCCGAAGAAGTTAAACTGGAGTTAGGAACTACACTTGCCACTAAATTGTCACCTGAACTATCAACTAGAGTTCTTGACTGTATTAAAGAACATCTTCCTAAGTGTGAACATTACCAACTTAGATTTTATATTTGGCAACCATTAACAGGTATTCCTCCACATACAGATAAAGCACATAAGTTTGGTGCTACGATCTATTTGAATGAGAAGTGGGATCGTACTGATGGTGGTTGGTTCTTGTGGAAAGAAGGTGATGATGAGATATGGAAAGCCATTCCTCCACAAAGGAATTTAATGATGATAAATCATAGTAAGGAATGGCACTGTGTTACACCAGTTTCGCCTAACCCCAAGAATATGCGTTATACTATCCAAATATGGGGCGATAATTAATGAGAATTGTTGGTATCAGTCCGAGTCATGATTCATCGGTCTGTGTTTATAATGATGGGGAAATAGAATATTTTTTTAAAGAAGAGAGACTCTGTGGTATTAAGAAAGAGTCTAAACCATATCTTGCCATGATTGAGGCACAAAAGACACTTATGGGTCCTGTGGATCTTTGTGTTATTGCCTCTCCAGACGGTAGGAGTATATTCAGTGTTGATCTTCTTGCGGAAAGATTATTTAAGTGTCCAGTGATTGATATGGACGAGTATCATCACATGAGTCATGCTGCATTGGCATTTGAGAATAGTGGTTTTGATGAGGCACTTATCTTTGTTGCTGATAGGAATGGATCTAAGATTGGTGGCGTTTGTCGCGAGTCGGAGACTGTTATGGTTGCTCGTAGAGATCCATATACTTTCACAGAAATCTATAAAAACTATTGGTCAGACTATTCATCACATCAGATTCAAGAAGTTTTAGAGTATCTGAAACAAGTTAGACCAGAGACGAAACATATTGTTCGTAGTAAGTTCAATGCCACTATGGTCTATGAGTCCGCCACAACGTTGATTGGCGAACACCCACTAGAGAATGGAAAGACTATGGGACTCTCCGCCTACGGTCATCCAGAGGGGTTTCCTGACCTGTTTGTGAACTGTCTGGACTCCGATGTATTTCTAGTTCCTCATGATTCATATTTTGATCTTGATAATTATGCCAGATCTCATGTAAAACCAGTAATGAATAGAGAACTTAATGAATATGCCACAAACGAGGTTACATTTGAAGATACTTTACATGCAGACTATGCCAAGCATGTACAGAATCAGACTCAGGAAGAAGTCTTCAAATGTATTGATTACTATTCTACTAAAACAGGTATTAAAAATATCATCGTAACTGGTGGTTATGGGATGAATATTGTTACCAATTCTTACCTCGTACAGTTGATGCCCGAATGTAAGTTTTGGTTTGAACCGATTGCAGATGATACTGGTAACTCTATTGGTGCCTGCATCTATTCATATAAGAATGAAACTGGTGATACGAATAAGTATCCACTCAAAGATACTTTCTTTCATGGATATGATTATGATCTAGGAGATGTATATCTTAGTATTAACGAAGGATCTGATCGGCATTATGATACCTCTGGTATTGCTGATCTCTTGGATAATGATAAATCAGTTGCAGTATATTATGGTAAAGCAGAAGCAGGACAACGTGCATTAGGTAACAGATCTATTCTCTTTAATGCTTTCAATCCCTCTGCGAAGGATATAGTTAATGAGATTAAGAAACGTGAATGGTATCGTCCCTTTGCGGCAATTATTCTGGAAGAAGATGCCAAAACATGTTTTGATATGTTATACTTGGAGAGAAATGAGTTTATGACAAACTCTTTTCAAATTAAGGAGGAGTGGAGACTTACTTTTCAAGGCATTGTCCATGAAGATGGGTCCTGCAGAATCCAAACTGTTAGAGAAGGGCATTTACTTTATGAACTCCTCACAGAGATCAAATCTCGCCGAGGTATTGGGATTCTTCTTAATACTAGCTTTAATTTGGCTGGTGAACCCCTGGTTGAAACGCCCGACGAAGCCCTCCGAACATTGCACGGATCAAACCTAGATTATGTGTGGTTTCCAAGTTATAACTTAGTTGCCAAGTGATCTTTCCCTCTATATAATGTCAGGGTGTGAAGGAAGTGCAATCGGGGTCTTCGGACCCCATTTTTTACACTAAATATTATCATGGAATACAAACCATATTCACCCGAGTGGCATAGAAAGAGGTATTTACAAGAAGCCCTCTATAAGTATTTTGATGATTACGTTCCGACTGACGTGATCTATGAGGATATTATGGAAATTCTTGGAGAGAAGTCCGATGCGGCTTATGAAGAGTACACAAAGGTGAAAGATCTAGAAAGCAAACTGGGAAAGTAATGTATGCTGTCAACTCAATACCGTCTTCGACTTGAAGGCATCTGCAAGAAGATTGTAAACGGTGAAAGTGTTGAACTCTCAGATATGATCTGGGCGGAAAAACTAGGTAAAGCAAATACCACTGCAAATGAATGGTTGAAGAAAGCCAGACAGAAAGCAGCCAATCCTGATATGCAGGAAGGTAGTATGGATGATTTTATGAATAGGATGGGGTTAGGAGACCCCGACCCATCCAATCACAGAACGGGGTTTCAAGGTGCTGATGAGATTGTAGATTGGTTTCAACGTGAAAAACCTGATGATTGGAGACAACGCGATTGAGTATGAATATACACCTTCCGAGTTTGATGTTGATGTAACTTGGGAAGATGTATTGGATAAACTGGATGATGAATATGCAAAAGGCACATGCAAGATTGTATATCATCTACCGCAGGTTCCACCATCATTTGTTTGTCACAATGCATATACACCAGGCTCATTAAGAAAGGCAAAAGAAGAAGTTTATAAAGAGATGTCTGTCAAAGAGATGCACGTCTATGTTTCTGTTGCTGGTGGTGCTTCTACTTTTGAAAGACACTGTGATGATAAAGATGTTCTTCTAGTCGGGGGACTAGGAAAAGTTTCTTATTGGTTTGATGATGATAAACAAATTACTTTAAATCCAGGCGATTCTCTTTTTATTGAAGCTGGAACATATCATAGACCTCAAGTTCATGGACCTAGAGCAACTCTAAGTTTTACATTAGGTCAGTAACGCCCTCCCCAAGAGGGTTTTTTTAGTGTCTAAATATAGTCAGAAGAATATTAGTTTGAGCCAAAATGCCTCTTTCAAGATTAGAGAATTTCCTCAAGAATGCTGAAGGTAATATCCTGTATGTTAACCCTTCCGACTTTGATGCTACTGATAGTATTGAGAACAGAGGTAACTCTCTGACTCGTCCTTTCAAAACGATTCAGAGGGCACTCATTGAGGCTGCAAGATTTTCGTACCAGACGGGTAAGAATAACGATAAGATTGATAGAACAACGATTCTAACTTTCCCAGGCACACACTATATTGACAATAGGCCTGGATATACCGTAATAGATAATAATGGTAGCGCCCAATTTAAGGCGAGAAGAAATAGTAATTATGTAGAAGTTACTCTCAATGAGTTTACTACTGAGACTAACTTTGATGTTCTTGATAGAAATAATGATCTCTACAAGTACAACTCTACTGAGGGTGGTGTAATTCTGCCTAGAGGTACATCTATTATTGGTTTGGATCTTCGTAAGACCAAGATCAGACCACTCTATGTGCCTGATCCTGAAGACGATAGGTTTGAATATACATCTGTATTCAGAGTTACGGGTACTTGTTACTTCACAGCATTCTCTCTGTTTGATGCTGATCTGTCTAAAGTTGCATATTATGATTTCAACAGCAACTCTAAGAAACCAACATTCTCTCACCACAAACTGTCTTGTTTCCAGTATGCTGATGGTGTAAACAATGTAATCATTGATGGATCGGACTCAGGTCTTACTGACCTTGATATGTTCTACTACAAGGTTGCTAGAGCATATGGTGATGCTTCTGGTCGTCCAGTTGGTGACTTTCCCACGTTTGACGATTTTGAACCAAATATTGATGAATTTAGGATTGTTGGTGACCTTGCTGCTGATCCAGTTGGTATTAGTTCTATTAAGGCAGGAGACGGTAACACCTCCTCCACACAAATTACAGTCACTACTAACAAAGCACACAACCTCTTCAAAGAGACACCAGTTCTTATTGCTGGTATCACTACATCTATTAACTCCTACAATGGTTCCTTTGTGGTTGAGGAAGTTCTGAGTGATACTGAGTTTAGATATATTGCTCCATCTGTACCTGGCAACCCACTTCCTATCCCACAGGAAATCCAGAACTCTTCTATTATTATTGAACCTGATACTGTAGGTTCCGCATCTCCATACATCTTTAACTGTTCTCTCCGTTCAGTTTATGGTATGAACGGTATGGACTGTGATGGTGACAAGGCGACTGGATTTAAGTCGATGGTTGTTGCACAGTTCACGGGTATTTCTATCCAGAAGGATGACAATGCCTTCGTTCTGTATAACCCAGACACTGCAATCTTTAATGATGACCAGTCTGTTTCTGATGCAGATAGACCTCTGCACAGCAACTCTGCTGCCATCTACAAACCAACATATGAAACTTCTCACATGAGAGTGAGGAACAACGCTGTTGTTCAGATCGTTTCTGTGTTCGCTATTGCGTTCGCCAGACATTTCCAAGCGGAGAGAGGTGGTGACGCATCTATTACTAACTCCAACTCAAACTTTGGTCAAACTGCTCTTGAATCTAGTGGATTCAGACCTTCTTCATTCGACCGTGATGATGTTGGTTATATCACACACATCATTCCTCCTAGAGAACTAACTGCTGAAGATACTACTATCTCATGGTTGACTCTTGACGTTCAAAAGACTATTGGTATTGCTGATACCAGTAGACTGTATCTGTTTGGATATAATACTCAAGAAATTGTACCTCCTGCTGAGATTGATTCTTATAGAGTTGGTGCAAGAGCAGGTGAAACTCTGAAACTTGCACTGGTTGATACTTCTACTGGTCAGGCAGTTCAGAATGTTTATGAAGCTCCAGTTCTCATGGAGTCTGGAACTTCTGGTATTGCTACTTCCTACCAAAAAGTTTACGATGTTGTTCGTAATGCTGGTGTCAACTTCATTGTATCTAACGTTTTTAGTCTTGTTCAGAATCACCAGTTAATCACTGGTGAGAGAGTTAGAGTCTTCTCTGATACTGGAGAAACACCTAATGGTATCAAGAATGATAAGATCTACTATGCAATTACTGGTGGTTCTCTTGCTGCAGACAAACTTCAACTTGCTGCAACTCTGAACGACGCACTTGCTCGTAGACCTCTGACTGGTTTGTCTAATGGTGGTGGTAAACTGATTATCAGTTCTACTGTTTCCGACAAACAACCTGGCATGAAGGGTCATCCCATCCAGTTTGATAGTGTAAACAACAACTGGTATATTAACGTTGATCCTAGTGCTGTATCTAATACAATCTATCCAGCATTTGCTTCTCTTGGTGTTGGTCTTATTGGTCAAGAATCTGGTGCAACATACCTTGAGAGAAGAGTTGATAACAGATCTCTGCAAGATAGACTTTACAGAGCAAGATATGTTATTCCTAAGGAACATACTAATGCACGTCCACCTACGCCTGGTTTCGTACTTCAAGAATCCAAGACAGTTGGTGTTGGTAGTGCATCATTCTTGAGTGCTGACTTAACGAACCCAACTCAACTTAAGAACGTTAAGATCATTAAGAATGCTACATGGTCATCCGATACTATTACTGTTACCACGGAGAAAGATCACGATCTGATTCCTGGCGACCTTGTAACTGTTAGACAGGTTGATTCTGTTAATAATCCACTGGGTACATTCAACGTTGGTTTTAACGGTGAGAACCCAGTTTCAACTGTTCTTGGTAGAAAACAGTTTACTATTGCTGGTATTACAACTGATCCTGGCGAATTTAAGTGCCAGATCAACCAAAGAACTACACAACAACAGATCGAAAATCTTCCTACAGTTCATAGATCTAAGTCTAAGGATAGTATTTACGTCTATCGTGTTCAGGAGGCAAAACCACATATTCCTGGCACATCTGGACAAGATGGTATCTACAACCTGATCCTGACTTGTGGTTCTGTTTCTCTTGATAAGGACCTTGGATTTGGTGTATCCATGAAGTCCTTCTCTCAGGATGTTAGAAATCTATATCCACAACAGGATAGAGATAACTATGAGTCTGATCCACAACCTTCTGTATCGTTTGCCACTCCAGAAGTTGTTGGTCTTGTTCTTTCTAATGATAAGAAGAAGTCTCTTACGAGAGAATCCCTTAACTACTTCATGCAGGGATTCAATGTTGGTACTGCTGTAACTGGTGCGGTTGTTACTGGTACAGGTAACACCACTGTCACTCTGTTTAGTGATACAGAGCATAGATTCAACTCCATTAAGAGTGTAAACATCATCGACGGTGGTTCTGGATATAACAATGGTTCTGGTATTGCTACTGTTATCTACTCAGCTGACCTCGTTAATAATGGACTGATTGGTAAGAATGCTGCCGCTGAAGTTCAGATCTCTGCTGCTGGTACAGTTACCAGTGTTAAGGTCATTGATGGTGGTTGTGCATATGGTGTAGGTAACACCATGACAGTCGATCCATTCCCTGCTGGTGCTGCTACTTCTCCTGCTGTTGTTGAAGTTACTGCTATCTTCAATAATGTTGGCGATGGTATGGATCTGAACGGATTTGCTGATCCAATGTACAATGGAACACATAAGATTGTTGATATTCCAACTGCAAAGTCTGTTTCCATTGAGATTGACAAACCAAATATTATGTCTCCTTTCTATGCTGAAAGGACTGATAGAAGACTACCAATGTATAACATCGCCAACCCTGGCGTTGCATTTACAAGTATCAGTGTAACTGGTGAAACTGGTGTTGCTACAATTAGATGTAATTCAAACCACACCTTAGTTGCTGGTCAGACCTTCGGTATCGTTGGTACTGGTAACTCGATGTTCGACTTTAGAACATTCACTGTTGTTGACGTTGATCCTTTCGCTCCATTAAGAGCACTTCACTTCAATGTTGGTGTTCATACATCTGGTATTGATAGTTCTTATGATGTAACTGATGCTAGATTGTTCGGTCATGGTTTCAGAGCAAGATCCAAGTCTCTGGGTCTGGGTGAAAATAACCTGAACGCAAGGGGTGCAACAATTTGGACTGGTATTAGTACATCTATTGCTGCTCCTTTAACCTCTACTGACCAATCAATCACTCTTACTGATACTTCTGGTTTCCAGAAGGGTGATTACTGTCAGGTTGGTGCTGAGATTATTAGATTTACTAACGATAACATCAATGCCATTCTCCGTGGTCAGTTTGGTACTGTTGCTGCAGCAGTTCCTGTTGGTTCGACAATCAAGAAGATTGAAATCGTTCCAATGGAACTTCGCAGACCATCTATTCTTCGTGCATCTGGTCACACATTTGAATATCTTGGTTATGGTTCTGGTAACTACTCCACATCACTGCCTCAAAAACAGGATAGAGTTCTGAACTCTGATGAACAACTTGCTGCACAGAAGAAAGAACAGTCTGGTGGTAAGGTTGTTTACACTGGTATGAACGACGCTGGTGAGTTCTTCACTGGATATAATAAACTGTCTGCAATTACTGGTGAGGAAGAAGTTATTGGCGCTCCAATCTTTACCTATACAGGTGATGATGCTGAGTCTGAAGCTGCTAAGAAAGTTTCGGGTGTCTTTGATGAACTTCTGGTTAGAGAAGGTATCACGGTTGAGGGTGGAGATAACAACAATAGAACTTCACAGTTCTATGGTCCAGTAAACTTTACCCAGAAACTTACTAACAGTTCTGCTGAGGGTATTGAAACTAAGAACCTCTTCCTGAAAGGTGATGCTCCACAGGGTAAACTTCTTACCGTTGGTATTTCTACTCCTATTCAGGCGGCAAGATCTGGTGATATGTCATTTGTATCCAACCCTAATACGGGTGGTTACTTAGGACACATCTATGCTGAAGGTGAGTGGAGAAGATTTGGTGTAGTATCTCAAGAAAGAGATAGACAGTTCCTCAAGATCGATCAAATTGGTGTTGGTAAGTCTGGTATTGGACCGTTTGACTTTACTGATGCTATGGAAGTCAACGGTACTACGAAACTGAATCACTTGTTCGTTTCTGGTATTGTTACCTTCGCATCTCCACAGACATTCTCTGGTGTTACTTACGATAGTATTATTATCAGAAAGATTGCTAATTTCTGGGGATATAATACTACTGGTGGTGTCTCTCCACAGGGTATTCCTTGGGAGAACTATGGTTACTACAGTATTGTAGATGAAGGTGGTGTAATTCGAGCATATGACTTCGAGACTGTTGGTACTTACGTTTCCTTCAAACCTGCCTCACATATCAGTATTGAAGGTCCAATCAATGACACATATGCTGGTGTAAGTACATTTGTTGGTACTCTTGATGTTGGTAACATCGAATGTGATGGTGGTACAGTCAATGTAACTACTCTTACTGCTGTTAATGCGGGTATTGGTAGTCTCAACGTACTCACACATTCCTATGCTAAGACTGGTTTCGTCACCAACTTTAGAGCAGAAGTTGCATCCGTAACTAATGGATTGTATGCAGATGTTGGTATCACTACCACATTACATGCAACTACTGCTTACATTAATGAGGCAAACATCTTCTCTGGTGTTGTCACTAACATGAGTGCCTCTAACCATGTGGTTACTCCTCAGTTGTATGCTTCTTCTGGTATTGTTACTAACCTCACAGGTACTAATGTAACCTATGATAATATCGCTGGTACTGCTGTAACTGCAACTGACTTTAACTTTACTGACCAACTGTTTGGTCCTACTGCTTTCGTTAATACTGGTATTATTACTGCTGTTAAGTCCCGAGTTGTTATGGGACCTGGCGCTCAAGGACCTGGGCAGCCTGGACTTGAAATTGTTGCCAACTCTGGTGTTGTTACTTCTATTGTTGGTACATATGCAACCGTTACCTTCCTGAACTCAGGTATCAACGGATCCGTGATGACGGATGACCTTTATGCTAACTCTGGTATTATTACCGCTCTTGGTGATAGTGGCGTTAATATGCTTATTGAGTGTGGTCCTACTGGTAAGATTAATACCTTCCAGATGGTACACACAGCGTCATCTGGTACTCCACCAATTATCACTAATTCCATCACTAAGTGTGTCAACCTTAATGCTGACTTACTTGATGGAATGGATACATCCACTGGTAATGCTGGAAACAGTATTGTTGCTAGGGATGCTTCTGGTAACTTCAGTTCCAACGTAATTACTGCAAGTGCATTTAACGGTGGTTCTTTCTCTGGTAGTTCCTTGAGTGTTTCTGGAGCTATTAGTGCTGGGTCACTCTCTGTTTCTGGTAATTTATCTGGTACTGCCGATCAGGCGGATAAGGTTAGGGTTAATTCCGCTGATAGTTCTTCATATCAAGTTTTACTGGTTCCTAGTAATTCTCAAGGTACATATAAGGCTGGTCGTGTTGATAATGGAATTACTTGGAACGCGGGCAGTAATACTTTAAGTATTGGTGCTCTTAGTGTTTCAGGTTCAATCACTGCTGGTAGTGACATTACTGCTTTCGCATCTGATGATCGCCTGAAGAGAGATAAGGTTGGTATTAGTGGTGCTCTTGATAAAGTTCTTTCACTTAATGGTTTCACTTATAACTTCAATGAAACTGCTGGTAACCTTGGATTTAATACTGAGGTTAGATATGCTGGTGTATCTGCTCAAGAAGTTAAGAAAGTTCTCCCAGAGGCAGTTAAACCTGCACCTGTTGACAATAAGTATGATACTGTTCAGTATGAGAAACTTGTTCCTCTCCTCATCGAGGCAATTAAGGAACAACAGGTACAAATTGATGAACTGAAAGCAAAACTGGAGTCCCACAACCATGCTGAATGAGGATGGTGATCGACAGCAACCCGACTTTATAATTGATTTTGATTTAGATGACATCTGCCTACTTTATAGATCAGTAACCAAACACTTAGAGGTTTTGAAGGCAGATGAAGATCGTGATAGAGATGGTCTAGATGAAAGACTAGAAGATCTCCAAATGCATCTCTACAAGACGATTCTTGAGTGTAAAATGCTAGGAGATTTCGAGTAATAAATACAAAAAAATGAGTTTGTCATGGTAAATGTCACTGACACTGGTAGTGTCAAAGTCAATGATGAGTTGACTTATTTGTCTCTTAATATTGGTCCAGATAAGAATCATCCTGTCATTGTTGTTGACGATATTCTTGAGGATATTGATGGTTTTATTGATACATTCATTACTAATGCACCTGTAGAGGGCAATAGAAATTACGATCAGAATACTAATATCCCAGGCTTTTCTAGACCTCTTTCTCTCTTTCTTCCTGAGGTTAGAAAGACTATAGGATTTTTCATCAATGAGTTTACTGACTTCGAAGTTCCAAATCCAGAAGATTTGAGGTTTGCTTTCCAGTTAAATGTTCTTTATTCAAACATAGAACATCCAAGAAAGTATATCCAACCTCATGTGGATCCTTCTATGTTTGCCTTTGTTCTTTATCTTCATGATGGTTCCGAGTCTGGTGATGATGGAACAGCATTCTATTCACATGAAACTGGTGGTTGTATTAATATGGAACATGTGTTTAGTAAATTTAAGAGAGAAGAACCATACTGGAATTACAAGGAATGGGAATATGATTTCTTAGAGAAGTCAGAGGAACTAGTTGTATTTGATTCTAATAATATTGAACCATGTTGGAAAGAAATACATGAAGTTCCGATGAAGAAGAATAGATTGGTATTATATCCCTCTTATCTTTGGCACTCTGCTAAGTTTAGTGCAGGTGAGTATGATACAAATCCTAGGGTCTCAGTCTCTGGTTTTGTGGAAAAGGATTATTTCATATGATGTTATCAGATCACATTCATGAATACTGTGATGTACTGGATGCTGATGAATACTTTCGTTTATTGAAACTACTCGAAGACTTTGAGTTTCCAGATTTTGAAGAGATTGGTGAAGATGCCTTCTACGATCTTCATGGTCATAGGCAACAGGTAGATCTCAAAGAGGGTGAAGTATTTGATATTGTGGACGCGGCATTCAGAAGAGTAATGCCTAAAATTATTGAAAGTTATCGTTGGTGTCTACCAAGTGATGATGTCTTCGATAAATATAGTGGATACTGGTTGTGTAAGTATCCAGAAGGCGGGTATCTCTCATATCATACAGATACAGATGCGGATGCTGCCTCAGTTACCGCATCTTTTCAAATAAATGATGATTATGAAGGCGGTGACATGTTATTCTGGAGAGAACACAAACTAGATAAACACAAAAACTCCATACATGTTTATCCTAGTTCTCTAGTATATCCACATGAAGTTACAAAAGTAACTTCGGGAACTAGATACTCAGTAGTTGTATGGTTTGCTTACGATAAGGGAGAACAATGGTAGATCTTGAATCACTCCAGAGATTAACAGACTCTAAGACTTATCCTCATCTTGTTAGTGGTGTGGATGTAGATAATATCCGTAAGATTGTTGATGCTAATCCTAGTCTCTTTAGTAAGTCTTGGGAAGAGAATGGATCTAAGAGAAGAGATAGTGGAGCGGTGTTTATTAGAGAGTATAAACAAGATCCTATTAATGGATTAAAAGATGTTGAGGTGAAGAGTACATATGGGTTCTTCTTTAACGCCAGTTCTGGCACAGGTGAGTATAACTTGTGGGGTAGTAATCATGTGTATAGAAATCCTATCCTGAATTATTATATGGGTAGTAGAGTATTAGTATTTGATCCAGAGAATCCTACAGAGATTATTGAAGAACATTTGGATTTTGATACATTCCCTATGTTCTCTGCTAGTCGTAAATATATCTGTGATTTTGTAGGTGAACTCACTGGCAATAATGACACTGGAGATTTACTAGAGATATTAAATGATATTGATAGTCTAAGTCCTGCAACGGAAGGCGATTTTGATCTTGCCCTCAATTATATGATCTTCAAAAAGAAGACTAATAGTGTAGAGATACACTTATATAAGTCACATGACGATCAAGAGAATATCTTGAAGATTGTGGAAAAAATGGGAAAAAGTAATAGAACAAAGTTTTATAGTAATTGTAAGAGTACCTTAGAATTATTGGATCAAACATATAATACTGATAATGTTAATTGTTTAATTGATATTACTTTTGGACCAGAAGGAGTAGAGAAGAATTTTGGTCAGTCTTTGATGCCTACAAGAAAGAGAGATGCACCTTTAGGCACACAAGCGACTGATAACTTTGAAAAGTTTTCTTCATATAAAAACGATCATATTTCTGCCATGAGACTTCTCAACGAACAGTTTGATAATAATTTTTGGTTCCCAGATAATTGGAGAGCAGAATTAGATAGATGGGAAGATAGTCAGTACACACAAAATGTATTTGCCGTACATAAAGTAAATACCAGACATGAAGGTAATACCTTCCGCCTGGCATATGCTTTTGTAGGTAATGTTAATGGAAGAGAACCTAGTTAATTAACCGTAACGATAACCATTGTGTGAGAAGTTTGCTTTAGGACCGCCACCTGCGCCGCCGCCTCCACCGTTTCCATTATTTCCATTGTTGGGACCACCGCCGCAACCCGATTCTCCGTTGCCGCCACGGTTTCCTCTGTTTCCACCACCGCCGCCTCCGCCAGTGGACTGGTAACCGCCGCCTCCGCCGCCATTACCGCCATTGCCACCGTTGCCTGCTCTACCGTTTCCAGAGTTACCACCGTTGCCGCCACTGCCGCCTGTCTGAGAGTTCACCCAAGAGGATCCGTTCCAAATAAAACCTGCTCCTCTTCCGCCTCCGCCGCCATTGCCGCCATTGCCACCGTTTCCACCATCACCGCGACATTCTCTTTTAGAACCATTACAGAACCAACCATTACATCTCTTTTTGCCTCCGTGTTGACCATTGCCGCCGTTTCCACCGTTGCCGCCTTGACCACCACCGCCACCGCCTCCATAAACACTTCCATTCCAGAAACCGCCAGGAATCTTAATTGGTGTAGCAATATGCATCCCCTGATTGCCACCTTGACCAGCATTTCCACCTTTACCGATAATGCTTGGTGATCCTGCTGTTACCATCTCTACAGTATTACCATATAAGGCACCACTGTTATTAATTCTCATGCCTGGATTAGAATCACTGGAACCACAGTGACCAGTGAAAGTAATTCTTTTATCTGCTGCAGAAGTCCAGTCTTGATCTCCAAAAATTTCCCATCTTGCCTGTAAATGGTTGAAGTTACCATTACATTGAGCGTAGATAGTTTTAGTAGTTCCTCTAAAATCACTGAATTTGATGGTTCCACCAGAAGGAACACTATTATTATATTGACAGTCGGGAACCTTATTTCCTCTATACAGACTCCCTAAATTATTCCCACCGAATGTGCTGTTGAGTTGACCCATGGAGATGGCGCCACTCGAAAATAAGTTATCAGTTGATTTCGAGATCTGACCACTACCAATAATTCCAGATGGTACTAATGATCCATCATCACTCATGACCATTCCATTGCCTTCAGCAACAGTATCAGAATTAATTACACACTCAATTCTTTGACCTTCCTCAGGAACCGCAATAATATCTGCTCTTGCTGAGGTTGCCAGTTCTCTTAATACTGATTGATTTAATTCAGACATTATGGTACAATATGACTCCTATCCTTATTTATCTATATACTGGGGATTACTGACTAATCATGGACATTAAAAAACGACACCAGACTTTAGTAGAAAATGCACTCAAACTGCGTGATGAGTTGTTAGCAATGGAAAAAGAATTTAATAAGAAGAAAGAAGAGTTTCTCAGGATCGAAGGTGCCATCACGGTTTTGGAGGAACAGATTACTGCTGATGCTGCGGTTGCCACCGAATCTAAGACCTGATATATTGGTATTGTTGATGGATGACCGACCTCTATAGGTTGCTCTAAGTCACACCCCCTAGTTCTACTAAAAAAGGTACAATGCCTACTAAATCAAATGCTTTCTTTCCGATTCAATCGGATTTCTTCAAGTATTCGGTCGAGTCTTTCCTGTCAGAAATGGCACCCAAGACCCGTGCTGATTACTCTTTCCAATCCCGAGTTCGCTGGTCGATTGACAATAAGAAGTCATACATCACTTCAGTGATTCTGGGTATGGCACCTTCCAAGTTCATCCTTGCCTCTACAGACGCTTGCAAGGTTACTTCGAAGATTGCCGCGGACAAACAGTATTATGAACTCTGGAAGGGTCGCGGTGTTGATTTTCTGAACATCGATTCCAACAACCGTGTAACCACTCTCTCCGAGTTTCTTCGCAATGAGTTTGGTATTCAGGCAGGTTTCTATGAGATCTGTGGTCAAGTTATTGAGATCATCGAGGGTCAGAATGACACCTACGAGAATCTTCCTAACGTAGTTCTTCAAGCATTCCTGAATGCTGTGGTGACTGTTGAGGTCATCAGTGTTGCCACTCGCAACCAACTCTCTCAACTCTTCATTCGTATGAATGATGGTATCTCTCTCAACGGTCCTGAGAAGCGTAACGCTGTTATCTCTGACTTCTCTGATACTATCCGTGACCTTGCTACTACATACGAGGGCACACTGAAGTGTTTCTTCACACCCAAGGACATCAATCGCCGTAAGGTTGATGACTTCATCGCTGGACTTGCTCTCATCTACTTCCGTGGACTGAGTGTTACTGTTTCCGACAAGTCCATGTGGTCTGCTTATGAGTATGGATCAACTGAGGACCAACTCGTTGGCAAGTTTGCATCAGACTTCAAGTCTTTCATCACATTCATGGGTGATAATCTTTCTGCTCTTCCCAACAAGAACTGTGTTCTTGACCTCTTCTCTGTTGTGAAGGATCTGAAGGACAACAACTTCAACATCAGTAATCCTGAGGGATTCATTGATGACTACATGAAGACCCATGCTGCTCGACTCACTGACTCTGATACCTACAGTTACAACAACGGACGTGAGGCAACTTACAAGGAACTCATGAGATCTCGTGAGGCGAACTTCAACAAGTTGCGTCGTGAGATTATTACTCGCACTTGGAAACCCGAGTCCTATTGCACACAACTGGACAACCGTCGTTCTTTCAAGAAGGAACAGAAGTTTGTTGCCGCTGTACGCCAGGACTGGGTTACTCCTGAAGGTAAGGAGATCGAGAAGGGTAAACTCTTCGATCCTAGTGTCTATCAAGGTGGACACATTACACCTCACGCTGATGGTGGCAGTACACATGATGATGAGAACTGTGCCATTCAGGAGACTGAGGATAACCTGAAACTGGGTCGCAATCCTATCGAGAACGCTTGATTTCAATCTAAATACGGGTGGATCATTCCACCCCTTTTTTTATGCCTGTAATTGACATTGCACCCACTCCAATTTACATTTCGGAGTGTCCATTTCATGATAGAGTTAAGTCACTCTTCTTAGAGGAGATTGAAAAGCATGATGGACATAAGAACCCACTATCTGAGGGTCTAACACATATAGATCACTACTCTGTTCTCTCTGATGACAAGTTTTCTCGTTTTAAGACATGGGTAGAACAATGTGCTGAGGACTTTGTAGTTAATACACTCGGATATTATCTACCTGAAAATATGCAGGTTACGGATAGTTGGATTAATATATGCCAAGAAAATGGATGGCAAGAACCACACTATCATGCTAACGCAACCATATCGTGTGTTTACTATGTAAATTTTGAGACAGGAAAACATGCCGACACATATTTCGCTGCAAGACCAAAATTAGGATTGGCGGCATATCCTTCATCACCACTAATTCAGATGGTGCATGATAGGGAGACAAGATATAATCAATTCGATTGTGTTACTGGTCAAGAGGGATGTTTGTTTATGTGGGAGTCTCATGTATTACATGGATTCAAACCTAACACCCATCCCGATCGTGTGACAGTTGCTATGAACTTGACTCCTACGGTCGTTTCTAATGGTGATTATGGGTGGAGAGTCACTAACCTCACGCCAGAAGAGAGGAAAATTTCCGCCGATAAGTGGGCAGAGGGTAAACTCTGGGATACTCCAAATGTATTTCCGCAAGATGGGTTGCCAAGGGACGTATATTAGGTAATACTGGACATAGAGACAAGAACACCATGAAATTGTGGAACGCCCTTATAAAGACCGCAGGCGGACGCCTGGAGAGGGTTGAGTTCGAATCCCCTAGTTCTTGGAGAGGAGACGCAATCGCCCAGGCAAAGGGTGCCTACGGTGCCTCAGAGGTTGTTAATTGCAACCCTACAGTTCCCTACGTTGATCCATCAACTGCATCGGATGTAGCACCAGTAAAATCCACATCCAGTCCTTTACTTCTTGGTCTCAGTGATGTTCTTGGGAACATTGTGGGATACCTAGTTATTCTCCCTGCATTATATGTGATGGTTGCTGTGCCAGCATTTGGTATTGGAGTTATTGTTGGTGGTGTGGTGTGGTTTACCGTCGCTCTCGCCAAGACTGGACCTTGGAATTAAAATAATAAATAAAACGACTAGAGTTTTTAACTATGACTGACAACGTGCCAACAAAACCAGAACCACCAAAGATGCCTACTGTCGCTGAACAGGGACAGACATTTGCAGGCAAGGGTGAAGATGGTCCACAAAGAATGGATCGTTTGAATAAGCAAGTCAAGATCATGTCACAAACGTTGGGCAATCTTGATGGCAGATTGTGTGCCCTTGAGAAATTATTGGTGCAGGCAATCGGATACCAACAAACACTGACTGCCGTGGTAAAAACTACAGCAGAAGTAGAGAAAGAAATTAGAGATCTCCGTCAAGAACTGGAATCTCTCCGTGCTGAGTCTCGTTTTGATATGGGACACGGTGGCGTGCCTCTGGATCCAGCAGTTGCACCACTTGGATAACTGTCACAACCCTATTGCCTTGGTGATGGGTTGATCCTATATTGACATTGTTCAACACACATAAGACACATGAATGAGTTCGATCGTGACGATGCCTTCGATTCGGAGTATCGCGATTATGATGAACTGTATGCTGAGATGATGGAGACTGGTCCCGAGGATTGGTTGCCTGGCGCAGGGATTCGTGAGGAGTTCGATCCTGAGACTCTCAAGATGCTGAACCAGTTCTAAAAGTGTAACACCCTCTGTTGACAGAGGGTTTTTTATTGACTATCCTACTGGGGTACATTCGATTCATGTCTATGACTTCTCGGAAGAGGAAATCAACTGCAACTCAGGTCAAACCAGAGATTAAAGTTGAGGAACTTCGCCCGATGACTCCTATCATCACCCGCCAAGAATATATCAGGGACATCAAAATCCGCTGGAACATTCACACCTATGAGGTTGGCAAATTGGGTGAGGATATTCAAAAGGCATACGACTCTTTGCTCCCTTTCTTCAAGAAGTACCGTGATTATGTGGTCACAGCGTACCAGAGGGAGTTCGGTAGTCCAGTCCAATAACTGGCACAGAGGGGTCGCCATGACCCCTCTTTTTTTGTATTATTACTATATTGACAGTTAATCAATGAATCTCCGTCCCCACCAAATCCGTGCCATCAATGCGATGTGGGATAATCAGAAGGGACAGATCATTGTTCCTACTGGTGGTGGCAAAACAATGTGTATGATCGAGGACGTTTCTTTTACTCTCGAAACAAAGAAACGTGGTCAGACTATTGTTGTTGTCGCCCCTCGTATTCTCCTCGCTGAACAACTCTGTGAAGAGTTTCTTGAGGTTATTGATACCACTCACACTCATGTGATGCATGTACATAGTGGTAAGACTTCTTACTACGGTACTACTAAACCAGAGAAGATTCACTTGTTCGCTAACACTGCCCGTACGGCAGGTGAGAACTGTATTATCTTCACTACCTACCACAGTTTGCATCGCCTGGTAGAGGCAGATATTGAAGTGAATAACATTTACTTCGATGAGGCACATAACTCTGTTGCAAAGAACTTTCATGTTGCAACTAAACACTTTGCCCAACTGAATCACATCCGTTGTTACTTCTTCACTGCAACACCTAAGTGGTCTCTCACACCTAAAAAGGCAGGGATGAATGATGTTAGTGTATATGGTAAGGTGATCTGTCAAGTGCCTGCTCCTGAACTTGTTGATGGTGGTTATATTCTGCCACCTAAAGTTAATGTCCGCCAGTTGCCTCTCTCTAAGGATAAGAACAACTGGCAACGTGATGCTGACTATCTGCATCAGACTATCAAGGAAGATAAGAAAGATCAGGTTCTTGTTTGTGCTCGCACTACAAAACAGATCATCAATGTCATCACCAATACTAACTTCGTAAGTAAGTTGTATGATGAGGGTTACAGTTGGTTGGTTATCACTTCCAAGACTGGTGCTCTTATTGATGGCAATAAAGTTACCCGTGAGGAGTTCTTCAATACTCTGAATGCCTGGGGTAAGGATCAAACTAAGAAGTTTGTTGTACTTCACCACAGTATTCTCTCCGAGGGTATCAATGTCAATGGACTACAGTCAGTCATCTTTCTCCGTAACATGGATTATGTTGGCATCTCACAAACTGTAGGTCGAGTTATTCGTTTGGGTGGTGAATCCAAGACTTATGGACTTGTAACTATCCCAACATATGATAATGTGGGTATCAGCACTGCCCGTAAAGTACAGGCAGTTGTAGATGTTATCTTCAACAAAGGGGAGGCAGCAATCTCTGAGATCACTCGATGAGTAAAAAAACCAAATACTACAACCACAATTCAACTCTACTGGATCCCGTACCTGTTAGAGATTATGTTTCATCAGATGGGCATTGGGTTGTAATGCCATTTGCAGGCAATAAGAAATGGGTATGTATTCATGATGGTGAATTTATTGCCACTGGATCATCCTTTGAGATTTGTATGCGAAAGATGAAACGAATTAAGACAAAAGAAGAACTGTCACAAGGTGCCTCCAACGCACTCGCTGACATGTTACAGTAACTACGTTCTGAACAAGACACATGGCAACTAAGACTAAAAAACTGTTCGTCACTCCGTTGTCAAGGAAGGCAAAGAACCGTTTCGCTAATGAAATGGATCTCTTTCATACTTGCTTTGTTCAAGGAGAGAGGAATCACGAGGGACAAGAGTGGGTATTCCTAGAATCACTTAATCACAATTACTTCTTCTGGGTGCCTGTTAAAGGTAACACTGATTGGAAAGTTGAGAAGTGAGTATTGATTTTAAGCAATCACTATTAAAAGAAGAGTCACTCGATCTCTTACGCACTTTGATCCAAGCAGAGGTCAAACTTGCGTTGTTACAAACCAGACTGAAAAAGAATGCTGACTTAATTCAAGATCAGTTGGCAATCTGCGATGTTATCTACTCATCTCTAAAGGAGACACTCTAATGAACGAACAAGAAACCATCGAATACAACCGTGATCGTTGCCTGGATGTCATCGACAACGTTATTTCACGACGGTTGACTGAACTCATTGACAACGATAAATATGATGACGCCAAAGCAATCGCACAGGAAATGTTCCTGATTGGCGATACTGAGGATGGATGGGATAGTGAAATTCTATTCTTGGGTGATATTACTGGACTCAGCAACCAAGAGATCGCCGAACTGGAGTTTTCTACCCAAGGAGATTACTTTGAGGACGGTGACTGAACTGTCCACTAAGAGTGCCACAAGGCACGCCAGGGTGTATTATTAAAGAGTCAGAGATCTCTGACGCCTCACACACAACACACAGAGGGTCTATGTAATTGTGTCTCCAACCGCGAGACCTCCCCTCTACCCTTTTATTCTTCTTTCTTCATTATGGCAACACGTTCACGCATCGGTATTCAACTCAAAGATGATTCTATTGTATCTGTTTATCATCATTGGGACGGTTATCCTGCTTGGTTGGGTAAGGTACTCAACTCAAAGTTCAATACGAAGGAGAAAGTAACCGATCTAATTGATGGTGGAGATATTTCTTGTGCCTGGTCAGATAGTGACTGGGATCGCAACGATATTGAAACCAATCGCCCACTCTATTATGCTGAGCGTGGTGATAGTGGCGTAGAACCACAACATCATGAGTCTATCACGGAGTATTTCCAGTGTACTAAAGATTCATGGGGTGAGTATGCCTACATCTTCAATGAAGGTGAATGGTTCTGTTATGACACTAACGATAATTGTGTCCTCGTTGATATTCCTGAAGGTGGTCTAGAAGAATGACTTGGAAAGTCCCTAAAGAATTTGATTCACTTGCTCCTTACACATCAATACAGAAGCATCTCAAGTTCCTTAGGGACTTAAAGAAAGATCTTAAACGTCACCCAAGGAGTAAAGACCCTAAAAAACCTGCTACTAGAAGAAGAGGAAAGAAGAAGTCATGAGTATCAAAGTCGAGTCGATACCTTTCTTTAGCATCTCTTTCTGGAGACTATCCCTATCTAATTGGGAACAGAAGAAAGAGATAATTAAGGAACTGGTTGATTTGAAACCAGATCAGGATCGCATCGGCATTTGCTATTCTGACTTTTTCCAGTATAATAATAGACCACCGTACATGTATAAATTCATCGAAGTCATTCAAGATGAAATCGTTGAATTTTTTAACATGGCGGGTGTGCTGGTTCAACAACCAAATGAGTGGCAAATGTGGACACAAATGTACACAGGTGCAGATCATCATCCCCTACATAATCATGGGTTTGGTCATTTCTCTTGCATACTCTATCTTGATTATGATAAAGAGGAACATCCCAGCACAAGGTTTTGGACGCCTATGCCTGATCCATTCTTTGGCAATGTAAAACACTTGCATCCCGAAGTTGAAGAGGGTGATATTATTATTTTCCCCTCAACAATCTATCATGAATGCCCGCCAACGAACTCTAACATTCCTAGGACCATCGTTGCATTTAATGTCCCTATTGCAGATCAATCAGTACAGCAAAATGTATCAACTTGAATGTAAAATTACAGAAGATCAACGTTCGCTCTTAGCGGATGCACTGTATTATTACAGTGAAATGTTAAACTCTGATCCTGAAGGATCCGCCAAACTCAATGCTCTTGAAGAACTAGAAGAGCATCTAGATGCACACTTTAGACAAGAAAAAACTGTATGAATCTCAGGAACTTTTCGCTGGAAGAATTAGACTATGTTCTGAACTGCATGAAAAGAGTTGATGGATGGAATAAGGCAAGAGAGCAAAACAATCACCCATCAGTTAAACACGATCGAATTGTTGAAAAACTTGAATACATAAGATACAAACTCACAATGTAGGAGTATTATGAAATCGGACGACATCTCGCTGCAGACAACATCTAAGATGTTTGAGTATGAGAAACTATCAAGAGAAATTGAAGAATGTGATGACATGGCAACTCTGAAAGAGATGCTCCGTGTTCAAGTCAAACTCTACATGAAATTACAAGAAACTGTGAAGGCAACAATGCTGATGAAATGATGAACTTACAACACCAAATTAAATCCCAGTGGTATTATATTTTCTGGGGTATTTGTACAGTGACTGTTGTTGCTGGTCAAGTATATGTTGGATCTGGATATAGGCAAATGTCCAACACTTTGAATGATGTTGCTGATCGTATCATTGAGAACAATGACCAGTGATGTAATGCAACTGCTCCGCATTATTGCGGACAATTTGAAAGGCAAACTTAAGTATTATGAATGTTCCGACAAGCATAGTTACCACAAAAAAATTGTCATTGAGTACGCTCACAAAAACAAGGATTGACGTTATAATGAGAATAGTAGGCAGCATCATGGTTATTGTTGCCTACTTCATCGTATTGCATGTTAATGTATTACTCGGTGTCATCGCACATTTTATTGCTGATCTCATTTCAATTCCATATTTTGTAAGAACTAAATCATGGGATGTTGTGGTAATGTTAGGATTTCTGTTATGCATATCATTTTCCAAATTGATATATGAATGAAGATAATCCTACATGTTTGGTTATATCATTTGTTGTGGTGATATTGACAACCATTGCCATTATTGTGGCAGGGTACATACATGGCAATATGCACTTAATCACAACACTTAAAAATGCACACGGATGACACATATATGGCGCGTATGGAAATACGCACTTGGAAGTTTTAGCGATCGAAGAACTTCACGGTATGATAATCATGTTGCGGTAGTTCGCACTGTTATATTCATATCATACATGGTAACAAATACTTTTATTGTGTCTGGTGTTATAAGGCACTGGAATGGTGTAAATAGTAATGTAGTCAAGAGCACACAACTCACTGAGGTTCCGAATGTACAAGGAACCGCATCTAAATGTCAAGTCAGATGAATGTGCTGCAATATGGTATGAGTGGTTTGAGTTATTTTCAAATCCAGAGACTAGAAACACTGAAGAATGTAAGATATTAAGAAAGAAGTGGAGCAAATGCTGCACAGAATTTGGTGAATTAGTTCATCAAGCATATCTGGACATGCCCAACAAACCTAGGACTCTCACCTGACCCGCCTCGGCGGGTCTTTTTTTATATAAAAACCGCCAGAAAACGCGATTCCGCCCCGCCAGGGGGTGTGACTATATAAGAACCGTCACAAACCGCTTGATTTGTGGGTTTTCATAGTTTATTATATAACTATGAAAAACACCCATCTTGAGCACCCCGAGGATTCTATACTTAATCACGGCAAAACTGGTGCTATTGAGGTTTTGAAGTGGTTTGGTGATAGAAACAGCACACTGACAGTCAAATATGATGGAGCACCTGCTATTGTATGGGGTATTAACCCTGAATGTGGTAGGTTTTTTGTTGGGACTAAGAGTGTATTCAATAAAGTTAAAGTAAAGATCAATTACACACACAGAGATATAGAAGACAACCACGGCACCACACCTGCTGTTGCTTCCATACTTCATATGTGCCTGGATAAACTACCACGCAAAGAGGGTGTTTTTCAGGGTGATTTTATTGGTTATGGTGGTTACGATGAGTACACACCAAACACCATAACATATAAGTTTCTGTTTGCTCCTACTCAGGACATTGTGTTTGCTGCTCATACCGAGTATTTTGGCAACACTATGAAAACTATGAATGCCAAGTTTATGTCATTCGATGAGGATGACACAGTTATTGAGTCCGACACCGTTCGATTTCTTGATACTAAGGCACACATCAAGTCTAGAAAGAATAAGATCAGTTTGCTCATTGGCATGGCACGAGTTCTTATTCGTTTCACCAAGTTTCCCGATCAAAAGATTGGCACTCATGTGAAAACAGTCATCAATAAGTATATTCGCTCTGGCAAAGAGATCGATCCCGCTGCACTCTCTCAAGAGACTGGACTCGATGCTAATCTCTTTCACCTCTATAAACTTATCATTGAAATCAAAGAGTTGCTCATGGATGGAGTTACAGATTATGAAGATGTTGACTGTTACATTGGTGAGAAACCCTGCCAACACGAGGGTTATGTCATGACTAACAAATATGGCACATATAAATTGGTAAAAAGGGAGATTTTCTCCTATAATAACTTCAACGCCACTAAGAACTGGAGTAAGTAAATGCCCTATGATCCCGAGGTAAATGATTACGTCGTATGGAATACGCCAATGGGATTAGTACATAAAGGATGGGTGTATTTTAAGTGTGAAGATTATATTACCATTGAAATTGGTGTTAAACCTAAACCACATTGTGAGTATGCAAAGAATGATAAGCATTGCATGGTGCATTGCTTACTATGTTGTTTCACATCTGACTGGAAAGATTTAACATATGTTACAAAACGTGCCAGTCAAGATGATCCTATGCCAGTTCCTGTAGTGTCCACTGAACCTGCCAAGGATGGGGAACATGTGCAATACTATAAGAGTCAAAGAAATCAAACAGTTCATGCCTAACACCGATCTGCTTCTTAAGTATGAATCAGATAACATTACAGAGGAAGAGTTTCTTCAACTGTTTCAGGACATTTATGACACTGGCGCCTGGAAATGGTTGCAGGGTCACTATGGCAGAACTTTGAATGCTCTTGCTTCTCAAGGACTCATCGAACTTGCTTAATCTATGAAATTTAATGTAACCGAAGTTGAATTTGACTTTGAAGATTCTCAAGGGACAATTTCCTTTGATGATGAGATCGAAGCAAGGGATCTTGCCCTAGGTTGTTGGGAAGCAGATGATGAAGATGATCTCATCGAAGAGATCACATGTGCTTCAGGTTGGTGTATTAAATCTATTGACTACGACATTCAACTCAAATGATTACTTCCAAGGCATACATGCTTCGCATCATGAAAAATTGTGAGTATGCTGATACTCTCACTCGCGAAGAAAAGTTTCAAGTCTTCTGCAAAGTGTGTGACAACATGCTCAATGAAGGCAGAATGACTAAAACAACACACAAACGTTTCACGGAGATCTGGTGATGAATTTCAAAGCAATTCTACAAAAGAAAAATAGTGAACATGAATATAAATTCATCACTATTGAAAACAGAGCAAATGCATTGGATGCTGTTAATTGGATTCTATTCAATTATGCTGACTGGGATGTGACTAACCTACGCCTGGTAGTTAAAGGCGAATAGAATTATCGAAAAAATGCATTATAGTGCCAATTAGATAAGTGGCACACTATTGTACACATAGATGCCCATATTTGATATTATTAATATATCAAACAAACACACACTATGGACAACTATCAAACAAGAGTTCTTCAAGCAATCAATCAAAGAGATAATGTCTCACTGAAGAATAATGTGATGGTACATAATTCATACCATACTGGCAACCAATTCACTAGTAAGTTATTTGTTGATTACGAGCACATTGCTACAGTTTACTATACTCACGACATTGATGACTTAAACTTCAATAGTAATGGTGGCACACTAACATACAATAAGTTTGACCACAGTAAAGGCGACTATGTTGATGCTATTCGTAACGATTCATGGGAGATTGATGAGATCGTTTTTAATGAGAGAGCAATCGATAGATGCCTAGGAAGCAATGCAGTGAGATATAGAAACTTTCTTACAAGACAGTTTCAAGAGAATTGTAAGATAGTTAATGAGTATTACGAGGTGAAGGCATAATGAAAGTACAAATCACCTTAGTTGTTGACGTTGATGAGACAGATGAGGTTATCTGTCCCGACGGCAAACCACTAGAACAAAATTGCATTTTGAATGCTGTCGATAATGACTTCTTTCTAGAACCAGTTGAAGTATTATCAGTTAAACCTTATACGGAGCAATCATGAGCACCTTACATCACGAATCAATCCTAGAAAACCTCTATGAAGAGGAAATGGCAAACATGATTAAATCAGGTTATGCCGAGTTAATGACACAAGAAGCACTCGAAGAGCATTGTGCTTTTATCGCTAAAGAACAGTTCGAGGACATGTGCCAATGATTAACGAATTTCCTGACATTACAGAGATCGAAGCAAAGCACGGTTTCAGCATTGAAGCACTCGAACAACTTGAGTACATTATCACATATCTCAACGAATGTGCCTCGCCTGAGTTGCTCAAAGAGATTAAAATCTCAGAAGATGGATTTGAGCAATTAGTCAACTATACCACAGAGTTAAGAGTATTTGACGGAGTGAATTATGCTGAGTGACAATCAAAAAACTGTCATACTATTGTCCTATTTGCTACTCATAGCATATACAATTAACATATAGACACACATACATTATGCACAACTTTCAAGAGTTCATTGATTATGTCTTCAGTTTCTACGGTAAAGGAGGCATCTATCCTGAGAATAACAGAAGCAAAGAGCAGATCTCTTTCGCCATTCTTTATTACCTTGATGACATCGCCCACCGTGATGATGATTACTACAACTGGGGCAATGGTGACTCATTAGATAGAGAAAGAGTCAGGGACATCATGAACACATTATATGGAGCAGTTTAATGAAAAGTTTATTTGAATCACAAATTTGTGTAGACTGTGGCGAACCTTGTCATTTTGGTAGTGGCAGATTCGTCAACAGATATTCAGTTTATGCTGATGACATCGAGGGTTGGCGCTGTGGTTTTTGTGCTGCTGAAGTTGATGCAATGATGGAGGAATTAAATGCTTGATACATCAAACAACAGAGAATTTACAATTACATTAACTCGAAGAGAGTTAGGGTTAATTGAATACACTTTGAAAGGATTATATAATCGCATTGATAGCGATGTTACAGAGTGGGGATCATCATGCACTGGATATGATACGATCGAGCATGACTATTATGGCAAGGATGCCATCGTTGGTGCTTACAAAGAGGTTAAAACTTTGGTTGATAAACACTATACAAACGAGAAACAATTATGTTTGCCAAAGTATGCCAATTTCTAAAGTGTCTACTATGAGTTGTAATTAGTCTCATTATTTCCTATTATAATAATAACAACACACATAAGAAACATGACTTCAGGCATCTACGGATCAAACAAAAAAGGATTAAACATCGAAGTTTCAAAGAGTCAGTATCAAGCACTCTATGATCTAATGATTCATGCTTACAACACAAATTACTATCATGATAGATTAGACACACAAACATTTGACAATCTATTTGATAACATCTGTGCTGCCAAGGAAACATATCTTAGTAGTTCTGTCAAGGGAGTGTAGGACACTTCCTAAACAGTCCACCAGAGGCGCCAGGAGACGCGCCAGGGTGTATTATTAAAGAGTCAAAGGGATTTCATCATGCAACTCACTTCTAAAGACGGCAACATGGTTGTTGATTTCTATCCCGTTAAGTTTCACACGGGTCAGATTCACAATCGCTTGATGCTCAAGGTTGTCACTTTCATGGGCAAAACTCAATCCAAGAGTTACATCAACAAAAAAGATTTTAAGTATGAGTTTGATTCTCGTACTCATGGTTATGGTTATCAAGTAACCGACGAATCTATGATTCCCCAACTGTTCAACTCTGCAATGGCATGTGCCTGCTGATTCATTCTTCTTTTTTTTATCATGACCGCTACACTTTCCCAAACAGATCTCATTGTTAAGTATGCCAATGCACTGTGCGTTGCGCTTCAAGAGGATCTAAAAGAAGATGGCATTAAATGGCATCAACGTGCCATTATTAGTCAGCAGGATGATGAAGTTTATCACATCCGAAAGATTAAAGAAATTCAAGAGAGTGACGAACATCAGAACAAATTTTATATTAAAGTTGGTCGTCGGTTCTTGAAAGTAATCCACCAAGATTACAATCAAAGAAGTGTACATTGCTTCATTGATAAGAACAATGGTGACGTATGGAAAGCAGCATCATGGTCTAAACCACAAGTAAACGGAGTGCGATATAATTTACTTGATGAGAGCAGCAGAGAAACATGCCTTGCTCGTGCTGACTGGGCAGGCAGTTATCTCTACATTCGTTAATACTATGTAAATTCTTATATGGACTTTTATCATCAACCGCCAGAGGGTTATCACTATGATTTCATTCAACAAAAAAGTAATGTTATTGCAATCTGGACTGTATATAATGGTCGGTTTAATTACAATAATGGTGATGAATCTCGTTGTATCTGGGGATTCTATAACACCAAGAAACAACAGTATCACGCCCCCATTAACAGTAAACGAATCGGCGAAGTAGTCAACATTGAGGACACATCGCCCTACACTGCTATGCCTCTTCGTCTATCAATTCTTGAACAATGTATGATTTAATGGCAATCCCCACTGTGACAGTTTACGCACTGTCCACTATTTTCCCCATTGCACTGGTTATGGGTTATTATATTAATAGTTAAGCAAATCACTTCACATGCGTCACACTAAAGCACAAGTCCTTGAACAGTTTCGTTACAACTGGAAAGTGGCAGTTATGTCCGATAAGTCGCTCAAAGGTGACACGATTGCTAAACGTGAAGCATGGAACAATTTCGTGGACATGCTCAACAAAGAAGGCGATGTAACTGACTATCAAGCATACAACTGGAGCAATCCTTTCTAATGGATGACATTTTTTCTGACTTAAAAAACCAACTTAAAAAACTCACTTGCTACAAACCAATGACCGAGGATGTTACAAACGATCCAAAAGAGTGGGATAAGTTTTGGTATGAATCTGAATCCGAAGGGTTAGAATTTAATGATGACGGATTGCCCACGGAAGATGAACTTAACCGTGAACATGTAATTACATTCACGGAAGGCGAAGTTAGCACGATTCTTTATTATTTGGATAGTGCCTTAACTGATATTCCCGAGAACAAATTGCCTCCCGAAATTGACTCAATCTACGCCAAACTCGAAACTTGCTCCGATGACTGAATCTACTGCACATCGCCTACCTTATCCGCAATTTGAAGCAATCTGTGATAAGTTTGCCAATGAAATCGTGGATAACATGGACTTGGACACATTGATCCAGATTGCTTATGACCAACTCTACGATTATTACACAAAGTGTAATGATCTCGAACTTGAGGAAGAGGTAACAAACCATTATTGCGGAGATGTTAGCGAGTGGCAACGATTGCTCAAAGAAACTAACAATGTAACCGCATGAACATGTAGTGTGCCAGCGGGACTAGTGTCTGTGGAAAGTGCCAAAGCGGTAATTTTTGTGCAATCATAGTATTATGAACAAAACAAACGTTATCGCTTCTCAATTCTCTCAAGGTATCAAATTTGAAAACTATTATGGTGATGAGTTCACAGCAAATCATCTGAACACTCGCTCCATTTATCGCTCGAAAGTGAATCCCAACATTCACATCAATCACACCGCTATTCGTGATGAGAGTGATACTAAATGGGTCGATCAATTCACTGTTTGCCGTAAGCATTCGATCACATATCATGAGAGTGGTGCTGAGTTTACTAGCACAACATCTGGCGTCGATTCTTTCGATTCGTTCAATGATGCTTACTATTGTGTGCTTGAACTTTTGAAAGTGTACAAGAGTTGAGCAGAGAAATCAAGGTGGACAATCGTCAAGGTGTCCACTAAATCCGCCAAACCGTGCCAGATCTGCAATACTAGTATTAATCAAACGAATCGCACTTTTCAAATGTATCAACTTCAGATCAAATTTCACAAGGTTAGTGACTGGGAAAATACAGTTTATCAACCGATGGATATGATGAAATGCCTGAACTTGATGGCAACTTACAATCAAATGTGGAGCGATACTCACTGCTATCGCATTATCAAAGTTTCCTAATCGTCCTTTTTTCGTTCACTCTTACTTCAATTAATTATGTCTCTCGATTCTCAAGCAACTTCCGCCGCAATCTACAAACAACTCTTTACAGATGCCGAGTGGGATACAATTAGTGCCGCACTGGATGAATATATTGAGTATGATGATATTAATGCCCCTGAGGATGAATTAATTGGTGGCATTCCTGTTGCTGATCGTGTTTCGTCTATTCAATCTAAAATCTCTACAATCTACCAACTCACTGCTTAATTCATTATGGTTATCTACAATCCCCAAGTAAGCACAACTCGCCCAGAGTTCGATGTCACTTACAAGATGGATCCCGACGAGAAAGTGTGGCATAAGGAGTGGATCTTTTTTAATGGGTTGCTCTTTGGTCAAATCATTACTAACATCGACGGCGAAGGATTTATTCTTTATAAGTACACGCCTCAGAAGTTGGAAGATGGCGAAACCGTTCAAATCATGACCCGATTAAGAACATTTCCCACGGTACAAGATACCAAGGACTTTATACAATCAAACGTTGGCACATTGTATTCTAAGTAAATGATTCGCCTTGCCTCCGATATACACACTCGTGAAAGATCTTACATTGTTTGTGAGACTGACGCCGCGCCCAAAATTTTAACTCTTCAAGAAACTCTGATTTATTATGAGCAACACCATTGCAACTTCGAACCACCAGAAGCACAACAACTACGCCGAGCGGATGTACAAATATAGTGAGGATCTATATAAGGAAGTGCTAATTTACTATGGTTATGCCATTGACAATAAGACCAATAAACACTAAAATAGTGTATTACTAATCCCATCGCTATTCTGCTCATGTCTCTCAAAACGAAAAAGCGTACATTCACTCGCTATCGTGTTACTCTAGATTTCACAGTAGATGATACAAACTGTGTACGCCCGAGTGAATGGAATTGGAAAGAACTTTTAGAACTGAGAGATAAGGAGAGAGTGAAGAGCGTTTATGTTGAAAACCTAGGACAATTCAATGCCTAGAACATACCAAACTAATTTCACTGATGAGCAACTCACTCTAATTAAAATGCTCACGCTTCAAGCACTCAAACCGTACACCACAGTGAGCAATCCTGATAAGGGCATTATGTATGAGAACTTGCTCATTCTCAGAGATACAGTAAGCATCATTCAAGAGGAGAAATCGGGAGTGCTCTAAGGTGCTCAAATACCCTCGGAAGTATCTCAGAATATGCTGCTCAGTTACTGGGCAGTATTTTTTATGCTATTAAATAAATGGTTAAAAAAACATAGTTGCGTGCTCTATCTCTTTCGTGAGTTCTTATAATAAAGGGGAGATTTTATAGTCATCTTGGCGTTCAGTCTACCATGAAATCTCTGAAAAGTCAAGCACATTCCCAAATCCACATATAAGGACTCTAAATGTCTCGAAGTGCCTCAGAGGTTTGCCATACTTAGTGGGGCAATGTATAATGACTCTGTGGAGTTTCAGAAAACCATCGAATGCTTAGAGAATTCAGAGCAGTTATGTGCCAATCTCTAAGGTGTCCACTATTACCCGCCAGAGGTCCTCTCATGCCCTATAATTAGGATAACAACAAACAAAGGACAATCATGAGAAAGATCGAACAACAAATGAACACTGCAATCGCTAACAGCATCAACTGGCAGTCTGCTAATACCGCTGTTACCTTTGATGAGCAGTCTGAGGTCTCTCGTGTTTACCTACATGGCAACCACATTGCTACAATCGGTGAGGGATTCATCGAATTGTATGATGGTGGGTGGCAGTCCAATACAACTAAGAGTCGTCTAAATGCGATCCTTGAGAGCAATGGACTGCCTGGTGAGCGTGTATATCAGAAAGCATATGTGTGGAATGTTCGTCTACAGGATGGCACTTCAATTCCTTTCTTTAGTGGTATGCGTCTTAACTAAGATTGCCTCCCTTTCGTTAACACTCTTCTGAACTCTTTTTTTATCATGGATCTCACTACTCTCGCAACCTCTTCTAAACTTGACTTGGCAATCGCTGATGCTCAAGGCAAAGTTAAGTACACCGTGCTGAAAGCAGCAAAACCTCGGAAGTCTATGCTCGTGCTTACACAAACTAAGGGCATCAGGACCAACACGAATCGTGGCAAGATTAACGACAAGCACGCTACACTTATCTGAGGCAGTCTCTGGGGAGGGTGTTGCCATTCTCCCCAAACTATGCGATAATAAGAGCAGCGAATGAGCAGGTATTTTGTGTCCTTATGTGTAGCGATCCCTGAGCGATATTAAAAGCGTACAGGGAACCTAACCTACAACGGACCAAAAACGCGAGAGTGATTATAAGTGAATTAAAAAAATTTTTCAGGTATAAAAATGAGCCAAAAGGTCGATATAGAATACCAAGACCAATTCGGTTATTGGAAACACTATCAGACTATGCACCATGTAGCATCTGCATATAGGACAGCTAGTAATAGGGCAAGAGTAACAGGTAAGAGACATAGACTAATGTCAGAAGGTAACATACTTGATCTCTGTGAACCTTAGTGGTATTATAGATAATGTGAACATTCCAAAAAGTGTTTATGCATGAGATCAAATTCCACCTCTATAAGAGAAGCAACAAAGGTTATGATGTAATTGCATCATGTTTAAGTTCTTCTGAGTTGGAAGAGACACTAAGCAAGATTCCTGAGGAGGACTTCTGGAATCTGGATATACTGCCTATACGTTTCCTTGAAGAAACTAAGTTAAAGTCCTATGAAGAATGTAGTTATTAAAACTATTATTCTTATAAGTATATTTGAAGAACATGTAATACGAATATGTCACTAGATGTAGATCAATATGAAATTGAACTCCTAGTTGAAGCCATTCAGTATCGTATCGAAAATGATGAGACGTTTCTTTTGAACCATTGTTTAAAACAGGAATTGGAAGATCTATTAGGTAAGATTCAAGATGAGTTCAACTTATGATGTTTATATTGGCAAGCATAAGATCATAGAAGCTTGTCGTAAAGAAGATCTTGATCACAAGATGACGTTTGTCAAGGAGTATTTTGATTGGTATAGGGATGATGATCTCTGTAAGGAAAAGATCAAAATCGTCCCCTGCGAACAAGGCTAAATAACTCAACATCACGGTTGTTGCAATGACTGAATTACCGTGGTAAAATATCATTGTCACTATTCAACACTATGGCTAAAGGATTTACCGTTAAAGCAAACGCTCCCAAACCAAAGAAAGTAGAAGACGCCTTTAATCTCGAAGCTGCACAAGAGATGATCAAAGGCAAAGCAATTGTCTTCTGTCTTCCTGGTCGAGGAGTCTCATATCAATTTTTGAAGAGTTTCGTACAACTCTGTTTTGATCTTGTACAACGTGGTGCAAGTATTCAAATTTCACAAGACTACTCCTCGATGGTTAACTTTGCACGTTGTAAGGTGCTGGGTGCCAATGTACTTCGAGGTCCTAATCAACTTCCTTGGGATGGTAAACTCAAGTATGATTACCAACTGTGGATTGACTCCGACATTGTTTTCGATACAGAGAAGTTCTACCGTCTCGTTGCAATGGATAAGGATATTGCATGTGGCTGGTATATGACTGAGGATGGAAAGACTACCTCGGTTGCTCACTGGTTGGAAGAAGATGACTTCGCAAAGAATGGTGGTGTCATGAACCACGAGACTGGAGAATCCATCTCACGTCGTCGTAAGGCATTCACAGTTGACTACACTGGTTTCGGTTGGACTCTGATTAAGCACGGTGTGTTTGAAGATCCTAAGATGGAATATCCTTGGTTTGCACCTAAGATGCAGGTCTTTGATTCTGGTGAAGTTCAAGACATGTGTGGAGAGGATGTCTCCTTCTGTCTGGATGCCAAAGAGGCTGGTTATGAGATCTGGTGTGATCCTCTGATTCGTGTTGGTCACGAAAAGACCCGAGTCATCTGATCTCTTATATTCTGCGGCGGCGCGTTTCAACCGCGTCGTCAACCCAAAAAAATCGCGAAAACAAATTCTAAGGACTAAATAATGGCTGTTAAGAAGATCTCTCGTTCAGGTCAATCCTTTGTTGAATCGACTCCCAAGAAGACGAGGCAGGGAAATGGCAAGAATTCTAAATATTCTGCTAGTTCCGCAAACGCAAAACGTAAACGTTACCGAGGTCAAGGAAAGTAATGGCTGATTCAGATCCTAGAATGTCTCCAAATGCAGAGCCTGCAGCTAAAGACGACGCAATGCAGTTTAATTATGTCGTAGGTGGTGGTCGTAGAGAGGCAGCGAAAGCAGAACCATCTGTGCATTCACCACTTGCTGCTGGTTGAGTAGTGAAAAAACTTAAATTCATATCGCAGGATCAGGAGATGGCACTGATCCAAGAGATGTCATATCGAATCAAAATGTCCGATATCGACATTCATCCATCAAAAACATGCTTCTTGATGGTGTCTCCTGACTATTCTGCGGTTGTTACACAACATCTCTCCCATTCATTATCCATGGATGGGGAGATTTTTCATATTGAATCGGTAAATGTACCCTTCCCCGATGAAGATAGTCTCGACTACAAGGTCGATTTCGCGGAAAAGTACATTGACTGGGCTCGTAAATGGGATAATTTCGTCCTGATTGAAGCTGGAGTTATCAGGGGCGGTAACTATACATGGATTACACAGCAAATGGAGCTGGTTTCCAGTAACAAATACTATACAGTTGCTCTTTGTGAGAACCTTGGAAGTAAGTTTAAGAGTGACTTTGTAACATTATACTATAACGATGCAGTAGAAGACTTGCATTTTTGGTGGGAACAACCAAATAACCATTGGAAATTCAACTCTAAATAGAACTGGAGATAGAAACCTCCATAAAAGTTCTGTCCGCAGAGCTCTAGGAGGCAATTATGTCTGTTCATCCAGTTCCAGATATGAGCGAAGAGTTTATTAATTCGGGAATGACGCTTATAACTGACCCAAAATCGGACAGATACCTAAACCAGATTCGTGAAATTGCTCACGATGGTGAAAAATTTAAAAAACAGAACGAATTTCACGAAAGAATTCGTAATGATGAGGATTATGATGACTGGGAATATGGTACTGAACCCATTTACGGTCAAAAATGGAACAAAACCCTTATAGATAGTAATTAAACAGGGAAATTTCCATGCCCAACGACTACGATGCTAGTAGGAGAATAAAAACTACTGCTGGTAGATCTACAATTTCGAGGACATTTAAGGATATAAGCTTAACTTTTCGTCGCCATCCAGTCACTAACGACATTATGCCGTTAAAAAATGATGATGCGATCAAGAGAGCAGTGGTAAACCTTGTTCGTACTCGTATGGGCGAACGTTTTTTCCAACCAATTTTGGGTGCAAACGTAGAAAATCAGATGTTTGAGAACCAAACACCTGAAATTGCTGCGTCAGTTGAGACAGAAATAAGGGTTTTACTTGAAAACTACGAACCTAGGATTGAAACTAGTGAAGTTTTGGTGTCATATCCTATGGATTCTAATGAAATGTTAGTAAATATACGTTATGACATAGTGGGTTTACCCTTTCCCACTCAAAATATCGAGTTCCTCCTCCAGCCAACTAGAGTATAATGGCGTTTAATCAATTTACAAACCTAGATTTTAATGGAATTAGGGATCAAGTAAAGGATTTCCTTCGAACTAACACGGATTTTTCCGATTTTGACTTCGATGGATCAAACTTTTCGGTCCTAATTGACATTCTTGCGTATAATACTTACATTACTGCCTACAATACTAACATGGCAGTCAATGAAGTGTTCCTTGACAGCGCTACTTTGCGTGAAAATGTCGTTTCACTTGCAAGAAACATTGGTTATGTCCCAAGATCCTCTAGATCTGCAGAAGCTGTTATCAGTTTTACGGTAGATTTGGGTACAAATGAAACTAGAACTGTTACATTGAAGGCTGGAACGGTTGTTTTGGGTAACGTTCAGAGTGGAAGTTACGTTTTTTCCATTCCCGAGGACTTTGTTGTCGCTGTAAACGACCAAAACCTCGCAATTTTTGATCAAATTAGTGTTTATGAAGGAATCTACCTCACCAAATCATTCGGAGTTGACTACTCTTTACCAAATCAGCGTTATATTGTACCTAACTCGAACGTTGATGTCGAGTCTATCCGAGTTAGAGTGAATTCTACTACTTCTGAAACCTATCAGAAGTATTCAAACATCCTAAATGTGGATGCAACCTCCAAATTATTCCTTGTTCAAGAGATTGAAGACGAAAAATACGAAATTCTCTTCGGTGATAACATCCTTGGCAAGAAACCACCCGCTAATTCTACCATTGATGTAAGTTATATTGTTACAAATGGTAGAGATGGTAATGGTTCAGCTAACTTCTCCTTCGCTGGAGTCTTAAAAGACGATCAGGGAGCAACAATTACTAGTGGTGTTTCTCTTATTACCACTAATGACAGTTCTAATGGGGGAGATTTTGTAGAATCCATTGACTCTATCAAGTATCTGGCGCCTCGTGTGTACGCAGCCCAGTACCGTGCAGTCACTGCTAATGATTATAAGAGTATCATTCCCCTAATCTACTCAAACGTGGAGACTGTGACCGCATATGGCGGGGAAGAATTGGATCCTCCTGAATTCGGAAAGGTTTTTATCTCGGTAAAACCTAAAAATGGTAGTTATCTTTCTCAAATTACAAAAGATGGTATTTTGAGACAGTTAAAACAGTATTCTATTGCTGGAATCAAACCAGAATTGGTTGATCTTCAATATCTCTATGTTGAAGTTGATTCTTCTGTTTATTATAACGCAAACGTTGTTGCTGATTCTGTTGGATTGAGAACGAAAGTGATTAACACGCTTAATGCATATGCTCAATCTGCTGACATTAACAGTTTTGGTGGGAGATTTAAATATTCTAAGGTTGTTGGATTGATTGATGATAGTGATAAGGGTGTTACATCCAATATTACTAAAGTTCGTATTAGGAGAGATCTGATTCCTGAATTAAACACGTTTGCAACTTACGAATTGTGTTTTGGTAACAAGTTCCATCAAAAGAGAACTGGTTATAGCATCAAATCTTCTGGATTTAACATTGATGGTGTTTCTGGAACCATTTACATTGGTGATGTTCCACAAACTTTGACTAGAGGAAGACTAGTATTCTTTAAACTGGAAAATAACACTCCAATCATCGTCAAAAACAATGCAGGCATTGTGAAGTACGACGAAGGAGAGGTTCTTTTAGATGTGGTAAATATAACGGGTACTGATTTAGCTTCTGGATTCGTTCAAATCGAAGCAGTTCCAGAATCTAACGATATCATTGCACTTAAAGACCTGTATTTACAGGTTGATATTGGAAATAGTAGAGTCAGCACCATTCAGGACGTTGTTACCTCTGGTGAAAACACTTCTGCTACACAATACATTACAACTTCCAGCTTCTTAAACGGATCGTATACCAGATAAATGAGTCAATCTAAATCCGAGATCAAGAGAGTCAAATTTAGCAATATTGTTGAGTCTCAGATTCCAGAATTTCTCAATGAAGAGTCTCCTTTCTTCAAAGAGTTTCTGGAAAGTTATTATGCGTCGGTAGAACACCAATCTGGTACGGTAGACCTTGCCACAAACCTTCCAAAGTATAGACAGATCCCAGCTTTTAATAGGGAGTCGTTAATTCCCTATACTGCACTTACGGAAACGATCACTTCTGGTCAAACATCTATTAAGGTACTATCTACTGCAGGTTGGCCTGATAAATTTGGTCTCCTGAAGATTGATAATGAGATTATTGTCTATAAAAAGAGAATTGAGAACAAAGTAGTTGCTACACGAGTCGGTAATTTCGCAAATCAGTCGAATATTATCGAAATGGAAGATACCAGCAATATTGAAGTTGGTATGTCTATTTCTGCAGGTACATATTTCCCTGCAGGCACTACTGTTGGTGCGGTTGGTGATAAATTCATCTATGCAAGTCAAAAATCACTTGGCGTAGGTGGACAAATTCCTATTGCAATCATTCTCAACTCTTTTGAGGAGTGTTTTAGAGGATTTTCTGGAATTGACCAAATCCAACAAGACATTCAATCGGAATTTTTACAATTTTCTCTCACTGATGCTGATGACCACACTGTTGGTAGTGTTACTGATCCAAAATACGTCTTTAATTTAAGTAATCTCTTTTTACAAGAGTTTTTTACTAAATTTAAGTCTGAATTCTTGCCAGGATTCGAAAACAGAGATTTTACCGAAGGTGTAAACCTTTCTACTATTCTAACAAGAGCAAAAGACTTTTATAGTGCTAAAGGAACGGATACTTCCTATAAAGTAATGTTCAAATTGCTTTATGGTGAAGATATTGAGATTATTAAACCTTCCGAATACACTTTAGTCCCCTCTTCAAACAATTATTTCAAAACTCGTAATGTTTTGGTCGAAAAACTCTTTGGCGGAGACGCTATTGAGACTAAAGGTAATTTTTTAAACCAAGACATTGTTGGAGTCGGTACTGTTAGCGCTTCAATCTATAATATTGAATACCGACCTATTAATGACAAAGATTTTTATGAAATTTCCCTTGATTCGGGTTCTTTCAGTGGTACTTTCTCAGTTCCAGGTAAAACTAAAGTTTTAGAAGCTGTTACTGCTGGTGCTGATAATATTCTGGTTGATTCTACAATTGGATTTGGTAGAACTGGTAGTTTGCTTCTGAAACCAACACCAATTTCAGATTTCATCACTGTTGAGTACGCCGATAAGACTAGTAATCAGTTTTTAGGTGTCACAGGTATCACAACTAACCTTTTGTTCGGTGCAGACGTTTCTGAGGACAAATTGGCGTATGCCTACGCTGGATTAGGACAGACTTCTCTAGTTCAGTTCAGATTCGTTAATGTTATCAATAATGTTGATTTTACAGATACATCTAATATTCGAATTGATGATACTTTAAATCTTTCATCTTTTGGATTTGATCTTGGTGATGATCCTAAGTTTGAACCTTGGATTTATAATATTCCGACGAAACACGTCATTAAGGATCTCACACAGCAAAACATTAACACATTTAGAGTTGAACTGTTTGATTCTGTCGTGTTCTTTATTGACGAAGAACTATTTTTGATTAATGCTAGGAATGAAAAGGTAAGAGCTCAGATTAAGGATATTGAATATGCAACTGGTACAGAAACTAATAGATCTTCCAACAAGATTATTGTTCAGACCAGTGGTGCTGTTCCTTCCAACATTGATAGAGTTGAGAAGATCATCGTTAAGGCATCTCACAATGCCAATTACTTCCCAGGTTTAGAAAACGTACCTGTAGGTATTCAGAATAGTTATCTTGATAATGATGAACAAAGTTTCTACGTTACATCTGGTGGTGTTCCAAACTATCCAATCTTTGCTACTGACAATAAAGTATTCATTAAAACTGATCCACCACAAGCAGGCACAACTGGTGGAACTACAAATATTATTAAATCGGTAGACCCATTAAGTCCAACCACACCGTTTAGACATAACTTTGTTACTGGAGATAAAATTTATTGGAATAATAGTTACAACAGTGGATTATCTACTGGTGTTTATTTTGTAACTAATATCAATGACTTTGACTTCCAACTTTCTTATAGTGCGTCTGACGTATTTGCTGGACAGTATATTGATGTTTCTAGAGATCTTCCAGGTCAATATGTTTATAAGAGTGGTTGGGAAGATCAGAATGCAAAGAACCAGAAATTATTAAGAAAGTTCCCATACTATAAACAGGAAAATTTCTTCGATGATCCCTCCCAGAGAAAAACAGATAACAAAGCTGTAGGTATTCTTGTTAATGGTGTTGAATTGTATCCAGCATCAGTTTTTGATGAGGAAATTTTCTTCGGTCAAATTGATTCTATTGAAGTAACTAATGCTGGTAAGGATTTTGATGTAATTAATGGACCTCCATTGATTATTCAGGATCAAGCTGGTAGTGGAGCTATTGCATTTGCAAATGTTACTGGATCATTTAAAGAAGTTAAGTTAATCAGTCCTGGTATTGGTTATCAAGAAAAACCAAAGATTACTGTATCGGGTGGTAATGGTGTAGGTGCAGTTCTCGAATCTAACTTTGTTAAAGGAAGAATTGTATCCTCTTTCAAAGCTGATGGTAATGGAGTTAATGTTGCTTCCGATACTATTGATTTTCCAGATCCACACAACTTTGAACTTGGTGAAGAAGTCATTTATGAATCCAATAATAACGTTGCTGTTGGTGGTATTGTAGATAAATCTTCGTACTTTGCGAGACCTATTGACAACAAAACTATCTCCTTACACTCCAGCAGATCTGATGCTGTTTCTGGTATTAATACGGTAAATATCGGATCGGTAAGTAATGGTTTCCATTCTTTCAAAACTCTGAAAGGCAAAAACACTATTACTAGGATTTACGTTAAGAACTCTGGTGAAGGATACTCTAACAAAAGAATCAGAGTTCCTGCTAGACCAACTGAGGGTGATATTCAAACTGGTATTAGTACATCTGATGATTACTTCTATGCACCTAACCATGCATTTAGAACTGGTGAAATTGTAAGATATGAATTCTCATCAACTGCTGCACAAGGTCTATCAACTACAACTGAATATTTTGTAACTAGACTTGATAGTGCAAGATTTAAGTTAACTGATGCTGGTATTGGTACAACTAGAGATGATAGTGATTTTAAAGCAGGTAAGTTTGCTAGGATTTCTGGTGTAGGTGCAGGCACTCATACAATTAAGTATCCACCTATTGAAATTAAAGTAGAGACTCTTTCTGGTATTGGTTCAACTGCAATTACAAATCCAACACTGGAACCCCTTGTTCTTGGAAGTATTGAAAGTGTATATCTGGAACAAGGTGGTGCAGGTTATGGTTGTACAAATATTCTAAACTTCCATAGAAGACCAAATGTAGGTATCGCAACCGTTACGTTTGAGGCACTACTCAAACCTATTCTGGTTGAGGGGTCAATCGTTGACGTTCAAATTCTTGCTTCTGGTAGAGGTTATAGAAAGGATTCTGATATTGTTGTTTATGGTGACGGTGACTTTGCAAATATCAGTCCAATTATTGATGAAACAAATGGCAGTATTACTGGTGTAAGAATCACTGATGGTGGGGTTAATTATAACCCAGCAAATACTACTATGGTTCTACAGAATCGTGGTAGAGATGCCAAGTTTATTGCTAATGTTCATGAGTGGAAAATTAATCAGGAAGTTAAGAGTAGAAACTTAATTAATACTCTTGACGCTGCATTGACGAAACCAAATACCAACAGGGAACTTGGTCTACAGTTTATTAACATCTATCCTGCAAATAGACTGAGATTCCAGGTTGGCGACAATATTGATTCTGGTAACCTGGAACTTACTAATAATCCACAACACTCTCCTATCCTTGGATATGCCTATGATGGTAATCCAATTTACGGACCTTATGGATTCTCTGGAGCTACTGGTGGACCTGTACAGAGACTTAGGAGTAGTTATATCCTTAATACCGCGCCTAAGGTAGGCCTAAGACCTCCTGGGTATACTCCTGGATACTTTACTGATGATTACGAATACAACGGGTCTGGCGACCTTGACGAGTTCGGTGGCAGGTATTGTGTAACACCACAGTTCCCCGATGGAACATATGCATATTTTTATGCAATTGACGTTGATTCTAGCGGCGTTGCTGAACCCAAATATCCATATACTATTGGAAGATACTTTAAAGACACTCCAATTGTAGAGAATTTCGCTGCAGACTTTAATCAAGATAAAAATCTTGCTGAACTTAAAATTACTAGAAATATTGGTCCATACTATACCAATGTTGAGAATTCAATTTATGATTTGATTGATAAGGTAGATTCTTCGTTTAAACAGGAATTCAAAGTCACTCAAATTCAAACTTCTGGTATTACTTCTACTACTATCTTCTCACCAGGTGAAGATTATAGAGTTGGAGATAGATTGAATCTTGACAATGCTGGAACAAATGGAACAGGAACCAATATTGTTGTATCACATGTTCTTGGTAAAAATGTTTCAGAAATTTCCGTAGGTGTTTCGACTTTCACTAATGTAGTTCTTCGACCCGTCAATAACATTATTCATGGAAGAACGAGTGATCCTCATGAATTAGTTAATGGAGAAACCATTATTGCTAGTGGAGTGTCTACAGCAGTTCTTTCGGACATTGAAGGTGCTTATAGAGTATCAGTTGTAAACAGAAAAGTTGCTCTTACTCAGTTCTTAGATCAATTGAGTGCAACTGGTATTTCTACTTTCGTTCCCGTTACCGATGTTGGTGGATTTGAAGTTAACGATATCATTGGTATTGGTACAGAACTTTTGAGAGTCACTTCTATTGATAGTGAATTCTCTAGGTTGGGAGTTAATAGACAAGTAGGACTTGCTGAAACTCATAAATCTGGTTCTTCAGTTGAACTGAAACCTACTAGATTCACTTATGATATTGAAAAGGGTTCTAATTTCCTTGGTTTTGATAATAGAACATTGTTCTTTGATCCAACATACGCAGTTGGTGTGGGAAGCACAGGTTCTATTCACTATTTGACATCTACTGGAATTGGAACAGTTACTACTGAAACTAAGTTCACCAGAGTTATTCCTGAGAGATCGATTTATATTAAGAATCATCCATTTACTACGGGACAGAAGATTAATTACCGTGTTGGTCTTGGCGGAACATCATTAACTTGGGTCAAAACTTCTGCGGGATCTACCAGTGGTATTGGTACTGAGAACCTTATAGATGGTGGAGATGTTTATGCTATTAACTTTGGTCCAGATTATCTTGGTATTTCTACAGTAGGATTCCCAACAGTAGGTGATGCTGTTTATTGGTATACGATTGCTGATCCAATTGGATTGGCACATTCGTTTACAACAACAAATCCACTTGTAACTGGTACAGTTCAAACTTTCCGAGGTCAAGTTTCTACTGGTTCTTCTCATGGTTTGAGTAGTGGTGATAAAATTTCTATTCAAGCGGTTCCGTTTGTAGAGGAAAGTGTAAAAATTCTATATGATCCTGTACTGAGAAAAATTACTACCAATAAAGTTTCTTGGTCCAGTACAACTTTCGATGCTTCTGATAGTAGTTTTGAATTTACTGATTTATCATTTAAGTCTGGTGATAAAGTTGTTTATTATAATAATGGCAACACAATTAATGAACTTAACAATAATGAAGTTTATTTCGTTCTCAGAGAAAGTTCTCAAAGAATTAAACTCTGTAAAGATCTTGCCGATGTGAAGAATGGTGTTGGAGTTGCAATTACTTCTGTTTCTGCGGGTGCATATGATCTGGCAAAAGTTAATCCACCAATTACTGTAAGTAAAGGTAACATTCTGAAAATTGATGTTTCTGATGCTGGTCTTGCTGATATGAGACTGGACATTTTTGAGGACCTTCAGTTTAGAAAGAAACTTGATGTTAACGGTACTTCTGGATCATTCAATTTGATTCGTGATGGTATTCCTGGTTTGGTTGGAGCAAATGTTCAAATTAGAACTCTTGCTGGATTCCCTAAAAAATCATTCTATACACTAACTCCTATTGTTCCTACAGATCAAAGAAAGAATCAACTCTCTGTTGATAATACGGTTAGAGGATTCAATTCGATTACAGTTGAATCTAGTCTTCTTGAAGATACACATGAAGTTCTCGTTTCTGACGATAAAAACTTCTCATTCAATCTTACAAAACAACCAACTAGTGCTGAACTGTTTACAACCACATCTGGATTGACGACTGTTTTCTATGAAACAGATTCTTTGGAAGCACTTGGTCCTATTGCTAGAACAAAGATTAATTTTGAAGGCAAAGGATATAATAAACTTCCAAGAGTTATTGGTTTTGATACTTTACAGGGCAGAGATGCAGTAATTAAGATTAATTCTGATAAGATTGGTAAGATTGAAACTACTGAGAGAATCAAGGATGGATTTGATTATCCAACGGATCCTACACTCTTGCCATTCTTAAGTGTACCTACTGTCTGTGATATCAGTGGTATTGCTAGAATTAGAGATGTTTTGGTTACAGATGGTGGTGTGAACTATCACCAAGCACCAAAATTAAAAGTCATTGGTAATGATAATATTGACCTTCAGGCAGTAGTTCAAGGTGGTTCTGTTGTCGGAGTTCAAGTTCTTACTAATGCATTTGAATTTGATGCTCCTTTAACTATTGTTCCTACCAGAAATACTAATGGATATGATATTGACCAAATAACTCATAGTGGTTCTGACGTAACAGTAGAACTTTTACTTGATCAGCAGTTCTATAGACCAATTACAACTGGTTATGGATCTACTAATATCGACTTCCCATTCAAAGTTGGCGATAAAGTTTATGTTGAAGGTTGTAGATTAAAACCAGCTTCTCGTGCTGCTGGGGAGTTAAACTTTAACTCGGAAAACTATGGTTATAGGCAATTTGATGTTACCGCAGTTGATGAAATAAACTTTAGAATTACTTACAGTCTTGCTGGTATTGCAACAGGAACACTTGGTAGTTATGACGATGATTTTACCTTAGGTTATATTCACAATGCTAAGGATCTCGCCAAGTTCCAAATGAGACTTGTTGATGATGCCAAATTCTTCTCTGGTGAGAAAGTTACTTCCGATAAGTTTGAAGCAGTTGTTGTTGAAAATGGTTGGGATGTGGAACTTAATCAATTGAGACTAACTGATAGTCAGGGTGAACTTAGAGTTGGTGATACCCTTTATGGTGAAAGATCTAAACTCGCTGGTAAAGTTGAGGATGTAAACAGATTTAATATTAGAACTTCACTTGGACTTTCTAGAGAAAAAGTTGGCGAAGTTGATCAATCTGTCGGTATTCTCAATGATTATCTGCAGAGAGTTTCTGATAACTTCTATTATCAGAAGTTCTCATACTCGATTAAGAGTAAGATTTCTTACTCCAGATGGAGAGAATCTGTAAGATCTATTGTTCACCCATCGGGATTCCGAGAATTCTCTGATTTGGAGATTGTGGGTGATCCTAAGAAGGATGCAATTGCAAATAACTATGTTTCTGTTGGACTCGCTAAGTCCACAAACATGAAAGTTAAAACTGTAGAACCAAAACTTGATCTTTTAATTAATATTGATAATGAGGCTTATTTGGGATCTAAGAGTAACTTTGCAATGGTTACTGAAGATGATCCATTAGAAGATGGTGCCGTTCAAAGAGTCTTCTTCCCAGAAGGTAGACCACTTAAGAGTTATATCTTAAACAAGACTAATAAAGTTCTTAAGATTGATGATATCAGTGACGGATTCGATGGAAGTCTGGATAGATCGGGCAATTTGATTGGTAAGACCAATTTCCCACTTAGAACTGGAGGTGTCCCTCTATTCAAGAAACAATTTGATTCTTCAAGTTCTGCAGTAGTTGATCTTACTAACAATTCAATTTCTATTCAAAACCACAACTTCCAGAGTGGTCAGAAAGTAATCATTGATAGGGGTGGTGGAACTGCAATTGGTGTTGCTACAACTTCTTACACTACTAGTGAAAGACATATCCTTATGGGAGTGTCTGGTGCTGGTGGAAGTTCCATGTTTGAAAATGGAATTAACTTTGAAGTTGGTGGGCCAGTAACAGGTGTTTCTACAGTTGCTAATCCAATTGTAGGTGCTAAAATGTTTGGATTTGGAACTGGTTTCCCAGGCATTTCCACCAGGGGTACTGGTGCATCATTTACAGTTATGATTACATATGACACTGGAACAGGTCAACCAATTTCTACTAATGTAGTATTGAGAGAAGGTGGTTCTGGGTATTATGTTGGCGATAATGTAAGTATTGCAGGTACTCATCTTGGTGGTGCAAGTCCAGCAAATGATTTGACATTCCCCGTTACTAAGATTTCTGGTACAAGAGTTGGCATCCAAACAGTTTATACCAACTTAGAAGGAACTAATGATGGTGCTGGATCTGGTGCAATCTTTGAAGTAGAAAGAGATGTTAATTTGGATGTTAGTGCAGTTAGAGTTCTGAGTGGAGGTTCTGGATATGCGGCAACCAACACAATTTCTATTGCAGGAACTTACATTGGTGGTTCTACACCTACAGATAACTTATTCCTTTCACCAACTGAGTTGGGTTCGAATGTAATGCCAGATGAGGTATTCATTCAAAAACTTGATGATGTTAAATTTAGATTCTCTGGATTATCAACTTCTGTCATCTTTGACATGAAGTCTCTTGGAACTGGAATACATACATTGAGATATGAAAATCCAAATGAAAATGCTCTGATCCTTGTTGATGGTATTGTACAGAGTCCTCTTCGTAACAAGAAACTATCTGTCACTACTGGTCAAGGAATCAATGCAAGTTCTCAGCAGGTATCGATTACTTCTGGTATTGGATCGGTTTCCATTGGAGATATTATTCGTTTAGATGATGAATATATCAGAATTAACTTTATTGGAGACGGTACATTTGTATCTTCCAGAAGTGCTGAGGTAAATAGTGTTGTAGATCAAAATTTCTACTACGATGTAAACAGGATGAACTCTTCAGTGATTCGAGTTTCTAACTCGTTCGTCACTGCAGATGACAACCCTCCATATTAACTATAAATAACAGAAAAGTTCCTTTGAATAATGGCTAAACAGGGTATTAATACAGGGTCAGCCCCGAATGATGGCACAGGAGATACTTTACTTAATGCGACTTTAAAAATTAATTCGAACTTTGATGACATTTATGATAAGTTCGGTGATGGTACGAATTTAGTAAGTTTCGTTTCCTTTGCATCTACTGCTGGATATTCTACCAATTGTGGTATTGCATCCACTTCGGCTCTTGCTGGAACTGCAAAGTCAGTTACGGGAGACATTAGTATTAATACTACTGGTGTTATTACTTCTCAGTTTGCTAACTTTACTGAGGGTATGAAAATTCAGGAGTCTGGAACTCCTGTAGATACCACAATTGCAGTTGGATTTGCAAAGACGATTTTCAGAATCCAGAATGGTTTTGTTGGCATTGGTACATCTCTTCCAACATCTCAACTTCAAGTAACCTCATATTCTCTAGAAAGGCCTGCTATCCATGCAGTCCCTAAGGCTAGTGGACATGGTTTACAGGTTTCGGATGAAGTTGGAACAGATGAGAGTGCATTTGTTGTTACTTCAGATGGTAAGGTAGGTGTCGCTTCAACTGCACCTACTTCCAGATTGGTTGTAAATGGTGATACGGAAATCATTGGTGTAACTACTCACACGGGTATGAGTCACCTGAATGGTTCTATCACTGAAAAGGTGGTTAATAATTTCAATACAACATTGACTGCGATTGGGGGAACTTTAACAGTTGATGTTGGTCAAGGAACAGTATTGCTGGGTGGATTAACTACATCCGTAAGTACATGGTCGTTTATTAACGTACCAACTTTGAATAGTAAAGCAACAACAGTAACGTTTATTAATAATGCTGGACAACAGTCCACTTATGGTGATGCCTGTAAGGTGAACGGTAATGCTGTTGCTGGTGGCATTAGATGGGTCGGTGGCAATCCACCTCCTTCTACAAACCAAGAAGATATTTTATCATTTAGTATCGTTAGAGACGGAACAGGATTAACTAGGGTCTATTGCAGTAGTTCTCTGAATATTTCATAAGGAGGAATAAATGTCAACGAGAATTACTCCTGGCGGCGGTGCGATACTAAAACCGTTTTTTAATTCCTCCTATGGTATTGAGAAGATTGAAGTAGTTGAGGGAGGATCGGGATATGCTAGTACAGATCCCCCAAAAGTTACTGTAGAAGGAACAGAAACACCCACAGTAGAAGGTGTCTTTTATCCACTCATTGATAATACTGGTATTGGTAGTATTACTGAGATTGTTGTCTTCAGGGCTGGTGCTGGATATTACCCAGTATTCTCTACAACCACTTCTGGTCAGGCATTTATTGATAGAGGTGTATTTGGAACTGTTGCAGCTGCTCATACTGCAGGAGTTTCTTCTATTTTTACTGGAGATTTCAACATTGTTGATGATGAGATCTTTTTCACTGCACCTCCTTATGGAAAACAAGGTCCTGTAGGATTAAAAACTGGATCTACATTTGCTGGAAGAATGTTCTCCAGAAAATTGAATCCATATGAACCTAGTGACTATAATTTAATTCTTGATGATATTTCTCTCGACTTTACTGGTGTTGCAGGAACTCAATTTGCACTCAGTGAAAACTTAGGAATTGTTACTGCACTCTACAATAATGTCAATGATGGTACTGACATTAGTAATAATCCATTTATTCTTATTAATAATGTAATTCAAACTCCAGGATTGGATTTTGAGATTGTTGACCCAATAACTAATGATATTAATTTCCTCAGTGGTGTTCCAAGAGCAGGTAGACTCCAAAGAGTAGGTTTGCAAACTGGTTCTGGATTCTACTACCCTCTAAAAGGCGCTGCCAAGGTCGGTATTAACTCTAGTGGTGAAGTAGATACAATTCAACTTACGGGACCAGGGCAGGGGTATAGAGAACCGCCACAGGTCATTATACGAAGTGCAGAGGGTGGTGGTGCATTAGCAACTGCACATCTTGGTGTCAATACGACTGCTTCCTTTAATATTTCAACTGCAACTTATAATCACTCATTGGGCATCATGACGTTCACAACGTCTGCTCCTCATGGATTTGAAGAAGGTGATAGAGTTAGAGTCAGTGGTTGTGGTGTAACTGTTGTACAAAGTTTACCACCAAGAACTATTTCTACTTTTTCATACACGTTTACAACGGGTATTGCTACAATTACTTGTGATGAAGGTCACTGGATTGGAACAGATACTAATTCCCATAGACATGTAGTATTAGAATCTATTACTGTTATTGATGGCCAAGGATTCCCAACTGTGTTCAGAGAAGATGGTTACCCAATCGTTTCCATTGCAAATACACAAACTTTTGAAGTCAATGCGGGACTTGGCACCACTACTTACACATACTCTACGGGTGGAACAGTAAGATCTGGTATTGATACTAATATTCTTGAAGGAAGAAACCTTGTAGGTTTTGATATTTTAGATGTTACCACTGACACGTTTACTGGATTTGTTGGTGTTAATAGTTTGGCACATAACTACGTTACTGGTGGTACAGTAAGTCTTGCACAAGCTGGTATTATTACTGGATTTACTATTACCGATCCAGGTGCAAATTACTTTACTCCTAAGAAGATTGCATACGTTGATTATGAATCCTCCACTGGTGTAACGACAATTAATGCACATGGTGATCCAACTGGCATTGTTACTACAATTGCAAATGTTTATTACACACCATCTACAGGTATTGCGACGATTCAGGGTCAGAATCTTCATGGGATGAATACTGGAGATGTCGTAAAACTAACAGGAATTGGATTCAGTACACCCTATGGCGATAAGACATATCCATTAGATGAAAGAGCTTACTATGAAATTACTGTAAACAATAATATTGATTTTAGTGTAAAACTTGGTATTTCTACTCTTGGAATACACACCCATAAAATGCTTTCTGGTACATTCCAAGGATTTGCTGGACATGGTGTAGATACTGATGAATTTGTCGTTGCATCTGGTGTTGCAATGACCACCAAACAACTTAAACCACTTAAGTTTTCTAATATTACATATGATAATGTTACTGGTGTTGCTACTGTAACAACAAGAAGGAATCATAATCTTTCCGAAAGGGATTTTGTTGTTCTTAGTGGAATTGCATTTACTTGTGATTATTCTCCTTCATTGGGCATCTCAACTGCTGAGTATGATAATGTAAGTGGTATCATGACAATTACCACTGCAGCTCCTCATGGATATTCCGTAGGTGGTAAGGCTGGAACAGTTGTATTGACTGGACTTGGATTTACTTGTGACATTGATAATGGTGCATCTATTCATTATTATCCAAGACACAGAGACGACGCATATAATGCTGCTATTGCTATTGGAAATACAACGGATACTACAATCCGATTGGATGTCGGTATTTCTCCGTATAACGAATCATATGCACACACTTTTGCATCTGCAACCACTGGTGCGGTAGTTTCTGGTGGTGATTATCCACATAGTTTCGTTAGTGCTGCTTCAACTGCAATCATTAAAGGCGGCGAATACTCACATACTTTTGTAAGTGCAGGAGCAACTGCAGTCATCTTAGGTGGTGAATATCCTCATACTTTTGTAAGTGCTGGTGCCACTGCAATCATCACTGGTGCTGATTATCTACACACCTTTGTAAGTGCTGGTTCTACTGCAATCATCACTGGTGGTGGATATGATCATACATTTGTGCCTGGTGCAGAAAACTCTGCTGCTGTTTGTACTGGCAACTCTTGGTATAGTGGACCATTCATAACTCCTAACAGTGCAACTTATAATCCTAATACTGGAATTTTAGTTCTTGGATTTGCAAATCCACATGGACTTACCACTGCAAGTACCATTGGTATCAAGACCTCTTCACTGATCTTTACTTGTACTCTTGATAATAATGCTACTGAGCATGCCTATCCAAGATCAACTGACCCAATCGGCCAGGGACAACTTGATGTTCCTGTAGTTGGTGTTCCTTCTACAACTCAGATTGAAGTTCAAGTTGGTGTCTCCACGATTGTTTATCTACAACCAACTGGTGCAACATACGATGCACAGACTGGTATCTTAAATGTAACTTTCCCTAATCATGGATTAGAGGAAGGTCAACACATTAAGATTACTAGAAATTCGTTTACATTTACTTGTGGACTTGATGATCACAATAGCACTCATACCTATCCTAGAGCGGGTGATCCTGTTGATGGCACAAGTGTTGCAATTGCTGGTACAAGTCAGAACTCATTTGAGATTAATGTTGGTGCTAATCCAATATCCTATAAGACAGCAACTAATGCGGTTTATGATCCTGTTGTAGGTATCATGACGATTACCTCGCCAGGACATGGACTATTCACAGGATCACATATCAGAATTACGGATAACTCTTTTGTATTCACATGTAGTCAGGATGATAATGCAACACAACATACATATCCAAGATCAACAGATCCCATTTCTGGTGTAGGTGTTTCTATTGGCGCTACAACATTAGATACTTTCGAAATTGAAGTTGGTGTTACTACAACAACATACATTCAACCAACAAACGCAGTTTATAATCCAGTAACGGGTCAGTTAACAGTTGTTGCTCCTAATCATGGTTTGGATGTCACTAGATCTGTCAGGTTCACCGATAACTCATTCACATTCACTTGTGATATGGATAATCATGGATCTAATCATACTTATCCTAGATCAACAGATCCTATTTCCAATACCCGTATTGGTATTGCAGCAACTAGTGATAATGAATTTATTGTAAACGTTGGAGTTTCTACTCACACGTTCTCACAAGCAGTTGGTGCTGACTATAATGCAGCAACTGGAATAATGACAGTTACTACTGATAAACCACATGGATTAAGAGCTGGCACATCAATTAGACTTGCTACTGATGGATTTGTCTTTACCTGTGGTATGGACGATCATCAAACAGAACATACTTACCCAAGATCAACAGATCCCGCTGCTGTTGCAGGTCGTGTATCGATTTCCGCTACAACCGCAAATACATTTACGGTTAATGTTGGACCAACTACATCAGTTTCCCATAACGTTACTGGAGCAACATATTCTCCAACAACAGGTTTAATGGATCTGACTATTGGAACTGGTCATGGTTTGATCTATGGAAATCCTGTAAAACTTTTACCAGAGTCTCTTGTATTCACTTGTACAAAGGATGGTAATGCTACTGAACACAGATATCCTCAGGGTGGTGATCCATATTGGAACTCTGCTCAGATTTCTAAGATTAATAGTAATACTGAGGTTGAGATCAATGTTGGTCCTTCTACCACACCTTCAAACTTTGTTGGTGGTGGAACTATTCAAGGTGCAATTTTAGCACCTAGAGTACAAAACAATTCTGCAAGTGGAAGAGATGTTGCTGCAAATGGTGGATTTGTTAAGAAGGTAGGTAGTGCAACATCATTCTCTATTCAAGTTGGTCCATCTACTGTTGCACACAACTATAATAGAGGTGGTACAGTACAACGTGCATTTAGATATCCTGTTCCTTATGTACAAGCTGCAGGAATGGAGTCTGTGCAATTTGGTGATGGTCAACATGTACTTGAGAAGATTGATAATGCCAATATTCGAGTTCAGTCTGGTGTAACAACTGTTCCTTGGTATTATTCTAGAGGCGGAACAATTGAAAGACCAATTAACGTTGAAGTTGCTGAACCGCCAGGTTATTTCTCTCTTCCATTAGTTTATAATCCAAATGCAACTGGTCTTACTACTACAGGTATTGGACAAAGTGCCACTGTAAATGTAAGAGTCAATGTTGATGGAAATATTGGTGAGTTTGATGTTACTGAAGAAGGGGTTGGTTATAAGGTAGAGGACGGTCTTACAGTTGCTGGTATCGTTACTGATTCTACAGTTGGAGTTCACACTGATTTCCAACTTGAAGTTATTGAAATTGGAAATGATAAGTTCTTTGGATTCTATCCTGGTCAGTTCGTCTTGTTTGATGATATTGCACAATACTTCAATGGAAGTAGAACCAAATTCACCTTATCTGTTACTAAGGCGGGTGTAACTGAGATTCTCAGTCTTAAGACCGCTCAGGGTAGTGATATGGATGTTACTAACAATATCTTTATCTACGTTAATGATATTCTTCAAACGCCAGGTGAGGCATATAGTTGGAAGGGTAGTAGAGTAATCTTTACTGAGGCACCTAAACCAGGATCTAAATGTTCTGTCTTCTACTTTAGAGGTTCCTCTATTGATGTTGAGGAAATTGAACCGATTCCTACAATTCAATCTGGTGATGTCATTCAGATTAAAGAGAATAAATTAGATGTTCTTGATAGGGACCAGTTCCCAAGAACTACAAAGAGAATTGTTGCTTCTGACGTTCTTGAAACCTTTACATATGATAGTCTTGGTATTTCGACAGATCAAAATGCGGAAAGACCTCTCTCTTGGGAAAAACAGAAGGCAGATAAGATCATTTCGGGTGTTTACTACTCTAAAGATAGACTGAATTATAAGAGTAAGGTTACCCCAACAACTAGAATTATTAAGAACGTTGGAGAAACCGATGATCAGATTTGGGTACAGAATGCTTTCCCTGTATTCTCCGAAGTTGATCTTCTGGCAGAATCTGATCGTCATATTCAAATCTTTGAAGAGAGATCAATTGAACCTGCAATTATCGAAAGTACAGTATCTACATCTTCCAGTATCTCTGCATTGAGTATTGCTTCTTCTGGATCTGGTTACTTAAATGTCACCAATCCACCGATTTCTATCTCTGGATCTAAAGTCACGAGAAAGGATCCAATGAAGGATTGGAAGTTTGATGTTATCACTGGCGATATTGCTTCTGCGGATCTCAGAGAAATTACGCAGAGTGAACCAATTATTGCAGTTGGAACCAGTAGTAGATATATCAATACTCTCAGTGGATTCTTCTGGGAAAGAGGAGTTGTTGGTTTTGGTGGAACAACTACATTAAATGCTGTAGCTACTGCAATTGATTCAACATATAGTCCAAATTATCAAGTTGCTATAGTTGGTGAATATGCATCTGCTGCAAGAGCAGTTTCTTATGGTGATACAATTGGTCCATTTACTGAGTTTAATCTTTTAGAACAAAGACAAATCCCTTCTATTGGTTTGAGTGTAGATTATCCAACTACATTTGCTAGAGAATTTAATGATGTTATTTGGGATGATACCGCAGGTTCTTGGGTTGCCATCGGTTTTGGTGGATCTGTATTTACTGGTGTTGGTATTGGAACTACCACTCTTTACAGTCAATTCTCTGGAACTTTAGAAACACTCCATGGAATTGTTTATGCTCAGAATGAGTATGTGGCAGTTGGTAATGGTGGTGCGATTATTTCTTCCAATCAAGGTAGAATTTGGAACCTGAAAACAAGTAATACCAATAGAAATCTCAGAGATGTTTTATATGATGGTGATAGATTTATTGCAGTTGGTGATAATGGTACTATTGTTACTTCTACTGATAAAAACTTCTGGTTCCCATTCAGTGACAATCTCCCCGCAGGAACAACTGCAGCTGCAACGTTTGACTTTGAAAAACTTAGATTTAGAGATGGAATTTATGTCGGCATTACGACTGTAGGTGAAATTTATTATTCATTGGATTTGGCAAACTGGAACTACAGAGACAGTGGTCAAAGTCAACCAGTTGGAGATTTAGTATTCTCTAACTTTGGACTGGATGGCAGATTAATTGTGGTTGGTGGTTCTGGAACTGCATATTATGCAGAACCTATTATTAACAGAGCAACTGCCACATGTGCAGTTACTAATGGAGGAATTACAACCGCAGTTATTACTAATGGTGGATTTGGATACGATCGAGGCACTAATCCTCCAGTTATTGTTGGAACCGATATTCCTAAGAAAGAAACAGTGTTCTCATACAAAACTGAAGGTGACTTCGGTAGTATTGTTGGTATGAATACCTTTGTCACTGGTATTGGATTCAGCGTTCCTCCAAAACTTGAGTTCTATCTTAAGTCTGAGTTTAATGATAATACTAACCTTGGTTATGGATTCTCCTCATTGAATACATTTGGAATTAATAATTCTCAACTGCAGATTGGTGACTATTTCATCATTTATGATAGTCCCGTAACAGTTGGTCACGCTCTAACGGGAATCAGCACACATGTCGGTGGTTATAACAATTATCCAACAAATAAAGTTGGTATTATTTCCGCTGGTGAAAAATTGAATGGATTGTTCCAGGTAGATAAAGTTACTTCTCCTGATGTTGTAAGTGGTATTGTAACAGTAACGTGTTCCTTCCTTCCTGGTCCAAATAGTAACAGTCAAATTCAAGTTGGTATTGGAACTACTGCTATTAGTGATTACTATGGTAAATACTCATGGGGTAGAATTTATGATTTCCAGAATAGAATTGCTGGACAACCTAAGAACTTCATCGTCAATCCTGACGCTGGATTAGTGGGTCTTTCGACTGCAGCGCAAATCTTCAGGACAAGACCTCTCACTTAACCCTATAAATAAAGAAAAAAATCAGCTCGGTTAAAATGCCTGCCATCATTTCGGATCAATTTAGAATTCTCAACGCAGAGACTTTTGTGAAAAGTTTTGTTGGCGTTGGCTCTACAGTAAATAAGTATTATTCTTTTATTGGGCTGCCCAACTCGACAAATCCCGAGGGTGGTGGTACTAGTGATTGGAATACTAATACACCTTCTCCTCTAGATGGATTCAGAGAAGAGAATGAGATCAAAGAGTCAATTATTGCACTCAAAAAAGTTACGGATAAAGATGTTCGTAGACTTGTTAGAAAGGTTAATTGGGTCGCTGGTTCGACCTATGAAATGTATAGACATGACTATAACATTTACAATCTGACACCTACAACTTCTCAGGCAAACTTATATGAAGCAAATTTTTATGTAATTAATGAGGATCTTCGAGTATATGTTTGTTTGCAAAACGGATCAGACCCAGAGAATCCTAAAGGTCGTCCTTCCTATGACCAACCACAATTTATTGACTTAGAACCAAGAGCTGCTGGTACTTCTGGTGATGGTTATGTTTGGAAGTATCTCTATACTATTAAACCATCTGAGATTGTAAAGTTTGATTCTATCGAATACATTCCAGTTCCAGAAGACTGGGGTGTTCAAGGTGAGACAGTTTCCACTAAAAATAATGCTATTGACGGCAAAATTGAGATTGTAGTTATTGGTGACAGGGGAACGAGTTATCAACCCATCTCTACTTCTTTTGCCAATGTTCCCATCCTTGGTGATGGTACGGGTGGTAAAGCAACTATTACCATTGACTCCTTCGGTAAGGTATCTGAAGTCTTTGTTACTGATGGTGGTCAGGGATATACCCACGGAAACATTCAGTTCTTCCCTGGCGCTCCTGGCAGTGAGTCTGGTGGTCCTATTGAAAACCTGACTAATACGGGTATTGGTACTACTGCTAGAGCTCAATTTGACGTAATCATCCCACCTAAGGGTGGACATGGATATGATGTTTACAGAGAATTGGGTGCATATCGAGTTCTTTTATATTCTAGATTTGAAACTCAGGAAACTAATCCAGACGTTATCGAGGGAAATGACTTTGCTAGAATCGGAGTTCTTAAAAATCCGATGGTATTCGGAAGTAATAAAGAACTCCTAGATACATCGGTTGTTAGTGGACTACAGGCATTAAAGTTAGCTGGTGTTTCCACTGAAACAAAATATGCAGTGGACTCCACCATCACTCAGACTGTTGGTGTTGGTTCTACTGCAATTGGTATGGTGGCAGCATGGGATCCTGTTACTGCGGTTCTTAAATACTATCAACCAGTTGGTCTTGCTAAGAGTGATTCTGGATTTAAGATTATTCCATTTACTGCAACACCTGATGCGGGATACGGTGTTACTATTAACGGTTCTTCTGTTACGGGACCTGTTTTAGAATTGAATACCGATTTTAACGGTATTACTACGTCAATAAATAATACGACATACCAGTTAGGCATTAACTTCGTCTCTGGTATTGCTTCTGCAGAATATAATAAAAAGTCTGGTGAGTTAATCTATATTGATAACAGGACTGCGATTCCCCGATCATCTAGTCAGAAGGAAGACATTAAAATCGTACTGGAGTTCTAAAGAACAATGCCACAAAATACTAACCTCAATGCGTCTCCATACTTCGACGATTTTAGTGAGTCTAAGAATTATCAAAAGGTATTATTCAAACCAGGACTCCCTATTCAGGCGAGAGAATTAACAACTCTACAATCGATTCTTCAGAATCAAGTTGAGAAGTTTGGTAAACACTTTTTCAAAGAAGGATCAGTAGTAATCCCAGGTCAGATCGCATATGATTCTGACTTTTCTGCTGTAATGATTGATGAGACTCACTTGGGTCTTCCCGTCAGTTTATATCTTACCGAGATTGTTGGTAAAACAATCAAGGGTGAGGATAGTGGAGTTACTGCAAAGGTAGAAACCTTCATTACCAACTCAACGTCTGATCTAGGCAACTATACTCTGTATGTTAAGTATCAGAGTTCTAGTGAAACTGATTTTGCAAGACAGACTTTTGCTGATGGTGAAAACTTAATCGTACTTGATGAAGTTACGTTTGGTCTTTCAAATATCAGAGCAGGTTCTACTTTCGCTACAGCTGCAATCTCAAACTCCACTAGAACTGGTTCTGCAGCCAGAGTTGCTGATGGTGTATATTTTATTCGTGGTTTCTTTGTAAACGTAGCATCACAAACTGTTATTCTTGATCAGTATACCAACAAACCTAGTTATAGAGTTGGTTTACTAATTACTGAAGAATTAGTAACTGCATCTCAGAGTAATTCAGATCTCTTCGATAATGCAAGGGGATTCTCTAACTTTGCTGCACCTGGTGCAGATAGATTTAAAATTTCAACTACTCTGATTAAAAAGTCTCTTGATGACTTTGATGATGAGAACTTTGTGGAACTTTTGAGAGTAGAAGATGGAATTCTCTCTAAATTTGTAAAAGACTCAAACTATAATCTCATCAGAGATGAGTTGGCAAGGAGAACATATGACGAGTCTGGAGATTATTATGTAAAACCATTTACCCTTTCTACCAGAGAGTCTCTCAATGATAGACAAGGTAATAACGGTACTTATTTTGAGAATCAAAAAACTAAAGGTGGAGCTATTCCATCTGATGATCTTCTCACTCTTTCCGTAAGTCCAGGAAAGGCTTATGTTAGAGGTTATGAAGTAGAAACTATTAATACTACTAATATTGATCTTCCAAAAAGTAGATCAACTGAAAAACAGAACAACGAGTCCCTATCTTTCACTCTTGGTAGGCAAATTGAACTGAATAATGTTTACGGACAGACTCCAGTTGGTTTTGGAACCACTTCTATGGTTCATCTTTATGACAAAAGAACAGCGACACCTGGAACTGCATCAGGTAATAAAATTGGTGTTGCTAGAGTATATGATTTAAAACTAAAGAATGCTCAGTATGAGGATGCAACTACAAAATTTGAAGCATCTCTCTATGATGTTCAAACATTCACATACTTAAATCTGAATACTACAACAATCCTTGCCAGACCTGCTTTTATCGAAGGACAAAGTAGTAATTCTTCTGGTTACTTATATCAAACAATGAGTGATACAAATCAAATGATTTTGTATCAAGTCTCTGGTCAGTTCCAAGTAGGTGAAGAAATTAAAGTTAATGGGGAAGTAATTAATAGAACTGTTGATAAAGTAAATGACTATAGATTTGATGATGTTCATCAGATCGTAGGTAATTCAGGAGTTCCTTTTACTGCAGATCCTATTCTCGATATTGGTAAACTTCTCGCACCTGCTGGTACACAATATACAATTAGTGCTGCTTCTGGTGGTGTTAGTACGGTAACATCTGCAAATGCATCGTTTGCAGTTGGTATCAAGACTGGAGATATTGTTCAATATACGAAGGCGGGAAATGGTGTTCCAACGTATAACAGAGTTTCTACAGTTAATACCGCAAGTAAAAATGTTGTAATTGAAGCAACAACAAATGTAACTGATATTTGTGATGGAACGTTGCCATCCAGTCAAATTACGACTAATGACTTCTTTAATGTTTCTCTTGAAGTTAAGAATGATGGTGATGCATACCTGTTCTCAGATCTTACAAGAGAAAATGTAGCTAATGTTGACTTAAGTAGTTCATCATTGGTATTCCGAAAGTCTTATGCTGTAACAGTATCTGGCGGTGCGTTTAGTGAAGTTCTAGAGACAGATCCTAATGTTACTTTGGAACCATTTGATGAAGAAGATTACAGTCTTGCTTTTGATAATGGAACTATTGAACCATTAACTGATCAAAAATTAGTTGTCTCTGGTAGAACAGTTTCTCTTAGTAATATCAGTACCAATGGTGCTGCAAAACTTACTGTTACTTGGAAGAAAATAAATCTTAGACCCAAGAAAAAAGTATTCCAGAGATCTAGTATCACCATAATCTCTGGATCCTCAAAGGATGGATCTGGTAGTGGTGTTGAAAAACTTGATGATGGACTTACTTACAATGCAAATTATGGTACTAGAGTCCAAGACAGAAGAATTTCTCTTGGAATTCCTGATGTTGCAAATGTCATTGGTGTATTTGAATCTTCAACGAATCAAGATCCAGCTCTTCCAAAATTAACTCTGGTTAATCTCAATTCAAATGTTCTTAATGCCATTCGTGGCGAGACAATCATTGGTCAAGATTCTGGTGCTGCTGCAGCATTTGTTAGTTCCAATGGATCTAATGAAATTGAGTATGTTCCTCTGAACGAAAACCCATTCTCAACAAATGAGTTAATCAAGTTTAAAGAGTCCAATATTTCCGCAAATATTGCAGGTGTTGTACCAGGCGATAGGGATATTAAAGATAACTTTGAACTTGATCCAGCTCAGTTAAGAGAGTATGTTGGTTATTCTGCTCTAGTAAGAAAAGCATCTGCTTCTGCTCCTACGAAGAGACTTAAGGTCGTTTATAATAATTATTATATTGATGGATCTGATCCAGGCGATTTTGTTGTAGTCAATTCTTATGATGCCGACAGATATACTTATGACTTACCATTCGTTTCTGGTTTGGCTGCATCTGATATTATTGACTTTAGACCTAGAGTAACTCCATATAGTCCAAATAACTTGTCACCATTTGAGTTTGAGGCAAGAACTTTTGATCCTCTTACATCATCTTCGACCCATATCATTGCTAAAGATAAGTCCACAAATCTTTCATATGATTACTACGTCGGTAGAATTGACAAACTTTACTTAACTAAGGAAGGTGTCTTTAGTTTACAGAAAGGTGTTCCTGCACTTACACCAAAGATTCCTAATACTTTGGATAATGCTCTGGAGATTGCAACCATTGTTCTTCCCCCATACATTTACTACGCTGATGAAGTAAGAACTCGTTTACAATCCCATAAACGATATCGAATGAAAGATATCGCTGGAATTGAAAAGAGACTGAAGAATGTTGAGTATTATACCGCACTTTCTCTTCTTGAAAGTGATACTGCAAATATGGAACTGAGAGATCCTCAGACCAATTTGAATAGATTTAAGTCTGGATTCTTTGTAGACAACTTTAAGTCTGTTCTTGGTGGAGATATTCAGAACGTTCAGTTTAAGGCAAGTATCGACACTGTAGAGGGTAGATTGAGACCTTCTCACTATACAACTTCTCTTGACCTATTACTTGGTTCTGAGGTTGTTGTTGGTGCTGCAACTTCCTCTAATCCATCCGCAGACTATAGATTCGTAACTGATCTTGGAGACAACAATGTCATTAGAAAGGGTGATGTTGTATGTTTGAATTACCAACATATTAATTACATTGAAAACAAGTTTGCAACAAGAATTGAGAACGTTAATCCATTCCACGTTGTAAACTGGATTGGACAAATTGAACTCAATCCAGCAACTGATACTTGGATTGAAACCAGAAGAAGTGCAAGAACTTATGATATTGAAGGTAGTTACAGTGCATCGATGGCGATCACTGGAGCAGATAGTAACACAGGCATGTCTCCTATTGATTGGGGTGCTTGGGAAACTACTTGGACTGGACAGAGTACAACTCAGGGTCCTGCTATTGAATCCATTACTAGACAAACTGGATCCAGAAGTACCTCTGTAAGAGGTCAATTCACCCGTGGCCCTGGTATTCCTCGTGGTCGTGGTATTCCTATTACCACAACAACTACAATTGATAGTAGAACTACTACGTTTAGAAATCAAACAACTACTACAACTAGAAATCAAAGTAGAGAAGGTATTCAATTTAGAGTTGGTGAAAGATTCGATTCTACAAGTTTGGGTGACAAAGTAGTTTCTACAGATGTCATTGCTACAATGAGATCTAGAAATATTGAATTTATTACTAGAAGATTGAAGCCTAATACCAGACTTTATTCATTCTTCGATAACGTTGATATGAATAAGTACACTGTACCTAAATTGATTGAAATTGAAATGGTCAGTGGTACTTTTGGTACTGGTGAAGTTGTATCTGGATCTCTAGGATCTGCAAGTATTAGATTTAGACTTGCACAACAAAATCACAAGTATGGTCCATATAATGTTCCAACCGAAACTTATAAGATTAACCCATATTCTCCTGCTGACGGATTATCTGCAACATATTCTTCTACTGCAACCGCTCTAAATGTTGATACTGCATCTTTAGAACTCCAGTCGGCATCAGGATATTTTGGATATCTTGCTAAAGGAATGAAACTGGTTGGTCAGTCTAGTGGTGCTATTGCGACTGTTAAAGATGTACGATTGATCACTGATCAGGCTGGCGTATTGATTGGATCTTTGTTTGTTCCAGATCCAATTACACCTGCTACTCCAACGTTTGATACTGGTACAAAAACCTTTACCCTTACTTCGAGTTCTACTAATGAAACTATTTCTGGTTTCACTGACAGTTCCGCAGAAGCGAACTTCACCTCTCAGGGTACTCTGCAAAATGTAGAGGAATCTACTTTGAGAATGAGAAATGCTGATGTCCAGAGAATTCCTCGTTCTGATTCCAGAACAACTACTGAAACCGATACCAGATTAGTTGCTGATACAACATTCAGTCAGAGAACCACACAACAGACAAGATGGGTTGACCCTCTTGCAGAATCTTTCGAGGTTCCAGATGTTAACGGTGTTTTCCTTACTAAGTGTGATGTGTTCTTCAGAACTAAAGATACTAAGAGTCTCCCAGTTACGCTTCAAGTAAGAACACTGGAAACTGGTTTGCCAACACAAACAATTCTTCCTTTCGGTGAGTGTATTCTTGATCCAGATCAAGTTGTTCTTTCTGAAGATGGCACAAAGGCAACAACCTTTGAGTTCCCATCTCCAGTTTATTGTGAGGGTGGTGGAGAGTTTGCTCTGGTTCTTCTGTCAGCATCTAATGAATATACAGTATTCATCTCCAGAATGGGTGAAGAAGATGTAACAACGGTGAATAAACCAGATTCTGAGAAGATTATTGTTTCTCAACAACCACTTCTCGGTTCTCTCTTTAAATCACAAAACGGTGCTACATGGGATCCATCTCAGTTTGAAGACCTTAAGTTCACTCTGTATAGAGCAGAATTTAATGCTGCACAGGCTAATGTAAGATTCTATAATCCAGATCTGGATATTGGTAATAGACAGATTGCAGCATTGAGGAGAAACCCAGTTGATATGGTTGCAAGAAATGTCGTAGTTGGTATGGCTAAGAGTCTCTCTTCCAATGAAACTACTGCTTTACAACCAGGAATTACTATCAAACAACAAAATAATAAAGACTTCAATGCCAAACTTTCTAAGGTACTGGGTTCTGTTGGTATTGGTAGTGATCTCGTATTGAGTTCTGTTGGCGCAGGATTTACTAATGGATCGATTGTTTATACTAATGTTCCTTTGATTGCCAAAACTGGTCAAGGATCTGGTGCAAAGGCAAAGATTCATGTTAATGGTGGAGTTGCAGTGGCCGCAACGGTTTCCATCGGTGGTACTGGATATGCAGCAGGTGATGTCTTAACTGTAAATTCCTCCGATACGGGTGGATTTGGTAAAGGTTTACTTTTGACCATTCCCAATAATGCAGGTATTATCACTGCATTTAATACACTGGTTCTTGATAATATTCAAGGTTCTCCTAAAGTTGATGCTTCTTCCAACCTTTTCTACGTTGGTGCTGGTGGATCTAGTATTTTGAACGGTGCTACGGTACAGTTTGCAAGTACCCTCAATGATGGTTTACACTTCCGAGTAAAACATGCTAACCATGGTATGTACTCTGGATTGGATAGAGTCGAACTCTTTGGTATTGAAAGTGATGTAAAACCAGAAAAGATTACCGCTGCATTTGATTCTGCCTCTACTGATGATATCGCCGTAACTTCAGTTGGTATCTTTACCGCATTTGAAAATTATCCAGTTGACGCTAATAACCCTGGTTATGTAAAACTTGGCCAAGAAATTATTAAGTATACTGGTGTTTCTACTACAAATTCATCAATCACTGGAATTTCAAGAGCAATTGATGATACCAAGTCTGGAGATTACAATCCAAATGATATTCTGTTTAAGTATGAATTGAATGGTGTATCTCTTCGAAGAATTAATTGCCAACACAGTTTCGAATCCACAGACATTGCAAATTATCCTTTAGATATTGACCATTACTGGGTTAGAGTTGGTGTTTCTAGTAGAGGTACTAATCGTGCTGCTGGTTCTGGTACACTTCCCGAGTTGTACTTTAATGAAACCAAATCTGCTGGATCTTATGATACTCAACATTCTATTGTTGGTTCACAAAATGTACCTAGAGCAACGCAAAATGTTCCTTTCAACTCTTTGAGAACAAATGTTTCTATTCTTCAACCAGAAGGAACAGGTGCATCTGCAAGAGTCAGAACATTTACAGGCAACAGTCCTGATGGTGATGCTCAATCATTTGTAGACCAAGGGTTTGAACCTATTTCTCTTAATAGTAATAATCCTTTCACAACTCCAAGAATTATTGCATCTAAAGTCAATGAACTCTCTAGACTTGAAGACTTCCCTGGCAGAAAGTCATTCACAATGGAGTTCACACTCTCGACTGCAGACAATAAAGTAAGTCCAATGATTGACTTGGATCGAGTGAATGTAATCACTACGATGGATAGAATTAATAGTAAGATTGATAATTATTCAACTGACTTGAGAGTTAATTCTCTTGATTCTGATCCATCCGCAGCGATCTATCTCTCCAAACCAATTAATCTTGAAAAGGCTGCTGATGGTCTTAAGGTTATGTTTGATGCTTACAGACACTCTACTAATGATATTAGAGTTCTTTATAGGATCTTTAGACCTGATACTCCTGCTGAGTATCAGTTGTTTGAACTCTTCCCTGGTTATGATAATCTTGATGGAAATGGCGTAACAGTTGACATTGCAAAAAATAGTGGTCTACCCGATAGAAGAATTACTGCTTCTAATGGATTGAATGACTATCGTGAGTATGAGTTCAATGCAAGGGATCTTCCTCCTTTCACTGGATTCCAGATCAAGATTGTTATGACAGGAACTAATTACGCTTATGTTCCTAAGATTCGTGACTTGAGAGCCATCGCTTCTATTTGATATGCACATTAAGGTAAAAGATCATGCGGGACTTGTCAGAGACTCAGAGTCAAATGCGATTCTGAATAACTCTGACAAGGCTTATGATGAATACATTAGAATGAAGAATAAAGCGTTGACTGATAAACAGGAAATCACCAATCTCAAAGAAGAAGTTGGTGAATTGAAAGATATGATGAAGTTGATATTAGAAAAATTGGATAAATAGTTCAAATCCGACCCTGATGGATAATGGCAGCAAGAGTTATTAATTTGGTGGTTGACCAGGGCGTAGATTTTGAAGCCACGTTCACAATTCAAAACCAGAACGCATCTGCATTAAATCTTACTGGATATACTGCAGAAGCCAAGATGCGTAAACATCCTGGGGCTACAAAATACTACCCATTTGTTATTTCGTTTCCAAACAGATTAGCAGGACAGTGCAAAGTTTCCTTTGCGTCCACGGCTACATCTGCAATTGAGGGTGGAAGATATGTATATGATCTTGTTTTGACTTCCCCAAATGCATATAAAACAAAACCCATTCAGGGTAATGTTCTTGTTGTTCCTGGAGTTTCCTGATGACAAATTATCTTGTATCAGTAAATACCCCAGGTGAATATAGGGTTGGAGTTGATTACGAAATTCCAACTAAAGCCATACAATATGGCAACATTGTAATTGATGACTTTAGTGGTCAATTCAATGGAATTGGAGTTACTTTTGCACTTACGGATAATGGCACTCCGTATACTGCAATTAATGATCAACAACTCATAGTGGTTAAGAATGGTGGTGTACTTAATCCTGCACAAGATTTTACTCTTGCAGGTAGTAACATCATTTTCAGCCAAGCACCATTGCAAACGGATGACGTTTTTGTTATTGCACTTGCAACAACTGCTGACCTTACCAGAACAATCAATTATGTAATTGATAGTGGTAGTTCAGACATGCTTGCGGGCAACAAAGGTAAAGTAACATTAGATGTCAGTGGAGTTATCGAATCCATTACAGTTCTGTCTGATCAGACTGGAAACGTAGCTTTTGAGATTTCTAAGTCTAACTATACAAATTATCCCACATTCACTAGTATCACAGGTGGATCGAGAGTAATTCTGTCTGGAGTAAACAAATACTTTGACGATGTACTAAATAATTGGGATAAGACAATTGTTGCTGGTGATATCCTTACATTTGAGGTGTTCGGAGTCTCAGGAATTAGAAGATTCCTAATCTCTTTAAAATTAAAATTATAAATAACATTAGTTCTTAAAAGTCTAACCCCTACGAGGAGTTGTTTCGATGGCATTACTAGTTCCCAATATTGGTGAAATTGAGTCTCTCCGTTATCTGATTGCTCAGAATAACTTCGTGCAAGACCTAGAGGATACTTCACCAAGAAACCTCGTACTCAAACTGTTTACGAGTAATACCACCCCAGCGGAAGGTGACGTACCGTCTACCACAGCATATTTCGAGCCATACATTGATGGTAACACCAATGGTTATGGAACGACAGCAAATACAGGTTATCCCAATTGCGTGGATAACAGAACAGATCAGAATTACACTCAGCAGTATGGTATTCTGCTGAATGGTTCTCGTTGGGTAATTAAGAACGTTGGTAGTGGTACAACCGCAACCTATCCAGAACAAACCTTCACCTTTACTGGTCCTGCTGGTAATATCTACGGATATTATGTGACCAGAGCAAACAACATGCCTGTTGCATTACAGGGTGTTGAACATGCTGCTGGTGTTGGTATCGGAACAACTGTCTCGAAGGGTACAAACGTCGATCCATGTATCGGAGTTGTTGGTAACTTCTACTTCAATGTAGATGCCAACATCACGATGAATGATCTCACCTTGGGTCAGTATGTTGCAGGTAACCCTGGTATTCAAACAGGAACTAGAATCATTGGACTTGACAGAGCTCTGAACGTTGTTTACTTAGATAAGGCACTTATCGACAACATTCAGCCTCAGACTGATCCATCGATCACATTTAGTTTCGGTAAGATTACCGCCACAAACCACGGTCTTAGAGCAGGTGACATTCTGTATGTCGCTGCTGGTGCAGGTAACACAACTCTTGAATCTAACGTTTACACGGTATTCGATGTACCTAACGCAGACGAGTTTGTAACTACACCTTCCCTGACTGCAACCGCAAATGGTGTTGCAGGTCTGAATACTGCGACCTTGTACTCCAGCATCATGTACGCTGAGAGATTTACAAACGGTCCATACAACATTCAGAACAACGGTGACCAAATTAAGATCACCCTGAACGTTGCACTTGACTGATTAATACATATAATTAGATCTTTGTTATGTAAGGGAGGTGCTTCGAGAGAAGTATCTCCCCTTTTTTATCAAATGAAGGTTTAGTATGTCTGCCCCAAAGGTTTTTACCTACGACTCGGCAAGAATAAACTACTTCTTCACCGATACCTACGGAGAGATTACGGGGTCGGCGGGGAACTTGGAGGACTTTGGCAATATTTCAGATGCGGCTATCGAAGAGGAAGACGCATTAGGTTTTAATCCCAATGATTATGGATTAATTGTTTATACTGGTGTAGTATATCCATTTGGTTCGATCGCGGACATTCAGAGCGGAGGAGAAGAAGCCGCAACGTTTGTACCTGCAGTCCCAGTGGATACATACGTCATACAGGGTGCAGGAAAGGTATCACGCACTCAGGCGCCTTGGCAGGGGTCTGGCACCCTCTTCGAGATTGGTGGCGGTCTGGAAAGACTGGTTATCCCAGACTTGGGTGCCGCAGGACCATCTCCAACCCTCTCTGGAGAGGCGGTTACAAGCAATACATTTACAGAAGTCGGATCTGGAACGCTCACTGTCTCGGAAGAGGCGGCAACGGCGGAATTCAACATATATCCGTTCGAATCAAGAATTACACTCACCGTTTCAGGGGGAACCTCACAGGAGTATCCTGACGAATACATTGAAGTTCGTCCCAATGAGGAAACCCTTAACGGTACACTGGATGAGAGTAGAACGTATGACTACTCCTTCTACACTGGCGGTTTCGAAGAATTTGACTTCGGTACAGTTGCTGTACGACAAGGTGCAGGCTTCTCTGATGCAGATGGCGTCACCTTTGACTCTACAGATACGAATGTAAATTCGTTTGCTGATGCCGATCAGGTAACAGTAGAAGCATTTGGTGAGATTTCTCAGACTCCAGCATCTTATGAAGATTGGGGTCAGATCGTTGCTGATGTTCGTTACGGTAAGTTGTCCACCAAGGCAACTTCTGTTAATGCACAGAACAAGGCATACGACAAATTTATCAGAGATTATGTTGGAGAAACTGCTCAACTGGTCAAACAGTCGGGACTCTCCGAGAGAAATACCTTTGCATGGGAAGGATCTGGTACGATCACTGCACAAGGTCAACTTGGTCTTGGTCAGGCACCACAACACACAGTATTTGGAGAAGAAGGTCAATTTACCTTCAATGGATCTGCAGAAGAATCCTTCACACCGAAGGGTATCGAAGGTACAGGTCTCATTGTCAAGGGAAGTGCGGCTACAGAATCTATCGCTCGCGAAAGAATCAGTCGTGCAGAACTGTTCTTCACAGGATTTGCAGAAGGACTCAAACTTACTCACTTCCCACCAACAACGGGTCCAACATATACCCTCAGTGGTGCTGCATCCGATGTCGCATTCGTATCCGATTACGATGGTGCAGAACTCTTCGTTGTTAGTGGTACGATCATTGAGGACTTCACTCCTCATTGGAGATCGCCTCTTCAAAGAGATGGAATTGTTACTCCTGTTGATTACGGTTCGATCACTCAGACTCCAATTCCAGAAGATATCGACTATGGATTTGTACGTCTGGTTGCCTTCAGGGCAGAGGATTACAAGTACATTATTCCTGGATTCAAGTCCGTCGAGATTCTTGGGGAATCCACGGAAGCATACTCCAGATCTTCTTATCTCGGTATTGGAACATACTTCCTCTCCGACTTTGCAGATGCTCCAAGAGCATACGACTACGAATCTTCTGGTATTACTGGTATTGCCACTTACAAGGCTGGCATCAATATCTTTGGTTACAACTGGTTCAGTCAGGCACCACAACATACAGTATTCGGTCTTGAAGGATCCTTCACTATTCAAGGATCTGGTGCAGAATCTATCACACCTGCAGGAGAAATTGGATCTGGTAGTCTCTTCACAATTGGTGGTATCAGTGAAACTACTGCTGTCAATCCTCCTGCTGCAGGTACGAAATTCATCAGTGGTTCTGCTAAGGTCAATCCTGTTCCTGCACCTAAGGGATCTGGTACGATCACCCTCAGTCAGGGTAGAGAAGAAGGTCAGACCTACCTCAGAATTATTGATGTTGGTACTACTTTTGGTCTCTTCGGAATTACTGGTTCCAGTATCGAGAAGAATACCGAACACTACAACAGATCTTCGATCAAGTACGGTCAAGAAAACGAAAACTTCGGACAGATCTTTGGTACAGATCCAAGTTTCGGATTCGATCTTCAATACAAAGGTATTCAAAGTTCCAGCGTTGAAGATTACTCTGAAGGAACACTTACCTTTGATAATAGTGATCAAATTGGTAGAACATATGATGAGGCAGTTGGTGGTGCTGGAGTCCTACCAACATTTGATAAAACCAATCAGTACAACGTTAACTTCAGTAGCACTGTTGTTAGTGAAGATTGGGGTGAGATTGAAGAGAACGCAAACACCGTTGGTGGTCCATCTTACGATCAGGAACTGTATCCATACAATACAGGATTCATCGATCAAAGAGGTATCGATGCTGGATACTTCGATTATGGTTGGATCAACGAAGATACTCAAGATCCACCGAAGATTCCATTCGAGCCACCTGCAAGAATCATCGATGCAGTGCCTCGTGCCAAGACGATGTGGATTCCATCGTTCCCAGGTTCGGGTACGGTTCTCTTCGATATCTCCAGTGCCACCGAATCTATCACAGTATTCGAACGTGCGGATGTTCCTCTTCTGCCACTTTCTGGATCTGGCGACGAGGCGGTTGTTTGGCAGTCTCCAGAAAGAACAGTTACTATTCTCACAAGTGGTGCTGGAACGGAGAGTCTTACCAAAGTCGATGTTGGTATCGGTACTCTTGCTACCATCACTGGAGAACTGGTCGAAAGAGTCAGATTCGAAGAAGTTGGATCTGGCACTATCAGTCTGGTTGGTATTGCCACCGAGAAACTCATCTCGAATCCTCCAGAAGGCACTTCTCTCTTTACACCATACGGATCTTACTCCAACTTCAGTGCAGCATACTCAGAGGTTGCAGACAAAGCAGTCCTCAGACTGTCTGGAGAACTGGTTCACCCAGATATCGATTACACTCCACACTACGGTATCGACAGAAATATCGGTATCGAGACTGGATTTACATTATCCAGTGGTGGTGGACTCAACGAAGATGGTACAGGCCCAGGTATCGTCACTACCAGATTCATTCCTGATTATCCTGCATCTGGTACTATCTTCATCGAAGGTAAGGCAATCGGTCGTACCAACGCTCCTATCCTTACCGATGGTACAATCTACATTCTTGGTATTGGTACTGAGGCCAATGGTGTTATCGATGATGACACTGGAATTGGTGACCTCAATGGTGTCGAGTTTGGTGCGAAGGAACGCTTCATTCCTGCAACTATCGAAGCGGGCCCTGGACTCTTCGACTTTACTGGAACTGCACCAAACAGACCAATCAGTGTCTTTGGATACTATGGAGACGACAGAGATCCAGGCACATCTGGTACGATCACGATCTCTACAGAGACCGATCAAACTCTCTACCGCGAAGTTACCAGAGCTGCAGTTCAGGCTGGTATTGGTACATTCTCTGGAACTCTCGATTTCAGAAAAACCAATGCTTACGATGGTTCTGGTTCTCTCTACACAATCGGTGGAGCTGCAGAAAGCACTCTGGTTCGTCCAGTTGGAGCAGGTACACTGTTCGTATCTGGTCCTTATGGTGCTGCAGAGGCATACTCCGCACAAACTCCAGAGAATGTTGTTACCCTCACACTTTCTGGAGATGCTCAGGAAACTCTCCTTATTACCAACGAATACTTTGGTACTGTTTACGCATCTGGAGAGGCACATACAACCAGAACAAGAGCTCATGTTGCATCTGGTTCTCTCTTCGCCTTCGCGAGTGGTGCAGAATCCATCACACCTGTTGTCTCCACTTTCACAGTTCTTGTCAGCATTGGTGGCGAATCTGCAAACAGACCAATTCAGGTCTTTGGATACTACGGAGACGACAGAGATCCAGGCACATCTGGAACAATTTCGATTGTTGGGGAACTTACCCATCCAAACATCGACTTTACTCCAGCAGTCGAAGGTACAGGTCTATTCAACTTCACTGGAGAATCTACTGCTGTTTACAGAATCACCGCAATTATCATTGGTGGTACTGCAACACTATCTGGTTCTGCAGACGTATCGTTTACCTCGGGCGCTGGCGAACAGACACAACTCTTCAGGATTGTTGGGGATGGAGAAACTGCTCTCAGCTCTGTATATGGTTACTATGGAGACGACAAGGATCCTGGTACATCTGGTCAGGCAACAATTTCTGGTATTGGCGATACCAGAAAAATCCAAGTATTCGGATATTACGGAGACGACAAGGATCCTGGAACTTCAGGAAAACTTCAGCTTTCTTCCACGACTCTTGTTCATCCATTTGTCGATTACACTCCATCTCCAGATGGTTCTGGTCTATTCAAGATCACTGGCGGTCTCGGAATTCGCCGTCTTTTCCCACCAGTACAGGCGACTGGATCCCTCTTCGGTATCGGATCGGGAGACGAGGCATATGCAAGATCTACCTACGTCGGTATCGGAAATATCACAATCGAGACGTTCACACCAACAATCATCGAACGTGTACAATTTGAAGAAGGTCGCACATTCGTTGTTATCATTTAATTCAATTATTTTTAAAAGTATAAATAAAACAGAAGCAAAGTCCGTTTCATGAGATTTGAATCATGACAAAGCAGGTACAACTAAGAAAAGGCACCACGGCTGAACACTTTAACTTCACTGGCGCCCTTGCAGAAGTAACTGTTGACACAGACAAAAACGTTGCTGTTGTTCACGACGGTGTAACTCCAGGTGGTTTTGAATTGGCGAAGTCCAGATGGACGTTCGTCAATGGTCCTTATTCTATGACGACTAACCAAAAGTATACGGTTGATTCAAAAGATGCTCCTGGTGGATATTCTTTAGCGATGCCAACCCCTCGTGCGGTTGGTGACTGGGTATGGGTAGAAGATTTCACTAACTTTTGGAGTATTAATCCAGTTTCGTTGACCTCGATTCACCAATTTGAGAATGGTCATCTAGTGAGAGAAACGTCTCCATTGATTTTGGATGTTTCTGGTGCATCAGTAAGTTTGATTTGGACTGGATCACTTTGGAAAATCTTCAACAATAGAGGAAGTTAAACATGGCATTAACCCTATCTAATTCAATTTCTGGTGAGTTTTTACCATCAGAATCCTCTGGTTTTTTCGTTTATGCTCTGAGAAGAGATGCAGAAAATATGCTGTATTTCTCAAAGGTTAGTGCTGCTTCTACAGAACTAGGTGAATTCTACCGTAATGACGGAACTGGTGTTCCTGAATTTGGTGACGGTATTGATTACGGAACGTATGATGTCGGAGTTGGTAAGACCTCAGTCATCCGTAACGATATCGCTACTGAGAAAAAAGCGTTAGATGATCCGAATGATAAATACCAACAGATCCGTTTCGATCGAAGAAACTTATATTATTACATAGATGATGACGGTTTTTTCGTTATTAGGTTCAACGGACCAGATTATGATTACAACTCTATCGGACCCAAATAATAATTACCAGGAGAGACAATGGCTGAGTTTAGACTTGGAAGAGTAAAATTCAACTGGACTGGCGAATGGCAGCCATCCAAATCCTACCTGATTGATGACCTCATCAAGTTTGGTGGTAACTCTTATGTTGCTATCGCCAACCACACTTCTACAGCGAGCACCGCAGACTTCTACGCTACGGATCTCTCAAAGTGGAGTGTTCACATCGAAGGTATTTCTTCGAAAGGCGATTGGGCAGCGGGCGTTTACTACAAAGTTAATGACGTTGTTAAATTCGGTAACGTCCAGTATAGAGTTACTACGGCACACACTTCCGCAGGAACGTTTATTGACCTGACAAAGGTTACAGAATACGTCGCAGGTTTTAAGGCAGAAGGAGAATGGTTACAAAGCTCCGAGTATCAATCTGGAGACGTTGTTAACTTTAACGGTTCTTCTTACGTTGCACTGACGACTTCTCTTGCAGGATTCTCTCCTCCAGAGAACGTTGCTATCGGTACAGATATTGCTGGTAAGAAGTGGCAGATCCTTGCAGATGGTATTGCAGGTGCTGCACAAACTTACTCTGAATCAACATATTATAGAGGTCAACTTGTACAGTACGGTGGAGATATCTTCCGTCACAAGTTGGGTATCACTACTAACGTTGCTCCACTTTCTGCAGGTAATACGCAGGGCGTTGGTATTGGTAACTCTGTTTGGGATCTCCTGGTTAAAGGTTTCAACTTTGTTGGTAACTTCTCTACAACTTATGCATACCACCCTGGTCATGTCGTAAGATATGGTTCCAACTCCTATGTTTCTGTTGGTAACTCCCATAGAGGCGTTATTCCTACTGCAGGTCTTGGTACTTATTGGGAAACTCTTGCTGCTGGAGACAGCTCTGCTGTTCTGGTAAGTAAGGGTGATATCCTTACCTATAACTCTGGTCCTTTCAGAATTGGTATTGGTTCTACTGGATATGCTCTTGCTGTTCAGGACAACGGAATGCCTGGATACGAGATTGTTGGTGCTCAAACCCGAGTCTACTATGTTGACTCTGAGTCTGGACATAACAGCAACAACGGTCTTGCACCTAACCTGGCGTTCGCAACAATTAAGAGGGCTTGTGAGGCTGCACGTCCACAAACTGCAATTACTGGATTCGACTACACTGCTGCAACTGGTGTTGCTACCGTTACTGCTCCTGGTCATGGTCTGAGAAACACTGGTACGTTTGTTCAGTTAGAAGGCGTTGAGTTTGAATGTCTCTCTGGTGGTAATGTCTTCAACGTACTGGGTATGCAGTACAACAAGACTGTTGGTCTTGCAACAATTACTGCTATTGGACTTGGTGTTGCTCCTGAAGTTGGAATCGGTGCTACCGTTAGAATTAGAAATCTTCAAGTTCAATACACTGGAGATGCAAGATTCGCTCACCAATTCCAGTCTGCAACATCTGGTGCAGTTAAGACAGGTGGTAACTACACTCACACCTTCATCGCTGCTGACGCTGGCGCAATTAACGTAACTAGCGGTTCGCTTGCTGGTACTGAACTGACTCCAACAAACGCACAATACACTCCTGGATCTGGTGATATCATCTTCACCGTAGGTAACCATGGACTGTCCATCAGTGATACAATCACTCTGGATCAAGATTCCATGACGTTCACCTGTTCGATGGACAACAACACAGCGAACAAGACGTATCCTCGTGCGACTGACCCTGCTAATGGTACAACTCTTACCATTTCGTCCATCTCTCAGAATACATTTACTGTTAACGTTGGTGCATCACCACTCGTTGAGTATGATGTAAGTGCTGCAACCTATGATCACCTTACTGGTGAACTGGTCATGGATATCGGTGCTCACCAACTCACACAAAACACAGCGATCAAACTCGGTAACGATAGTTTGACCTTCCGTTGTGCAATGGACGGTTATATCACCGACCACACATATCCTCGTAACAGTGATCCTTACTATGATACTGCGATCAACATCATTGCAACGACTACAACAACTATTACCGTTAACATCGGCGTTGCATCCAGCAACACAACTATCACAGGTAACTTCCCATCTGTCCACACTCCTGGTCAGTATCAGTTCCCTGTACAGGGTATCCCCGATGCTAACTCCATCATTCTGAACGTTGGTCAATCTGCAACTGATTACCTCTACGTCCAGTCTGGTACTGCATTCGTTGGTCTTACAACTACCGTTTATCCTGATAAGGCTTCTAAGTCCTACTTCGAAGTTCTTGAAGTTCCTGATGCTGATACTTTCAGAACTAACGTTGGTGTTTCGACAATCAACCACACTTATGTACAGGGTGGTCTGTTAACTGACCTGACACCTGCTATCCTGAGACTCTCTGCTTCTCAGTTCTATGAGCAACTCCCAATTGTTGTTCCACCATTCACTTCGATTGTTGGACACACACTGAGAGGTACTCAGGTTCTTCCTGCTGCTGGTTTCTCTGATGATGGAACCACTCCAAACAACAGATCTACAATGTTCAAGTTGTCTGATGGTACTACCGTTCAGGCGCTGGCATTTAAGGGAATGGAAGGTTTCCATTACGATCCTAATGCTCCTCTGGAGATGGACAATACCAACCTCAGAACTGGTATTGGTACAACTGCAGCTGGTGTGTTCTTCGCACTGAACCCCAACTCCCCAATCAACAACAAGTCTCCTTACGTTAAGGACTGCACAACCTTCTCTGATCCTGCAACTGACTTCGGCCGCTTCGGTGGTGGTGGTGTTGGAGTCTTCATTGACGGTGGTGTCCACAGCGAAGGTGCAAAATCGATGGTCTTCGACGCCTTCACGCAGGTTAACTCTGATGGTGCTGGATTCCTCCTTGATAAGAGTGCAATCGCTGAGATCGTCTCCTGCTTCTCCTACTACGCTAAGTGGGGTTACTACTCTGGTGGCGGTGCGAGAATTCGTGCTGTTGGTGGTAACAACTCTTACGGTGACTACGGTGTTATCTCTTCTGGTTTCTCCTCTGAAGAAACTGCAAGAACAGCAAGACTGTTCGGTGACTTGATGACCATTCTCGGAACAACTGTTACGGGTACTGTCGCAGTTGGTAACACCCTTTCGGGTCAATCCTCTGGCGCTCAGGCATGGTTGATCAATGATCAGAAGTCTGCTGATAAGTTCTACTTCAAGTATCATCCTGGATACGGTCAGACTGCAGCTCCTTCTAACGGTAACGTTGCAATCGGTACATCTCCATTCATCGATGGTGAACTTGTATACGCATACCAATTCGATTCGGGCGCGTCTTACGGTGGTTCCTTCACTGTTGCTGCTGCAACATCTTCCATCTCTGGTCAGAAGGGTACAATCCTTGAGATCGATGGATACGATCAAGTTCCTCTCGTAGGTGACGCAATCGGATTCTCTACTACCTACGGTGGAGACTCTCTGTTCTACATTGTTAACACAGTTACTAACGTCTCTGCTGCGGTAACTTACACTGACACTGTTGGTCTTGCACACACCTACTATAACCGTGCTACTCTGACAATCTCTCCAGAGAAGGGTCAGGGTACGCCTGACACCCGTAACATCACGGGCGCAGGTTCTACCATCACTGTTAGAACTAGGTTCTCTCAGGTCCGCCTGACAGGTCACGACTTCTTGAGTGTTGGTACTGGTAACAAGACTGAAACCAACTATCCTGATGTTGACGAAACTCAAATCATTCAGGGTAATGAGACTAACACATTCGGTCCTGGTAAGGTATTCTTCGTATCTACCGACCAAGGTGGTAACTTCAGAGTTGGTCAGTTCTTCTCCGTTGACCAGTTGACTGGTCGTGCAACACTGGACGCCTCCGCGTTCAACCTGTCTGGTCTGACAGAACTGAGACTGGGTGCTATCGGTGGTCAGGTCGGTGAGGCAATTAACGAATTCTCCTCTGATGAATTCATGTCTGGTGATTCTAACACCGCTTGCCCAACTGAATTCGCAGTCAAGGGATTTGTTACTCGCGGTAAGATGGGTGTTGGCGCGATGGTTCCTCCAGTAGGTACTACCGCACAAAGACCAGCTGGTGTTGATCCTTCCTTCGTACTTGGTGCATTCAGATTCAACACGACTCTGGGCGCTCTTGAATACTACGATGGAACTGCATGGACACAGCCTGGTAAACTGCAGTACGTTACTCAGTCTACTTCTGGTAACGCACTCCCAGGTCATGTGTACTTCATCAACACAACTACAGGTCAGATTCAAATGACCCTGCCTGCATCTCCTTCAATCGGTGACACGATCCGATTCTTCGATGCCGCTAAGACATTTGATACAAACAACCTGGTTGTCGCCCGTAACGGCAAGACAATCATGGGTGACTCCTCTGACTTGACAGTTTCTGTAGAGGGTGCGTCATTCGAACTCACCTTCCAAGGTGATACATACGGTTGGAGACTGTTCTCCATCTGATTCTGGGGAGGGGGATTCTTCCCCCTCTTTCTTTTCTTTCTGTTTTATAATCCACCTAATGTAGAAACAAAATGGCCTCTTACGGAAGTTACAAGAAATTAACCGCAGACCAAATCTTACCCAACTCGATTCCTGATTCAGCATTTGCTCCAGGATCGGGTCCGAAGTATAACGTACTTTGGGTAAGTGGAAGTCTTGGTGGTATCTCTGGTGGGTGCTGTTGTTTATGGACAGTACCTGCTGGGGTGAAGAAAGCAACCTTTGATGTATGGGGTGCTGGAGGAAACGGTAGTGGATTCTGTTCCTGGAACCGTTGTCATCACTACTTCGGTGGTGGCGGTGGTTTTTATGCTACTAAGACTATTTCTGTTACTGCAGGAAGTCAATACACAGTATGTGCGGGAGGTGTTTATCCCTGTTGTTCCTATGATTGTACTGGATGTAGAGGATGTGCCTCTTACGTCAATGGTCCAAACTTAAGTGGATTCTGTGCTCACGGTGGTAACAGAGGATGCGCTAACACCGCATGGGATACAATGTGTAACTCCGATTGGAACTGTTGTGTATCTCAAACTCTAAATGGTTCGGACTTCGGCATGTCTAATATGAGACCTGCTGGAACTGGACCTCATAGATGTCACTGTTACAGACACACTTGGTGTTCTGGAACTGCTCCATTCCTTTCGAGTGGAACTATTGGTGGTCACCTTGCTGAGTGTTGGGAACGTTGTGCATGTTGGACAGTACCTTATGCACAGGGTGGTGGTAACGGTATGACTACATATTGTGGTAACTGGGACAATGGAACTGGTCAGGTCGGTGGTACTGGCGTTGTCAAGATCACTTACGTTTAATATCAGGGGAACTTAAAGAAAATGGCACAGTATTCAAGTTATAAGAAAGTAACTACCGAACAAATCGGAGACGGATTCGTCACCGATGAGATGATCGTTCCTGGTGCGAGAAAGAATTACGGTATTAAATGGGTTTATGGTTCACCCAATAGTTTATCATCAGGTTGTTGTTGTCTTTGGACAGTTCCTTCTGGTGTAAACAAAATCTTTTTCGAGATTTGGGGTTCTGGAGGAAACGGACACGGATCTTGTTCTTGGAACCGTTGCCAGCACTTTAAAGGTGCAGGTGGTGGACAATATAATTCCAAGATGATTACTACCACTGGTGGTTGTCAATATACAGTATGTGCAGGTGGAGTATTCCCATGCTGCGTTCAGGGTTGTACTGGATGTAGAGGTTGTGCATCATATATTAATGGATATAACCTGAGTGGTTTCTGTGCAATTGGTGGTGACAGAGGTTGTGCAAACACCTCATGGGCAGAAACATGTTACTCTACCTTTGAATGCTGCTTACAGAGGGGTGCAAACGGAGGAGACTTCGGTATTAATGGACACTCTGGTAGATTCGGTTCTGTTGAATGGTGGTTCGGTGCAGGATTCTGCCACTGCACCAAACAGCAAACAAAACCAGCTCAAGCCCCTGTTGTTGGAGCAAACGTAGTTCAAGCAGTTAACGTTTGTTGGGTGAAACACGCTTGCTGGACCGTCCCTTATACTAGTGGCGGACAAGGCGCTCAATCTAGTTATTGCGGTAACTGGGATAGTGGATACGGTAACACAGGTGGACCTGGTATCGTAAAAATCACTTATTTTTGATAAATACTTAACGTAGGATTCTTACACCCATGGCAAATTATACAGATTACAAAAAGGTTGATGGTGCAGCACTTCCCGATGGTGTAATCACCGATGCAAAAATCAACTCTAATGCTCTGAATACTTGGAATATTCAGTGGGTCTACGGAAGTATGTCGTCTGCTTCTGGTGGATGTTGCTGCCTTTGGACAGTACCCAACGGTGTAAGACGAGTCACATTTGAACTTTGGGGATCGGGTGGAAACGGACACGGGCATTGTTCCTGGAACCGTTGTCATCACTACAGAGGTGCTGGTGGTGGATACTACGCAAATAAAACTATTACTACTGCACCTGGTTGCCAGTATACTATTTGTGCCGCAGGTGTTTATCCCTGTTGTTCTTATGAGTGCGTAGGGTGTTACGGATGTGCTTCTTACGTTAATGGATACAACTTGAGTGGTTTCTGTGCAACTGGTGGTCACAGAGGTGAGGCAAACACTTCTTGGAACACCGCATGTAACTCAGTATTTACATGTTGTAAAGGACCTAATGATCAAGGTTCTGACTTCATGATGGGAGCACACGCTGGTGAATTTGGTTCTCACGCATATCACTGCCATTGTCAGTGTACAGGTTCTCAACCATTCTCTGCTCCATTTATCGGTGGTGAAGTCCAGTATCAGTTACACGAATGCTGGAACAGATGCGGTTGTTGGACTGTTCCATTCGCAAATGGTGGACAAGGTGGCATGACAACATATTGCGGTAACTGGGACAATGGAACTGGTGGAACGGGTGGTACTGGTATCGTTAAGATTACTTACGTCTAAGAATTTCAAAAATTTATTTGTTGGGGTGGGTAAAACCACCCCTTTTTTTATGGAAAAAATTATAAATAATACCGAGAGATGTTTACTCGCACAAAGAAACCGCTATGGCAACACAAATTATTAAAGTAGAATTTGATTTACCACTCCCCGACGAGTACATGGTAGATCACAATAGGGCACAACTTAAGTCCCGTAAGTACACATATCACGGACCCGATAAGATCTATCTTCAAATTGGTGCCGATGGATATGAAAAGTATGGTCCACTGACAGAAGATGATAAGGCTGATGGTCGTCCTCTTCCTGCAGATTGCACAGAATTTTTCGAAGTTGACTGCACAGAGTATCCTCTGATCTGTCAACTGAGAGGACCTATCGTTAACGAATCTCAAGAGTTCTCTGGTCCAGTTCTTCCAGACAACGAAACTCTTAATCCTCAGACTGGAGATGCAGCAGGATCTGTTGCAAACCACCCACAATCTCCTGCACTGGATGGATATGAGAGATTCCAATACAGTCTTCCCATCCTTCCCAAGTTTATCTGGGATATGGACTCAGTAAGAGTTGTTGATGGTGTTCCAACAGCAAGAATGATGAGTGTTAACGAAGTTATTCTTGGTGATGCAAATGATGACTGGTTCAGTGTAGAAGATATTAGAGAGACCAGAAACACCATGTTGGCCAACAGTGACGGTCAAATTTCTTCCGATATGCCTACTGCAATGGTAGAAACTTGGACATCTTATAGACAGAAGTTGAGAGATTGGCCTTCATTGGTTACATCTAACAACATTCCTCCCGCAGTCGCTGCTATGATGGCACCTGTCCATCCTGACGCAGAATCTTCTAGATACGAGACTATGACTGCCGCAGCTAAAACTCGTAAGAAAGAGAAGGAAGCTCGTGCAATTGCAGACGGTTTGGCACAAATGGAACGTGCAAAACCAACAGAAGATCAGAATCCTGGTCTTTGATATAGTATAAAAAAAGGGGTCTGAAAAGACCCCTAAATACTTTCAAATTGAATCTTTGACATGAGACCTAAAGCATTCTTTATTAATGGTGGAGCAGGAAGAGTCCTGTCTTCTATCCCAGCATTGGAAAAATACGCCGAAACCCACGACGATTTTGTTATCGTTTGTGAGGCGGGCACAGATTTTTATAAAGGACACCCAGTTCTTCATAACAAGTGTTATGATACCTGGCACAAAAATTTATTCGAAGAACATTTGATTCATAGGGATCTCGTAAGTCCAGAACCCTACAGATGTTGGCACTACTATAATCAAAAATGTAATCTTGCACAGGCTTTTGATATCATTATCAATGAGCTTGATGAACCCAGAGAACTGCAAGATCCAAGTATCCATCTTTCGAAGATGGAAGTTGTAACGGCACAAAATATTCTTACAGAAATTAAAGCAGGAACTGGTAAAGAAAAGGTTGTTATTATTCAACCTTTTGGTAGAGGAGTTACCAGTGTGGGGGATTTTGTTGTTGATCCTGGTTCACGAAGTATGAACATGGTCAATACAGTTGATATCATCAATGATCTTAAAAAAGATTATGCTGTTGCTATCATGAGTGAAATTCACTTCCCAGTTGAAGAAAATGAAGAAAAGGCAAAACACAAAGTCGCTCGTCCACAAATCGAAGACATTCGAGTTTGGGCTGGAGTTATTGATGGTGCTGATCATTTTATTGGTTGTGATAGTGTAGGACAACACATCGCAAAAGCATTAAAGAAAACAGCAACTGTTGTTATTGGTTCTACATTCCCAATTAACATTTCTTATCCAGACTTCAAGGATTTTGATATTGTTGATGTTGGTGAAGGTAGAAGAAAGTACGATCCAATCAGAATTACGATGGATGAAGAACGTACTAGATATAATGATCAGGCATGTGAAATGTCTGATGCACAAGTAAGAGAAGTTATTACTTCTGCAAGAAAGAGACTTGGCAAATCAGTTAAGTATACTGGTCCAAGTTTAGAACAACTGACACAGAATGAAGGTCAACAGTGTGCTGCACCTACACCTGTTCAGAATAATTTACAGTTTTCAACCATGGAACCCACCAAGTTGAAAATTCCATCTACAGCAGTAAAACCAAATAAGGGGTTTAAATCCGAAGTTGAGAACCTTCTCAAGTCTTCGAAGTAATTAGGAGTTTGTTATGGCACAATGGATTGCAGGTCTCACTAGAGGCCACAATGGCGGTATTTGTCTCCTCAAAGATGGGGAAGTTATCTTTTCTGTAGAGGAAGAGAGACTATCTAGACAGAAATACGATGGCGGCCCATTTGCTGCCATGATGAAAATTAAAGAGTATACGGATCGATTAGATTACCTAGTCATTGCACATACTCAACCTCTCAGAGAAACACCAGGGCATACAGGTGCTGCTGGACATATTGATTTCACTGGGGATGATGTTTATACAGGTCTTGCCCGAAAATTAGGTCTCATCGATAGAAAGGCAGAACTGCACCCAGGTCATCCCCAGGTTATTGACCTGAGTAGAAACCACCATAAACTTCATGCGGCATGTGCCTTCTACCGTTCTGGTTTTGAAGATGCTGTTGCACTTATTGTTGATGGTGCAGGAACATTCATTCCTATGAATATGAATGGTCGTAATGAAACTGTGTGGGAATTAGAATCAATCTTTGATTGTGGTTATCCTCACGAATTCAAGACACTCTATAAACATTTGGGTGGTAGAGGACCATACATTTCTCATAGGTTCCCTGAGTTTGATGCTACTGAAGAAGGGGAACCTGGTTCTACTTACGAGTTAGTTCTTGATGATAGTGCAGGTATTGTTAAGGCATATGAGGCTGCAACTTCTTACTGCGGTTTCCAACCCATTGAGGCTGGTAAGACCATGGGTCTTTTCCCATATGGAAAACCCAATGATAAGATTCCTGCAATCTATGGTGACGTTAATGGTACTTCTGATTGGAAGACCACTAATAGAGATGTGATTTCTCCAAATTACCCCAACGGCGCGTTCGTCAATGAGGGTAGATTTCCATTCCTTAGAACGGATTACGAACTCTATGAGAAAGCACAGAACAAACAATATGATCTAACAGAACTTGATAATCGTAGAGATTTTGCGTATGCAATTCAGACGCAATCTCAAGCAATGGTTCTTGATTTGATTCGATATGCTGTAAAGATTAGTGGTAAGAAGAACGTAGTTCTGTCGGGTGGATATGCATTGAATTGTGTTGCAAACTATTGGTATCTTGAACAGTTGGAAGGTGAAGATATCAATCTGTTTGTTGAACCTGTAAGTAATGATGCAGGTACTGCACTTGGTGCTGCAATGTTGATGCATCATAGATTAAATCCAACCGATACTACAATCAAAGGTCCTCTTCACGACCTTTATACTGGATTTGAATATAATCACACTCGTAGTGAAATTGTCGATATTGCGGATCAGGCAGGTGCGAATAGAGTATTTGAAGCTAATGATGCAGATGTTGTTGAGTTAATTACTGATAAAAATATTGTTGCAGTCTGGCAGGGTAAGTCCGAAGCGGGTCCTCGTGCATTAGGTAATCGTTCTCTTGTCTATGACCCTCGTGATCCTGATGGAAAGGACTTTGTAAATACGGTAAAACGTCGTGAATACTTCAGACCTTTTGCTGGTTCTATTCTAAAAGAACATGTTCATGAATGGTTCGATCTTCGTGGAATGGATGAAACTCCTTTCATGATGTATGCAGTCAAGTGTCAGGAAGGAATTAAAGAAAAGATTCCTGCCATCATTCACGTTGATGATACATGTAGAATTCAGACCGTTACTGAAGATCAAAACAAACATTACCATGAACTAATTACTGAGTTCTATAACAAAACTGGATGCCCAATCATCTTTAATACCTCTTTCAATCTTGGAGGAGAACCATTAGTAGAAGATTTGCACGATGCTGTTCGAACTCTTGTAGAAAGTGATATTGAATATCTATATCTTCCCGAGTATAAGTTAATGATTGAGGTCCCTAATCAATGAGAGATGCAAAAAGAATTACCATTGTGGGAGGTGGCACTTCCGCATGGATGACTGCCGCTTTACTTTTAAATAATATTACCAAGGATACTACTATTAGTCTTATCGATAAAACTGATGGTGGTAATCCTGTTGGAGTTGGTGAAGCAACTATCCTCAGTTTTAAAACATTCATGGATGATTGTGGATTTCCACTCCAAGAATGGTTTCGTGAGGTAACATCTACTTTTAAAGGTGGTATTCTTTTTGAAAATTGGAAAGGCGAAGGTGAAGATATTTGGCATCCCTTTGCATTCCCTAATTTGGATAGTCTTGGTATTTTCCAAGGATCAGATATTACAATACATGAATTATGGTCACAGAATCAAGAACATTTTCCTAACAAAAAGACTGATTGTGAAATTCATTACAATGCAGCAGTTAGAGATAATAAAATAGATCCTGATAATTTAAAAATCTATGCACAACATATTGATGCTTCTCTCCTTGTAAAATTCATTAAAGGAAAGATTTCTGACAGAATTAACTTTATAGAAGCTGATGTTATGTCTGTCAATAGAACTCAGGATGGATATATCCATTCGTTAAGTCTTGCTAATGGTGATTGTCACGAAGCAGATTTTTTCGTAGACTGCACTGGATTTAAAGGTTTACTTAGAGAAGATAAAGATAGAGTAGATCTCACCGATAGACTTTTCTGTGATACTGCCGTTGCTGGTCATGTTCCATACATTGATAGAACTAAGGAATTGAAACCATATACTGCATGTGATGCTGTAGAACATGGATGGATTTGGAAAATTCCTACAAGTAAAAGGTATGGAACAGGTTTAGTATTCAATAGAAGTGTCACTCCTATAGATGAAGCTGCAGATTTCTTTATTGAATATTGGGATCGAAGATTGGAAAAGGGCAGTCTTAAAGTTTTAGATTGGACTCCTTTCTACATTCGCAATTTCTGGGAGAAGAATGTTGTTAATATTGGGTTATCAGGTGGATTTATTGAACCACTAGAGAGTACAGGTATTGGACTCATCTCAGCAGGCGCTTGGGAGTTTTTGAGAAGAATTAAGACTCGTAATTACGATCAACATGATATTGATTTGTATAATGCAAACATGAAGGCATTCTTTGAGAATTCTATTGACTTTGTGAATATGCATTATTCTAGACCAAAACAAGAAGGTAAGTTCTGGTTATGGGTTAAACAGAATTATAAATCTTCACCAACTCTGGAATGGTATGCAAATGACTTTGCATATGCAGCTAAGAGTATCAATGATGTAGGTAAAGAAATGTTCTCAGGTGCAAATTGGTTCTGTTGGTTGAAACAATTGGATTATCCAGTTTGCAGTAAAGACATAGATCTGCCACCACAATTTTCTAGAGAACTTTTACAAAGATTCCTTGATAATGAAGTTGGTAAATATGATTATCTTCCTGTCGCTGAGACTGTAGTAGATAACTTTGCATCTTTAAATTATCTTACAGAAAGATCGGTTAACCCTTGGAAATGAATATACCCTTTATTAATGAAAAAGAAGTCTTTGAAGTAAATCCAAATCTGGAAGCTTGTGTTCATGTTATTGGACCAGAAGAAGTTCGTGTAGTTGTTGTTGATAACTTCTACAAGAATCCAGACATGGTTAGAGATCTTACTTTAAGTATTCCTCCGACAGAGAATGCAAAGATAATGGCAGGAACTCCTGGCACTAGAGTGTTTGGTCATTATGATTTTGAATCTTTATATCCTATTTTTAGACACTTGTTTAGGACTGTGTATGGGGATTTGACAGAGAATGTTAGTGATGACCAAATTTATGAGTCGGTTCGTACAACTCCCTTCTGTGTCAACATTAATCAGTCCGTAAACCTACCGCCAGTGACCCCACACATCGATGATAGGGATTCTATGTTATTTGCTGCGGGAATCTATTTAAACACGCCTGAGGAGTGCCAGGGCGGGACTTCGTTCTATATGTTAAATGGCAAACAATCCATTACCAATGAAGATATTGGTCAGTGGTTAAAATCAAAAGGTAAAGAAAAATTCTGGGATCATTATATTACAGACACTGATAATGTTCCTGATTGGGAATTGCTCAGTGTTGCAGAAATGAAATATAATCGTCTGGTAATGTATCCAGGCAATGTAGTACATACTGCTTATATGAAACCAGATATGTTTACTGGTGATCTCTATAGATTAATTCAAATGATGTTCGTTGCATTAGATCCATGAAAAAAGCTTTTATTGATGAACATGAAGTATTTGCTTTGGGTGATGATCTAGAAGCAAGTGTTCATACAATTGGACCAGAGAAATCCAAAATTGTCACTATTGATAACTTCTACAAGAACCCAGAAATGGTTAGAGATCTGGCCTTACAGATTCCATGTACGAATAATCCAATTATTTTGGCAGGGGCGCCTGGCCACAGGGTAGATGCATACTATGATTTCTCATCATTAACTCCATTCTTTACTAACATTTTTGGTAGTGTTTATGGAGATCACATGGAGGAGAAAAAAATTACTCCTGCTAGGGTAGAAGATTCCATTAAGGGATTGACATTCTGTGTCAATGTGACTCAATCAGAAAATCTAAAACCTATTGTCCCCCATGTGGATGATGATGGTGGGATGTTATATGCTGCAACTGTATATCTTAATAAGGATGAAGAATGTGCAGGTGGCACATCATTTTATACCTTAGAAGGTGATCAACTGGGTAATCCAGATAAAATAGATAACTGGTTAAAGAAGAAAAATAAGTACCCCTATTACGATAATTATATTACAGATAGTGAGGAGGAGTGGGAACTGATACATCTTGCCGAAATGAAGTATAATAGGTTTGTAATGTATCCTGCAAACATTCTCCATACAGGTTATATTAAACCTGGAATGTTTACTGGAGATACTTGGAGATTGGTTCAAATGTTCTTCATCTTCTTAGGTGGCCCAGGAACTTTCTTACCAGTGAATCATAGTGAGTATCAGAAATTTTTAAAATATGGACAGTACGGAGAACCTAAGTGAAGATTGTTTTTACTAACGGAACATTTGATATTTTGCACCCAGGGCATATTGAATTGTTTAAAGTCGGTGCTTCTCTAGGAGATAAACTTATTGTAGCGACAGATACGGACGAAAAGATTAGGAACGACAAAGGTCCCTCTAAGCCTATTAATGATTTATGCTATAGGATGTCAATGTTACAATCTATTCGTTACATAGATACTGTACACTATTTTAATAGTAGGAAAGAATTAGAAGATTTGATCGAAATGTATAGTCCAGATATTCTTCTTTTGGGAGGAGACTGGAAGAATGGTGATGTTGTTGGAGCAGACTTTGCAAAGGAAGTTCGACACTTACCAAGAGTCGGTGGATATTCTTCTACAAAAGTCATTCAAACAATTTTGAGAAATTATGAGTGATACATTTAAGGCAATCGTCCTTGGAGATACATGTGACGATGAATATGTTTATGGTACTGTTGATAGATTAAGTCCTGAAGCTCCCGTTCCAGTATTGAAGTATACTCGGAGTGAGAAGACCAAAGGAATGGCAGCCAATGTCAATAATAATTTGAGATCTTTTGGTATTGCTACAGATCTATTAACTCATAAAGAAAATATTATCAAGACTCGTTTCATCGATGAGAATAGTGGTTACCAATTAATGAGGATGGACGAAGACAAAGAAGTCAGTCCCATCACCGCAGCACAACTTAGATCATCGTTTATCCACTTTGGCGGATTTGATGTCATGGTCATTTCCGACTATGGTAAAGGTTTTCTACCTGAAGATAGGATGAAAGAGATCATTGAAAGTTTCAATGGTCCTGTTTTCGTAGATACAAAAAAGAGAAAATTATATCATAGAGATAATGTTTTCTACAAGATCAATAAGAAAGAATATGATCTTTTAGAGAAACACGAAGATATGCCTCACGATACTCATATGATTGTTACGATGGGTTCTGCGGGTGCTAAGTGGGCAGGCATTACCTTTACGTTAGAGTCCCAAGTTAAAGTGTATGATGTAACTGGTGCAGGAGACACATTCTTGGCTGCATTAGTTAAAAGACATTTAGAAACCAAAGACTTGCAGGTTTCGATTGATTATGCAAACCGTGCTGCAGCGATGTCGGTTCAACATCCTGGCGTTTATACACTGACACAAAACGACATTGGACAATTATGAAATATGTGGTAGACATTGATGGCACTATCTGTTATCCTGGTGAGGGTGAGGAAAAGTATACTCACGCAGTCCCCCGATATGATAGGATCTGTCAAATAAACGATCTATATATTAAAGGCAATGAGGTAATCTACTTTACTGCTAGAGGTATGGGTAGATTTAATGATGACTGCCAAAAAGCACATGATGCATTTTACAAGTTGACTTTAAAACAACTTTGTAATTGGGGATGCATGTTTACCGATTTACGTTTAGGTAAACCTTCTGCCGATTATTACATTGACGATAAAGGTATAAACGATGGAGATTTCTTCAAGACCGAGGCAGGGTAATCCAATTAAATTCGTACCTAAAGGGTGGGGATATGAAAAGTGGATTGTAAACTGCGAACAATACTGCGGTAAACTTCTTTTCCTTGCAAAAGGAAAAAAATGTTCATGGCATTACCATAAACTAAAAGATGAAGTCTTTTATGTTCAGAGTGGAAAAATCAGAATCTACTATGGATGGGATGACAACATTGAAATGGCAACGGTAGACGTTTTAGAACGTGGTGATAAATTTCATGTTCCTATTGGAATGAAACATAGAATGTATGCCATGGAAGACACAGAACTATTTGAGTTTAGTTCAGAACATTTTGATGAAGATAGTAATCGTATCATTCCAGGAGACTGAATGGAACTGAGTGAATTTATTTGTTGTTATGACATTTACGATCAGCAAGAATGTCATACTATTATTGACTGGTTTAAGAATACTCCAGAATTACATCACGACGGAAAAACAATGGACCATTCCAATGGTTCAGTCGTGAATTGGACTAAGAAAGTTGCAACTCAGGCATATCCTAAACCTGATGATGCTATATCCCATTTCCTAACTCAAGGATTTTTTAGGGCATATGAGAAGTATGAGTCGGAACATCTAACTCCAAAGGGAGAACCTCTAGTTCTTCGAGATATTTCAGTACGAGTGTATCCAAAGGACAGGGGTCATTTCCTAGAACACTTTGATCAAACTGCGGGTCCAAACGCTACGAGAGTCTTTGCAGTTATTGCTTATCTAAATGATGTTGAAGAGGGTGGTTGCACATCGTTTCCAGATCTCAATGTAACAATCAAACCAGAAACAGGAAAAGTTCTCATCTTTCCATGTAGTTATCTCTTTGCACATGAAGGAGAGATGCCCACTTCAAATGAAAAATATATTGCGACAGGATTTATACACTTCCAAGATATCTTTCAACAGTAGTGTAATCATGTTCATACCATGAATTGTTAGCACAGGTATAGTCTTGATATTTACCTTTAAGATGTTCTGGGAAGGGGATCCTTTTTATGGTTCCCTTCTCTTTTTTTGCGACTAATTCAGCAACAGTTTCAAATGATACTGGATTACCCGTACCAACATCGTAGATACCACTATCAGCAGTATTGTTAAGAACAACATCCACTACATCTTTTACCCACACAAAGTCTCTATAAAACTTATCAGAACCTTCGAATAACGTTAATTCTCCAGTCTCTCTGATTTGTTTGGTAAACTTACTGATAGGACTTGCTTGATCACCTTTATGATCTTCTCCTGTTCCATATACATTAAAGTATCTAAATCCTTGAATATGTTTGAACTTGTCTATATGATCTAAAACATAGTAGTCAATGATTAGTTTTGAAATGGCATATTGGTTTAACGGGTTTATAATTTTTCTATTCTTCTTTTGATTCCCATACACTGAAGCAGAGGATGCATATTTAATAGGAATCTGATACTCTATTGCTTTTCCGAAGAGATGAGCAGTGAAGTCTTGATTGTAGTGTGCAATAGTCATCCAGTTCTTCTCTGTGGTGGAAGACATTGCTCCATTATGAATAATTAATTTAAGTTTATCCCATTCATCAAACTTACTGAGAAACTCCCAGGCATTGTCCTGATCTACACCAATCACTTTATCCTCACCCATTTCACCTAGTGCTTGTCTGAAGTGAGAACCAATAAATCCTTTGTAACCAGTTAGTAAGATCATAAATACTTTGGAGAAACCTATAGAGTTTGGGAATGGCAAAGCCCTCTAGTAGAGACGAGTTGAAGGAATACTGTCTAAGGAAACTCGGTAAACCAGTATTGGAGATCAACGTTGACGACGATCAAGTTGAGGATCTGATCGATGATGCCATCCAATTATACCATGAAAGACATGGTGAGGGAATAGACAGAGTTTTTCTCAAGCATAAGTTGCTTGAAGTGGAGAAGGATACTTTTGCAGGTATTGCTTCTACTACCACTGGGACTAGTACCCACGGCGGCGTCTCTACAATGGAATATGAGGAAGGTGCTAATTATCTACCTCTTCCAGATTCAATCATTGGAGTAAACAAGATCTTCAAGATTGACTCTTCATCCGTTTCGGACGGATTATTCAATATCAAATATCAATTGTTCCTGAATGATTTATATTACTATGGAGCAATCGATCTGTTAAATTATGGAATGGTAAAATCTTACCTTGAGACTCTTGATTATATGATCAATCCTGATGCTCAGGTTAGGTTCAACAAGAAAAATAGAAGACTATACTTAGATATTGACCTTGGTGAAGTCACGGCTAATCATTATATTCTTATTGATTGTTACAGAGAAGTGGATCCACAATCCGCAACTTCTGTTTACAACGATCCTTGGTTAAAGAGATATACAACTTCTTTAATCAAGAGACAGTGGGGTCAGAACTTGATCAAATTCCAAGGGGTCAAACTTCCTGGCGGTCTTGAAATGAATGGTAGACAACTGTTCGATGATGCTCAGAGAGAGATCGAAGACCATGAAGAGAGACTAATGACTGAATATGCAATGCCACCTCTAGACATGATCGGATAATGCCTTTAAGTCCTTTTTTCTTACACGGATCACCTAGTGAACAGAGGTTAGTTCAGGATTTGGTGAACGAACATCTTAAGATGTTTGGTCAGGATGTCTTGTATCTTCCTAGAAAGATCATTAATGAAGCAACAGTAATTAAAGAGATTAATGCTTCTAGATTCGATGATAGTTTCCGAATCGAAGCATATCTAACCAACTTTGAGGGGTTTGGTACTCCATCAGATATTCTAACAAAGTTTGGTGTTCGTGCAACAGATGAGATTCAATTAGTAATTTCTAAAGAAAGGTATGATGATTTCATCAGTCCATTCTTGGAGATGTATCCAGAAGGCACTGTTAAATTAACTAATAGACCTCAAGAAGGCGACTTGATTTATCTTCCTTTAGATAATGCTTTATTTGAGATTAAGTATGTGGAAGGAAAGGTTCCTTTCTATCAGTTAAATGATCTCTTCATGTATGAACTCAGATGTGAGATCTTTGAGTATAAAGATGAAATCATTGACATCTCTGATGTTGAAACTGGTATGCAAGGTGAAGATATTATTGAACCTCTTGGTGGTTCTGGTACTGCTGTAATCATCAAGATGATTGGTGACACTGCAGTTTCTGCAGCTGCAAGTATTGGATATGCTTCTACATTCACCGATGTGAAGTCTGTTCAATATATTGATATGGTCAATGATGGTAGTTATTTTACTACTCCTAGTGTAACTATTGCCAATCCAGAAAAAGGACGAGGTGCAACAGCGACTGCATCTTTAACTGATAAAGCAATAACCAGTATCACAGTTACAGATTCTGGTTCAAATCACCTAGAAATTCCTACCGTTACATTCAGTCCACCGAATAGAACTACTGCAACATCAGTTAAGTTTGGTAATAATGCATTCGAACACACGACTGCGACAGATGTAGAAAATTCTAGATTAGTGTTCCCATCGACGATCGATGGAAGAAATGGCAGGATTGTAATTAGTTTCTGGTATTACCCAACTGATTTGGAACCAGATGTAAATCTTGGTGGTGTTTTAATGTGGTCCGATAGGATCAAGATCTTCCATCTACCTGATGGTAAAATTAGATTCGCATCGGCACAGACAACCACTTCATCTTCTCAGAGGATGAATCTGAATGCTTGGAACTTCGTTAGAATCGTTCAGGTAGGCACAGACGCAAGGATCAGTGTCAATGGAGTCTCTCAAGGACCATATGCCAACGTAGACCCAATTCCATTCATCGGTAATGATGTGTTGCAACTGGGTGCTGACGTTGCTGGGGCAGGTAGAGCTCCAACAAGAACAGCTGGATATATTGGTGTTCTTGATCACGTCACTATTTTACATACTACTGATACCCAGTTCAGAACTGCTATAGATACTCAAATTCCCACAACTACTACAGAACAGGAAGTTGATTTACATACTAGTGAAGTAGCACAGTATATTCAAACCTGCGATAATATTGTCCCACAGGCAGTCGCTGTTATGGATGGACTGAAGGTGGATTCAATCTTCATTAAAGAAACTGGACAAGGTTTCATGAATACTCCTCTGGTTTATATTACTGAACCAGATAGAGGTGTACAGGCAACTGCGGTTGCTATTATGACAAGTAGAACTGCAAACACTGGATTGGGTATCGATAGAATTCTCCTTATCGATCCTGGTACTGGATATCAAAGTCCACCTACAGTAACCATCTCTGGTGGCGGCGGTTCAGGTGGTGGTATTGCAACTGCCGTAATCAATACAGGTGTTATGGGACCTGCAGGCATCATCACTGGTGGTGTTGGATACTCGACTACACCAAATATATACGTTCAACCAATCTTCATTCCTTCATCGGTTGGAACATCCACTGCAATTAATAATGTCAGTGCAGAGGCAGTTCTGGATGTTACAGGATCTCTTACACAAATTAGATATCGTAGTGCTGGTGCAGGATATACATTTAACTATCCTACTGTCGGTATTGACTCTGTTAGAGATCCATCCTTCGGAGAATATGAAAGAGGTATGGAAGTTGAAGGTCTGGAAAGTGGAACCAAGGGTACTGTCAAATCTTGGAACATGCCCAATAAGACTCTCGAACTTACCAGAGTTGATGGTAGTTTTGTCATTGGAGAATCTATTGTTGGTGCTGGGGTTAGTTACACGATCTCTACTATTGATTTCAGTGGTGATAACACGGGATTTGGTGATAATGAAAACATCGAGACTGAGGCAGACAAGATTCTTGACTTCTCAGAAAGGAACCCATTTGGCGAGTTCTAAATAGTTAATAATTTGGTCATATCATGTTAGCCCCACATTTTTATCATCAAGTAATCCGAAAGACTATTATTGCATTCGGAACCTTGTTTAACGACATGGAAGTACGCACCAAGACTAGTGCTGGTGCAAACCTTAGTGTGGTTAAAGTTCCTATCGCATATGGACCAGTTCAGAAATTCTTAGCAAGGTTAGAACAAAGACCCGAATTAAGAACTGAAGGATCTGCAAGAACTGCTTCTAGTGTGGATCTTCCCAGAATGTCTTTCGAGATGATTGGTATTCAATATGATGGGTCAAGAAAAGTCTCAACAATGCAGACTTTTAAAGCTGTTAATAGTGTTACTGGCGAGTTGAACAAAACGTTCATGCCTGTACCATACAACATCGCAATTCAGTTGAATATTCTTGCGAGATTGAATGAGGATGCACTTCAGATTGTGGAACAGATCTTACCATATTTTCAACCAAGTTTCAATTTGACCATTGATATGCTTGATGTATTGGGAGAAAAGAAAGACGTTCCTATTGTATTGGAAAGTATTAGTTTTGAAGATAATTATACTGAGGATTATTTGACAAGAAGAGAGATTGTTTATACTTTAAACTTTACAGCAAAGACCTACATGTATGGTCCTCTACCTTCTACTAATGAGGGTCTCATTAAGAAGGTTCAGGTTGATTACATGACCAATACCGATAATCTCAAGAACGCCTCCAGACAAGTTCGTTATACCGCAGAACCTCTTGCAATCAAAGATTACAATCAAGATCGTACAACTACACTTGGAGAAGTTGTCAATTCTAAGGTAGTTTCTTTCGAAGTATCTGATGCAACCAGTTTGGTTGTGGATACATTTATTGAGATTGATTCTGAAGTAATGAAAATTAAGTCCATTGCAGGTAATAGGATTACTGTTAGAAGAGGTGAATATAGCACTATGATTACCAATCACGACTTCGGTGCAGCACTCAATGTAATCACTCCTCAGGATACTGCATTGATTGAACCTGCTGATGATTTTGGGTTCAGTGAATTCAGGTATGACTATAATGATGGCAAAGTATACAGTCCATCAAAGGACGAGGATGTCTAATCAAGTCTAAATAGGATATAGAATACTAGTCCCTGTGGATAATGTCTAAACAATCGATTGGTGTTGGTAACAGCGTAAACGATGGAACGGGTGATACCCTGAGACAGGGAGCCATCAAAGTAAACTCCAACTTCACTGAATTATATGAAACTTTTGGTGATGCCACCAATCTGGTAAGTTACGCCAAAACTTCTGGTATCAGTAGTGATTCCAATCTCCTCGGTGGACAACCCAAAGATTACTATACTAATGCATCCAATATCAACAGTGGTAAGTTATTAGACTTCTTCTTGCCTGATGATATTACTGCGGATACTATTCATAGTAATTTTTATGGACCTCTTGTAGGTGACGTTACTGGTAACGTAGTAGGAACGGCAGAAACTGCAAACATCGCAAAACTTGCACAAGGACTGACAGGAAGTCCAGATATTGCAGTAGGTTTTGCTACAGGAACATTCATTGGTAACTTATCAGGAACTGCCTCTCTCGCCAGTTTGGCAACCACTGCACTTTATACTCCATATGCCAGAAATGCAGGTATCTCTTCTCTGGCTGAAGTTGCTGGTATTGCAACAACTGCGGAGTATGCAATTAAAGCAGGTGTAACAAGTGCATTAGAAACGACAAGAACCATTGGAGGAATTAATTTCAATGGAACGATTGATATTGATCTGCCTGGTGTAAACATTGCAGGTAATCAAGACACCAGTGGTAATGCTTTAACTGCAACAACTGCTGGTTATGCAACTAGTGCAGGAACTGCTGGTTATGCAACAACTGCTGGAATATCTACCTTATCTGTAAATTCCCAAGGATTAACAGGATCTCCAGACATCAATGTCTCTAATATTACTGCTGGAGTTGTAACTGCAACAGAATTTGTTGGTTCTGGTGCAAGTCTTACAGGTGTTGTCGCACAATCTTCTGGTCAGAATATCCGTAGAGATGGCGTTGCTGTAGGTGTTGCAGTTACGATGGACTTTGGATTTGGTATTACTATTACCGATCCTGTCTCTGGAATCTCAACAGTTAATGTTGCATACCCTGGTATTAATACATCAGCTAACTCCAACTTTAATTTTGTAGGTATTACTTCGGCAACTATCGGTTCACTCAATGCAACCAGTGTTGATAGTCCACTCGGATATACACAACCATCCACATATCAAGATAACGTTAAGTTGAATCTTGGTACAGGTGGAGAGACCATGCTCTTCATGGATGGAACCAATACTAGGTTCAGACAGAAGTTTTCTGGTAATAGTGGAGACATTATTTTTGATACTGATGAAGCGAACTCTACTATTGCAAAGTTTAATAGATTTAGAAAAAGTGTAGAACTCTACTACAATAATACTCTCTGCCTGGAAACCAAAGACGGGGGCGTTGAGATTACAGGAGTCACAACTTCCACTGGAGGTTTTGTTGGTAATTTAACGGGAGATGTTAATGGTAATGCCTCTGGACTAACTGGAACTCCACAACTTAACGTGGGAATACTGACAGCAACTACAGGATTCTATTCAGGAAACTTGGATGTTACTGGAGAGACATACTTAAGAGATGGTGTTCAAGTTACTGGAACTCAGACTGTAAGTGGACTTTCCACGTTCAGTAGTGGTATTTCTGTTAATGGACATATTGCAAATGCATCTGATTCCGACACATCTATCAAATTCCCAGAAGCAAATACCATTTCTTTTGAAACAAATGGATCTGAGAAAGTTCGCATAGATGCAAATGGCAAAATTGGAATCGGAACCGATAATCCAGGTGAGCAATTACATCTGTTGAATGATGCAGAGAGTGCGATAAAAGTTGAATCAACAGGTGCATTTACACCTTCTGTTTTAGAACTCAAGTCTCCTTCTAATGGTAGGGTTGATTTTAGACCTGCTACGGGTGATGCTGCTGGTCGAATATTATATTCTCATACCGATGACAGTATGAGATTTTCAACAAAGACCTCTGGAGGTAGTAGAACAGAAAGAGTTTATATAACTTCTGATGGTATCGTACCAGCTGCAGACAGTCAATACGATATAGGAACTAATACTAATAGATTTGCAACTGTATATGCTGATGCATTTAATGGTAATGGTTCTGGTCTTACTGGACTGAATGCGTCACCAAACTGTAAACAGACCATATATAGTACGGCGACAAGTATTAGTGTACCTGGTCAAGGTTCCTTTGCAGCAATGCCATTTAGTGTTGATATTACTCCCACTTCAGCAAGTAGTAAGTTTCTAATTGAAGGTGCTATCTTTGCAGACTCTTTCCAGTATGATTATGCTTTCTTATATGGTATTAGGAGAACTGTTGGTGGTGTAGATACTAATATCATTCCAGCAGGTTCAGGTTTTAGACAAGGATCACTGGCAGTCGTTGCGCCGTATACTAATCTCAACTATAGAGTCGATCAAGCTACTATAGATCCATATCTGGATGCACCGAATACCACTTCTACAGTTACATATAGATTCGTTGTTAGAAACCAAACTACATCAGCTTATGATTACTATATCAATCGAGATTCATTTGATGGGGATAACTCAACTAGCAGAAGAACTTGGAGTCGTATCACCGTAACGGAGGTTAAGTGATGAAATACAATCATAGAGCAATTCGCAAAGCGTATCCTGATAAGAATCTTTTAATTCAAGATGACATTGGGGTTTTTGATAGAGATATCAGTGATACCACGCCTTTTGAATTCGATCAAAGTCTCGTGGATGCAGCTGCTGTTGAAGAGGACAAATTGGCACTCAACGAATACAATAGGTTTCAACGTCAACAGGCATTTCTCAATGAAGCAGATCCCCTCTTCTTCAAAGTTCAGAGAGGAGAAGCAACTCAATCCGATTACGATTCAAAGGTTGCAGAAATAAGAGCTAAATACCCATATACAGAATAAACATAATGAGTAGTGAATTTGATAAAATTGATCAGGCATTAGACATTGAAGCAACTCCAGTAGATAAGGAGATTGTGAAGAAACCTAAGGCACCTCCTAAAATCAGAGATGGTAAACAGGAGTCTGAAAAAGATTATGAGTACACAAGAGCTCAATTGTACTCTTTGATTGAAAAAGGTCAAGAGGCTGTAAATGGAATTCTTGAGTTATCGCAGGAAAGTGATTCTCCAAGAGCATACGAGGTTGCTGGTCAGTTAATTAAGAACGTTGCAGATGCTACAGATAAGTTAATTGATCTGCAACAAAAGATGAAAGACTTAAATAAAGAAGATGCAAAGGGTCCAAACAGTGTGACGAATAATGCACTGTTTATTGGATCTACAGCTGACTTGCAAAAATTTCTAAAAAATGGTGGGACTGGTGAAGAAAAGAAATAGTGCCAGAAAAGAACTGGAACAAGCACTTACTAATATGTTAAAGGTTGGTGCTTTAAAACAAAGAAGACCTAAATTAAAATCACCAGATATAACCGCAAAGGAACTCAGAAGTAGTTCCGAGTTACAAATGATTCTGTTAGCATTGAGGAAAGTGAAAAATGGTAAATCAAGCTGACGTATATCTTGGTAATCCCAATCTAAAGAAAGCTAATGTAGCTGTAGATTGGACAGAAGATAATATCAGGGAGTATTTGAAGTGTAAAGACGATCCTGTATATTTTACTGAAAAGTATATCAGAATCATTAACCTTGATAAAGGTCTTGTACCTTTTGAAATGTACCCCTTTCAGGAAAAATTAGTAAGAAACTTCCATGGAAATAGATTCAACATCTGTAAGATGCCCCGACAGTCGGGAAAGTCAACAACCGTTGTTTCATATCTCCTCCATTATGCACTCTTCAACGATAGCGTTAATATTGGTATACTTGCAAACAAAGCTGCAACTGCCAGAGAACTATTAGGAAGACTTCAAACAGCATATGAAGCTCTACCCATGTGGATGCAACAGGGTATCGTTGCATGGAACAAGGGTTCTATGGAACTTGAAAATAAATCAAAGATTGTTGCTGCTTCGACATCTGCTTCTGCTGTTCGTGGTATGTCTTTCAACATCATCTTCTTGGACGAATTTGCGTTCATTCCAAACCATATTGCAGACGACTTCTTCAGTTCTGTATATCCTACGATTTCATCTGGTAAATCTACAAAAGTGATTATCGTTTCTACCCCCAAGGGTATGAATCACTTCTATAGATTATGGCATGATGCGGAACTTGGTAGGAATGAATATGTAACTACAGATGTTCATTGGTCAGAAGTTCCAGGTAGAGACGAGGCGTGGAAAGAACAAACAATTAAGAACACATCAGAACAACAGTTCCGAGTTGAGTTTGAGTGTGAGTTCTTAGGATCTATTGATACGTTGATTGCTCCTGCAAAATTGAAAGCTTTATCGTATGATGATCCTATTGGTAGAAGTAATGGTGGAGATATATTTGAAAACCCTAAATCAGAACACAATTATGTCGTAACTGTTGACGTTGCTAGAGGTGTAGAAAAAGATTACTCTGCCTTTTGTGTGTTTGATGTCACAGAGTTCCCATACAAGTTAGTTGCAAAATATAGGAACAATACGATCAAACCTATGATCTTTCCTAGTGTCATCTATGAGTTTGCAAAGGCATATAATAATGCTTATATCTTATGTGAAGTGAATGATATTGGTGATCAAGTTGCATCAATCATAAACTATGACTTGGAATACCAGAACCTTTTGATGTGTTCAATGAGAGGTAGAGCAGGTCAAGTTGTAGGACAAGGATTTTCTGGTAAGAAGACACAACTGGGTGTCAAGATGAGTAAGACGGTTAAACAAATTGGATCATTGAACTTAAAGTCATTAATCGAATCCGATAAACTTCTTCTTTGTGACTATGATACTATTGCTGAGTTGACCACGTTCATTCAAACAAAGAATACATTCCAGGCAGAAGAAGGATGTAATGATGACCTCGCAATGTGTCTCGTAATCTTTGCATGGTTAGTTGCTCAAGATTACTTTAAGGAGATGACGGATGATGATATTCGTAAAAGATTATATGATGAACAAAAGAATCAGATCGAACAAGATATGGCTCCGTTTGGATTCATGAGTGATGGTCTTGATGATACTGAGTCATTTGTAGACGGTGCAGGTGATAGATGGAATGTTGATGAATATGGTGATAGGTCTTATATGTGGGAGTATTACTAATGGAAACTAAAAAACAAGTCATAAACCTAATAAGATTCGTCATCTTTTTCCAACTAGCAATAGTAGCAGCAACCATAGTAGGTTGTTTTACCGCCAAAGATAATAAGTGCGGAGAGGCAGATAAACAACATATTGCTAACATGATGACCGTTATCACAACATCAACGTTTGCATTATATGCAGCCGAAAAATAATGAACCTTGATGATCAGTTTGACTTAGAACATCTTTTTCTGCAGGAGAGGAAGTGTAGGTCTTGTGGAAAAGTCAAAGATCTATTATCCGATTTTTATTTGACTCGAAGAAATAGAGCAAATAGATCTGCATATTCATATGAGTGTAAAGAGTGTACAAAGAAGAGAGTTAGATCTAAAAGGCGTAGAGAAAGGGAAGACGTGTATCCAGACTGGTAGGGGGTTCGTGCATTGTTTCCCCAGTGGAAAAGTAGCAATTTCTAAATAATAACAGAGAAATGAACTTCTTCCAGAGGACTAAGACATGGCGTTAAATTTAGTATCACCAGGAGTCAAAGTAAGAGAAGTTGACTTAACTATTGGCAGAATTGACGACATCAATGATCAGGTTGGTGCTATTGCTGGTCCTTTCGCTAAGGGTCCAGTCGGAGTACCTGTCCTGATTGAAACGGAACAGGATCTGCTCAATACGTTTGGAAAGCCTTACTCTGCTGATGGACAGTACGAATATTGGCACACCGCTTCTTCATATCTTTCATATGGTGGTGTCCTAAGAGTTATTAGAACTGACGGTGGATCGGGTCTCGTTAACGCGAACGCTCCGACTGCAGCGGCTGTTACTAACTTAAAGATTTTATCCCAAGAGGATTATTACACAAATCACACAGTTTCGGATGACTGGCACTATGCTGCTAGAAACCCTGGATCTTGGGCAAACAACTTAAGAGTTTGTGTAATTGACTCTCTTGCAGATCAGAGACTTGCAATCGGTACAGATGGTCTTGCAGTTGGATATGCAATTACTGCAGGATTCTCAACTTCCGTAGCTAAGTCTGATGGTACTGTTGGGGTCGAAACTGGATTCCTGAAGGGAATGATCACACAGATCAATGAGGGATCTGTTGATGTTAAACTGACCTCCATGTATGACAACGCAACGACTACATGGTCGAAGGTTGCATACGAGGAAGGAAGTGTTACTAAGGCATTCCAAGGTTACGACGCTAACCTCTTCGTTGGTATTAGTACCCTTACAAGTGAAAACTTCGCTAACAGATACAGAATCTACAACGATGCAGGTACTGAGCAACAAGTTGAGAGATACAGATTCGGTGGATCTGTTGGATCTGGTTCTTCTGTTGTAAGTTTCGATAGTTTTGATAGCAGATATGTCACTTTCGGTGACACTCTGAAGTCCCTTAACGGAACACTGACTGCAACTGTTGTTGGATTTACAACGGCTTCTAATCCAGGTGTAATTCTTAACCAGACTGCTGGTGTTGGTATGGCAAATACCACGTTCATCATTAAGTCAGGTATTGGTTCTGGACTTACCCTCTCTAATGTAAATACTGCAACCGACTGGTATAACCAACAAACTCTTGGTCTCACCAACAGCACTGTTTACTGGAAGTCTATTGCAGATCGTCCTAAGACTTCTGAATATACTGCAGACAGAATGGGTGAACATGATGAAATCCACGTTGCCATTGTTGATGACAATGGAGACATTACTGGAAGTTCTGGTAATATCATCGAGAAGTGGACAAATCTTTCTAAGGCAGCAGATGCTAAGGTTTCTCCTTCTACCGCTGTTTACTATAAGGACTATGTTGCACAGTTCTCTGAGTATATCTTTGTGGGAGCTGCACACACAGGTACTGGTACTAAGTTCACCTCTATGGGTGGATACACAGTAGACTCTACTGGTGCATGGGGCGGAAACGCACAATCTACAACTTTCAACGCAATCGGTTCTAAGAGCTGGTCTCTTGCAAGTGGTAGTGATTACGGCGGAGTCGATAGATTCAACGTTGAACTGGGAGATGTAGTTGGTGGTTATTCCGTTCTGGAGAACCCCGCAGAATACTCTGTAAACTTCCTTATCAACGGACCATCTGGTGGCGCTTCGATCTACGAATCGCAAGCGAAGGCTGCAAAACTGATTCAGATTGCAGAAACTCGTAAGGATTGCATCGCATGTATTTCTCCACACAGATCCAGTGTCGTTAATGTCACTAGTTCTGATGCACAGACTTCTGGTATTATCCAGTTCTTCGATGCACTGCCTTCAAGTTCTTATGCAGTGTTTGATTCTGGATACAAGTACATGTATGACAGATTCAACAATTCATTCAGATACATCCCTCTGAATGGTGACGTTGCTGGTTTGATGGCAAGAACTTCCATCAATTCCTTCCCATGGTTCTCCCCCGCTGGTGCAACTAGAGGAACCATCAACAATGCAATTAAACTTGCATTCAATCCATCTCAGGCACAAAGAGATCTTCTTTATCCTAAGAGAGTTAACCCAGTCATGTTTAGCCCTGGTGCTGGCATGGTTCTCTTCGGAGATAAGACTGCTCTGAAGGTTTCTTCTGCATTCGACAGAATCAACGTTCGTCGTTTGTTCCTCACTATCGAGTCAACAATCGAGAGAGCTGCAAAGGCTCAACTGTTTGAGTTCAACGATGTTCTCACCAGAACTAACTTCCTCAATATCGTAGAACCATATCTCCGCGATGTTAAGGCAAAGAGAGGTATTAGTGACTTCGTAGTTATCTGCGACGAAACTAATAACACCCCCGATGTAATTGACGCTAACCAGTTCAAGGCTGACATCTTCGTCAAGCCTGCAAGATCGATTAACTTCATCGGTCTTACATTCGTGGCTACAAGATCGGGTATCAGTTTCGATGAAGTGATCGGTGCTGTCTGATCAATTAGTTTAACAAAATCCACTAGAGGTCTCATTAACGATGGCTAACTTTTCAAAAAATCATCCCCAGATCTCCCAGAGAACCATTGAGGATTTCAAATCGAAATTGATCGGTGGTGCTGCGAGACCCAATATGTTCGAGGTCGAGCTCCAGTTCCCTTCCTTCGTGGAAGGGGGCTCGGACACTAAAATGCTCGACAATTCAAGGTTCTTAGTTAAGGCTGCTAACCTTCCTGCTTCTAACATTAATGTAATCGAGGTTCCTTTCAGAGGAAGAAATCTCAAGATTGCTGGTGACAGAACATTCGATGTCTGGACAATCACTGTTATCAATGATATCGATTTCGGTATCAGAAATGCATTTGAGAGATGGATGAATGGAATCAATAAGCATGACAATGCTACTGGTTACATCAATCCAGCACAATATCAGTGTGATGCTAGAGTTCATCAACTCGGTAGAAATACTATCAAGAGTACAAATGTTGCTCAACCAGGTCCAGGAAATGCACCCATTAAAGCGGGTTCAAATGTTCCTGTTCTCAAGTCATATCTTTTCCATGGTGTGTTCCCAACTAATGTTGGTGCAATTGAAGTTTCCTACGATAACTCCGATACTATCGAAGAGTTTACTGTAGATCTTCAAGTTCAATGGTGGGATGCTCTTGACACTGAGGGCAAGACTATTCTTAAATCTGAAGAAGAAGTGGTACAAAACACTCAACTTTGAGGTCCAACTCTGAGTTGATAAATAGATGGGTAACAGCCCATATTACTTGATTCATGGCTAAATTATTTGGTTTCAAAATAGAGGACGAGTCTAAGGATAACTCCAAGGGGATTGTATCTCCAGTACCTAGAACTGATGAGGACTCTTCGGACTATTATGTATCAAGTGGCTTTTACGGTCAGTATGTAGACATCGACGGAGTTTATAAGTCCGAAGCTGATCTCATCAAACGTTATAGAGAGATGGCGCTTCATCCAGAAGTGGATAGCGCCATTGAAGATATTATAAACGAAGCAATTGTATCCGACCAAAACGATTCTCCAGTCCAGATTGACTTGGAGAACGTCCCTGGGTCGGATTCTTTAAAGAAATTAATTAGGGCAGAATTTACCAAAGTCAAAGAGTTACTAGACTTTGATAGAAAGTGTCACGAGATTCTAAGAAACTGGTATGTGGATGGGCGAGTCTTTTACCACAAGGTAATTGATATCAACAAACCAGAAGACGGTCTCAAAGAAGTAAGATATATCGATCCACTCAAAATTAAGTTTGTTCGTAAACTTAAAAACAAGGATAAGAGTCTTAACTCAGTAATCAAAAGAATTGGTGCTGAGACTGTGGAAACTCCACAGATTGATGAGTATTACCTGTATGATCCACAAGTCGGTCAGGCTAAAAACAATCTTGGTGCTATTGGTCAACCAGCCTTTAAAGACCAAATGGCGAAAGTCAAGATTGCACCCGATTCAATTACCTTCTGCCACTCTGGCCTAGTTGATAGAAATAAACAGACTGTTCTTTCATACTTGCATAAGTCTATCAAGGCACTCAATCAACTTAGAATGATTGAGGATTCTTTGGTTATCTACAGACTATCGCGAGCTCCTGAAAGAAGAATCTTTTATATTGACGTTGGTAATCTGCCAAAAATTAAAGCAGAACAATACCTGCGTGATGTTATGAACCGTTATCGTAACAAACTGGTTTATAACGCATCGACAGGAGAGATTAAGGATGACCGCAAGCATATGAGTATGCTTGAAGATTTCTGGCTCCCTCGTCGTGAAGGTGGTCGCGGAACAGAAATCACTACTCTTCCTGGCGGACAGAACTTAGGTGAACTGTCTGACATTGAGTATTTCCAGAAGAAACTATACAGAGCTCTTGGTGTTCCAGAGTCTCGTATTGCTGGATCTGGAGAGGGTTTCAACCTTGGTCGTTCTTCCGAAATTCTTAGAGACGAAATCAAGTTTACTAAGTTTGTAGGGAGAATGAGAAAGAGATTCTCTGGAGTCTTCAATGATATGTTGAAAACCCAGTTGATTCTTAAGAACATTGTTTCTCCTGAAGATTGGGAAACTTTGAAGGATCACATTCAATACGATTTCGTTTATGATAATCATTTCTCCGAACTCAAAGAAACTGAGTTGATGAATGAAAGGTTAGCCGTCGTCGGCGCCGTTGAACCTTATCTTGGAAAGTATTTCTCTGCAGGTTATGTTAGAAGAAATATTCTCAAGTTCACTGATACTGAAATTGAGGAAATGGATAAGGAAATTGAAAGGGAGATTAAAGACGGAACTATCATGGACCCAGTAGTTGCACAACAAGCAGAAATGGGTGCAGCAATGGGAATGGATATGGGACAACCAGTCACAGAACCTGAGCTAGATGGTAGTGCCACAGAGGCTCCTGAAATGCCTCAGGGTGGGGAAATCTAATAAAGTGATAAATAGGCGTGTAGCCAATACATAATTATGGATGATTTAATTAATATGGTCGCTGGGAATGAGTCTCCTACAGATATTCATTCTAAGATCAAAGACCTTTTGACTAAGAAGGCTTCTGACAATGTTGATGTTGTTACCCCTGCGGTTACTGCGTCCATGTTTGGTGGACCAAATCCTTATCTGGATGAACCTCCTACTGAAACAGACGAAGTATCTCCCGAAGCAGAAGCTGAGGTAGATGCAGATCAACAACCTACTGATGAAGTAGAAACAGATTCTTCTGAGGAAGAAGAGATTGAAAGTCCTACTGCGGAAGTAGAGACTCCAGATGATGAAGAAGAAAACTAAGCTTTACTTAAAATGAAACTCATCACAGAAGAAATCGAACAGTGTAAGATTCTTGTCGAAGAAAAAGACGGCAAGAAATCTATGTTTATTGAGGGTGTCTTCCTGCAAGGAAACCTGAAGAATAGAAATAATCGTATGTATCCTGTTGAAATTCTTGAAAAAGAAGTAAACAGATATACCGAGTCTTTCATTTCTAAGGGACGCGCTCTTGGTGAACTTGGTCACCCTGAGGGACCTACTGTTAATCTAGATAGAGTTTCCCACAAGATTACATCTCTTGTAAGAGAGGGTTCTAATTTTGTAGGTAAAGCAAAATTGCTTGACACTCCTATGGGTGTTATTGCAAAGTCCTTATTGGACGAAGGTGTAACTCTTGGAGTTTCTTCAAGAGGTATGGGTAGTCTTCGTGACACACAGGAAGGCTATAAAGTTGTTGGAGAGGACTTCATGTTAGCAACTGCTGCTGACATTGTTGCAGATCCCTCTGCTCCAGATGCTTTCGTAAACGGAATCATGGAAGGTGTAGAGTGGATTTGGGATGCTGGAATCCTCAAAGCACGCAACACATTCACCGAATCTGCACCTGTTGAACCAGTTGCAGTGATCGAAACCCCTGCTGTAGTTGAAGCTAAAGTAGAGGAAAAGATCGAAGAAACTAAGCAAACTATAAATAACTTAGTGGATCAAGGAAGACTTGATGAGAAGAAACTGGAGTTGTTCCAGTCCTTCCTGTCAAATCTCTGATTTATAAATAAATATAGATTACGATATCTACAACAGATTAAAAGGAGAGTTCAAATGTCTCGTGGGGATTTACAGGAAATGGAAGCAGGCACTAAGCAATCCAAAACCGCAGTCAATTCTGGCGCCAAGCCTGGCGATCCAATGCCAAAGGCACCAAATTATGTACCTGATAACGGTGCAGTAGAAGATCTCGGTGGTCCTACCCCTGAGAACTCTAAGCCAGATGACGATTCTAACAAGCTTAAGACGCCTGAAAAGACTATTAAGCAGGTTAAGGATGTAGTGAACAAGGGTGCAAAACCTGCCGAACCAATGCCAGCTGGTCTGAAGAAGACTGGTTATGGCGAAGAAGCCGAAGCAAAAGCTGAGGATACAATTTCAGAAGAAGAAACTACTGAAGAAGAAGTCGTGCAGGAACAAGAGGATGTCAATGTTGAAGCTGCTATCGAAGAGGACGTAAATGCCCTCCTGAGTGGCGAAGAACTCTCTGAAGAGTTCAGGGAAAAGGCTAAGATTGTTTTCGAGGCTGCCTTGAACGCTAGAGTAGATGAAGTATCTAAGAATCTGCAGGAAGAGTACGACAAAAAACTCGTTGAGGAAGTAGAAACTATCAAGGTTGAACTCACCGAGCGTACCGATTCCTACCTTGAGTATGTCGCAGAGGAATGGTTAGAGGAAAATGCTATCGCTGTTGAGCGTGGCATCAAGACTCAAATGACCGAGAGTTTCCTCGAAGGCATGAAAGAGCTTTTTGAAGCACATTATGTAAATATCCCTGAAGATAGATACGATGTACTTGAGTCTATGGTAGACAAACTTGATGAAATGGAGACAAAACTCAACGAGCAGATTGAGAGAAACGTCGCACTGAATAAGAGACTGGGTGACGCAACTGCTCAAACGATCATTAATAATGTTGCAGAAGGATTGGCTGTTTCCCAAAAGGAAAAGCTTGCTTCCCTTGCAGAAGGTGTTGAGTTTGAAAGTGAAGAAAGCTATCGCGAGAAACTGGAAACCCTTAAAGAAGCGTATTTCGCCCAAAAGTCCAGCACTCCGAAAGAAACTGTAGCCGAAGAGTTAACTGAAGAGACCAGTCAAGAAGTTGGAGATGTATCCAATTCCATGGCTGCTTACCTGCAGGCACTCAACGCACAGAAGTGATTTTTTTAAACTAAAACACAAGGTAAGCTACAATGCAACAACAAATCAATTATAACCAACTCACTGAAAAGTGGGCTCCACTGCTCGATGCAGATGGTATCGACAAAATTCAAGACTCCCACAGACGCAACGTAACTGCTGCTCTGCTTGAGAACCAAGAGCAAATGCTCCGCGAGAACGCTGAGTTCCTCGGTGAAGCATCCCCAACCAACTCCGCTGGTACTGGTGGTTTCTCTGGTGGTTCTGCAGCAGGTGGTCCTGTTGCTGGTTTCGACCCAGTTCTGATCTCCCTGATCAGACGTGCAATGCCTAACCTGGTCGCTTATGACCTCGCAGGTGTTCAGCCAATGTCTGGACCTACTGGACTCATCTTCGCGATGCGTTCTCGCTACACCAACCAGAGTGGTACTGAGGCACTGTTCAATGAGCCTGATACTGCATTCTCTGGTCAGGACGACGATCAGTCCCTGACTGCTGGTATGACCGACGTAGCTGCTGGTTTCGGTACAGACTCTCAGTCTGGTTCCAACCCTGCAGTTCTTAACCCAGTTGGATCCGCAACAACTTCTGCCTACAACGTAGGTCAGGGTATGGCAACTGGAGAGGCTGAGGCACTTGGAGATGGTGCTAACAACCACTTCCAGGAAATGGCATTCTCGATCGAGAAAGTCACTGTGACTGCAAAGTCCAGAGCGCTGAAAGCTGAGTACAGCCTTGAGCTTGCACAGGACCTGAAGGCAATCCACGGTCTGAACGCTGAAGCGGAACTCGCAAACATTCTCTCTACTGAGATTCTTGCTGAGATCAACCGCGAAGTTATCAGAACTATCTACAAGATTGCTGAGCAGGGTGCAACACTCAACACTGCTACCGCAGGTGCATTCGACCTCGACGTTGACTCCAACGGTCGTTGGTCTGTTGAGAAGTTCAAGGGTCTTCTGTTCCAGATCGAAAGAGATGCGAACCAGATTGCACAAAGAACTCGTAGAGGGAAGGGCAACACAATTCTGTGTTCCGCAGACGTTGCTTCCGCACTCACAATGGCTGGTCTCCTCGACTACACTCCTGCACTCAACGCTAACCTCAACGTTGATGACACTGGCAACACCTTCGCTGGTACACTTGCTGGTAAGTTCAAGGTCTACATTGACCCATTTGCTGCAAACAACGCTGCAGATCAATACTACGTTGTCGGTTACAAAGGTTCTTCTCCTTACGACGCAGGTCTGTTCTACTGCCCTTACGTTCCTCTCCAGATGGTTCGCGCCGTTGGTCAGGACACCTTCCAGCCAAAGATTGGCTTCAAGACTCGTTACGGTATCGTAGCGAACCCATTCGCAGAAGGAACCGATCAAGGTCTTGGTCGCCTTCGTGCAAACACCAACCGTTACTACAGAAGAGTCAAGGTTCAAAACCTCATGTGATCCATCGGATTCACGATTCTTTCAAAGGGACCCGCAAGGGTCCTTTTTTTTGTCTAAATACTTAAAAACGAGATAACCATGGCAACCACTGGTGAAGGTAGATTAACTGCCTGGGATAGACAACTTAGAAATAGAAACTTCTTATCCCCCGTTGGATTTAAGTTCAATCTTAGAAAGGCACCTACTGTTGACTTTTTCTCACAGTCTGCCAATATCCCTTCCATTAATCTCGGAGTTGCAGTTCAGTCAACTTATCTGAAAGATATTCCTGTACCTGGCGATAAGTTAGTGTACAACGATTTCTCAATCAAATTCTTGGTAGATGAAAATTTAAGGAACTATCTTGAGATTCACAATTGGATGAGAAGTCTTGGTTTTCCAGAAGATCTAGATGAAGCATCTCCACTGGGAGTTGAATCATTTTCTGATGGAGGTCTTGTTATTTTCAATAGTAATATGAATGCTATTGCGAGAGTCAGTTTCAAAGACATGTTCCCTACAGATCTAACTCAGATTGAATTTGACGCTCAAAATACTGATATAAATTATATTGTGGCGGAAGCTACATTTAAGTATACGATCTTTGACATTGTAAGTTTAATTGACGATGACACTTGATGAAATCCAATCGTTATGGGAAGAAGATGCAAAAATTGATAACGATGACCTGCATCTAGAATCCACAAAAATTCCAGTTCTCCACGCCAAATATTACAGGATCTACAACAACGTCCTAACTCTTAAGAAGGCACAGGAAAACAAATTCAAAATTTTAAGAAAAGAAAAATGGGAATATTACTCTGGTAAATCTGCACCAGAAGTATACGCAGAAAACCCATTTAACTACAAAGTATTAAAGGCAGATCTAGATAAGTATCTTGATGCTGATGAAGAACTTATCAGATGTGTAACAAAGGTTGAGTATCACACAATGATGCTCAATTATCTCGACAGTATATTAAAAACCATTCTTAATCGAACGTATCAGATTAAGAACTCTATTGAATGGCAGAGGTTTATTCGCGGTTATGACTGATCTTGTTATTACTAAGAAGAACGAAGTTTTTCTCACAGTTGAAGCTGAACCATACATCAACCAAGAACTTGCAGACTATTTTACGTTTGACGTTCCAGGTGCAAAGTTCATGCCTCAATATCGTAGTAAGTATTGGGACGGTAAGATCCGTCTTTACTCTACTGCTACGGGAGAAATATATGTCGGTCTCTTAGACAAGATTGTTTCATGGGCAAAAAAATCAGATTACACAGTAAGTTTCCGAGACAGTAAGTTTTACGGAACTCCTTTTGAAAAGAATGATGGCATCTCGAAAGAAGGAGTCAAAGATTATATCACCAGTATCTCAAAACATAAACCCCGAGATTATCAAATTGATGGAGTTTATGATGCATTGAAATACAATCGTAGATTATTGATTTCGCCTACTGCATCAGGCAAATCTTTGATGATCTATTCGATTGTTAGATATTTCACAGAACAGAAAAAACAAATTCTTCTTGTAGTTCCCACAACTTCCCTAGTGGAACAGATGTACAAGGATTTCATTGATTATGGTTGGGATGCAGAAAACTATTGCCATATGATTTACTCTGGTAAAGAGAAGTTTGATCCAAGGACAGTAACGATTACAACTTGGCAATCCATCTACAAGTTAGATAAAAAATTCTTTGCAAACTATGATGTAGTCATTGGAGACGAAGCACATCAATTCAAATCCAAATCTCTGGTTGGGATCATGAGTAAACTCAGAGATACCAAATATAGATATGGATTTACTGGAACGCTTGACGGATCTCAAACTCACAAGTGGGTTCTAGAAGGTTTGTTTGGTCCAAGTTACAAGATCACACAGACATCAGAACTAATTCAAAGAGGGCATCTATCCAAACTGGATATCAAAATTCTTTTACTCAAACACAACCCGCGAGAATTTGAAACCTATGAAGATGAAATTCAATATCTAATCAGTCATTCCAAGAGAAACAATTTCATCAAAAACCTATCATTGCACCTTAAAGGCAATACTCTCATTTTATACAGCAGAGTAGAAACTCATGGACAGGTGCTTTATGAATTGATAAATAATGCTGTTGAAGATGGTCGAAGAGTATTTTTCGTCCATGGAGGAGTTGATGCTTCCGAACGAGAACAAGTTCGGGAGATCGTAGACACAGAATCGAATGCAATTATCATCGCATCATACGGAACTTTTTCCACAGGCGTAAACATTAGAAATTTACACAATGTTGTTTTCGCCTCTCCAAGTAAATCTAGGATTAGAAACTTGCAGTCCATAGGAAGAGTCCTGAGGAAAGGAAACAACAAGTCAAAGGCAGTATTATATGATGTCGCAGATGACATCACATTTAAGCATCGTAAGAACTACACGCTTAATCACCTCATAGAGAGGGTAAAAATCTACAATGAAGAAAACTTCAATTATGAATTCACACAAATAAAACTCAAAGAGTAACTATGCTTGAAGAAGAATTCTACGGAACAATTAAACTAGTATCGGGGGAAGAGATTTTCGCAGAGATTCTCCCCACGCAAGAAAATGGCCGTACTCTTCTTTTGCTTAGTGAACCTGTACAAGTGCAGACCGTCTCTTTAAATACTAATGGTATTGAAGGTGTAAAGATTGATCCATGGATTAAAAGTCAAGGCGATGCAATGATCGTCATTGATATGGAAAAAGTCATTACTGTATTAGAAGCAGATGACAACGGTGATATGGTTCGTGCGTACAGAAAGTTCCTAAGACAAAGACAGAAAGGTCAAGGTAAAACTAAAGTAACCAAAAAAATGGGATACCTAGATTCGGTATCCAACGCAAGGCTTCTCTTAGAGAAGATATATAATAATAAAGCTTCTACTGATTCTGAACTCTGACAGAGTTATTGTACACAGTATTCGGAACCTTGTCAAGCATAAGGTTTTGTGATATACTTTATACAACGGAATCAGTTCCACGCAAAAGGAAATTATGACATGGCAATTAGATCAACAAGGAAGCGATCGGAACACTATGTAAATAACAAACAGTTTTTGGCCGCAGTTATTGAACTGCGTGATTATTTCAAAGACGGTGAAAAACTGGGTCACGAAAATCATCGTGTATCAATCAAGTATTTCAAAGAACATAGAGATCGCGTTACTGCTAAGAAGTTTAATAGATGTTATGAGTATCTTGGAAGTTGTTTCTCTAAAATTGGCAACCACCTTGCATACAAACCAAACTTCGTAAATTACATGTACCGTGAAGACATGGTGTCTGACGGCATTGAGAACTGTATTCAGTATATTAAAAACTTTGACCCTGAAAAGTCAAACAATCCTTTTGCTTATTTTACACAAATTATCCATTATGCATTTCTGAGACGCATTCAGAAAGAGAAAAAGCAGATGGAGATTAGAACAAAGATTATCGAGAGATCTGGATATGATGAAGTATTCAGTGTAGACGACGACTACGGAAACTCAGCAGATTACAATTCTATCAAAGACGCAGTACAATCTAAGTTATATCAATGAAAATCGCTATTATCGGAAAGGGAACAAGTGCATTAGTTTGTTCCATGATCATGCTCAGACGAGGACATCAACCTGAACATTTTTACGATCCAGAAACACCATTCCTTAGAGTTGGTGAATCTACTACGCCTCATATCTCGGGTTTGATGCGAGATGTTCTTGGCATGTGTATCGGTACATTCGTTGACGATGGGATTGTATCCTATAAGAACGGTGTACACTTTGTTGGTTGGGGTAAAGGAGGAGAGTTTACTCACCCATTCAATAGTAACCATACTGCTTTCCATTTGGATAACAAGAGATGGAATGAGTATGTCATTGAACTCTTGGAGAAGAAGCGCGGCGTCGTTTTTCATCCAGAGAGATACGATGGATATAAGGAGGCTGGCGACGGTTCCCATATCATTATTAATGGGAAACCCTTTGACTTCGTTGTGAATTGTAGTGGTTGGAATGAGGATGATAGTCAGTATGACGAACCTCTGATGCCTACAGTGAACTCAGCTTTACTTCACCATATCCCTGAGATGAAGGAGTATCATCATACGGTACACCTTGCAACTCCTCATGGATGGCAGTTCCAACTTCCTTTCCCAGAACTTAATGGTGGGGAAAGTCACTGCGGATATCTTTATAATGATACCGAGACGACAGATGAGGAGGCTATTGCCGAACTCAAGAGAATGTATGGTGAAGATAAGGAGTTCAAACAAATCAAGTGGAAACCACGTTACGCCAGACAAATGGTTGTAAGTAAGTGGGAGGCACTGAACGGTAATAGATTGTTCTTCCTTGAACCTCTGCAGGCACTGTCACTTGACTATTACAAACTTCTTTCTGAAGACATCGTGGATTTTGTAGAGAGAAGAGATTACAATGCCTTTGTTCGTGCAAACCATAGATTCCGTCAGGAAATGTTGGACTATCAATACGCACTCTCTTTACACTATCAATTTGGTTCTCCTTACGATACTCCCTTCTGGAATAGAGTAACTTCAATTGCAAAGAACAATTTGAAGAGACACGTTGTTGCTTGTGATGACGCTCAGTTCTTTGACGCAATGCAACTGGATACTCAAACATCAGATGATCTTACCACTCCTTATCAGTGGAAAGAACAGATTAGACATGAAGATTTCACAGCAGGTAACCGACCCAATATTGGAAACACAGTAAGTAACGAGTGTGTTATTGGAGGATTTAATTACTTCGATATCAAGACTCTTTATTGTGGATTCAATCAAATCCGATTCTTGGATTTTGAAGAAAAATATGATGGACTTCCATGCAACTCTCAGTAGAATTAAAACAGGGAACTAAAGAATCCCACAACGCAGCAGAAAACGGTAAGTTTATTGCTGGATTCCTTCGCGGTGTTCTCGACGAAGAACAATATAAAAAATTACTTGGAAACTTTTATTACATCTACTCCGCAATGGAGTTGAGATTTGATAAATTGAAAGACGATCCAGTTTTAGGTGATCTTTATTTTCCCGAACTTCATAGGAAAAAGGCTTTAGAAAAGGATCTGAAGTATTATTATGGTCCCACTTGGAGGGAACATATCTGTCCTTCTCCTGCGACTCAACAATACGTTCACAGAATTGAAGAAGCGCCTGTACTGGCACTTATTGGACATCATTATACTAGGTATCTTGGGGATCTATCTGGAGGACAAATCCTAAAGGGTATTGCCAAGAAGGCTCTGAACCCACCAGAGGGAGAAGGTTTAAACTTCTATGAATTTGACGACATCCCTGATGCCAAGGAGTTTAAAACATGTTATCGTAAGACTCTTGATAACTTGCAAATTTCCAAATATTCTGGCGGCATGAACCCACATGTCTCCGCAGTGAATGGGATTGTCACAGAAGCCAACTATGCATTCAGACTTAACATGTACATGTTTGAAGAGTTTGAAGGATCTGTAACCCAGTCAATTTTCAAAGTTATTTGCGCCACAATTAAAGGTACTCCTCTTTTTTCTGGTAAATGAAGGTAGCTATTATTACGGACACGCATTTTGGTGGACGTAGAGGTAATAAAACATTTCATGATTATTTTCAAAGGTTTTATGAAGATGTATTCTTTCCAACTTTAGAAGAACAAGAGATTAAGGCAGTCATTCATATGGGTGATGCTTTTGATAATAGGAGAAGTGTAGACTTTTGGGCTCTGAATTGGGCCAAGAAAAACTTTTATAATCGACTCAACCAGATGGGAGTCAAAGTGTGGCAACTGGTTGGTAATCATGATGCATATTATAAAAACTCTAATGAGATCAATGCTATTGAATCTCTCCTAGAGGATTATTCAAATATTATTCCCATCTCCGAACCTGGAGAATACAAAACAGGTGATCTAAAGTGGTTTGCTGTACCTTGGATTTGTGCAGATAACAAAGAACAAACTTTGGAGAGAATGGAAAAGACCAAATCCAAAGTTGTTTTTGGTCACCTTGAATTGAACGGATTCAAATTACACAGAGGAAACGTTCAAACTCATGGCATGGATAAAGATTGTTACGAGAAGTTTGACTATGTGTTCTCTGGACACTATCATACTAAGAGTAGTGATGGTCACATCTTTTATCTTGGCAATCCTTATCAACTATATTGGAATGATGTAGATGATCAGAGAGGTTTTCATATTCTCGATACGGAAACTTTTGAAATTGAGTATGTTTTAAATCCATACACAATTTTTGAAGTCATTCATTATGAGGATACAAATCCCGCTTTGTTTAATGCCACTAAGTATACGAACAAGATTGTAAAGGTAATTGTTCGTAAGAAAAGTGATCCCGTTCAGTTTGAAAACTTCATTGATAAACTATTCAAGGCTGATGTCCATGAATTAAAGATCATTGAGAACCTATCTGTCAATGACGAAGAAGTTGATTTTGATGGGGAAAAGATTGAAGACACTATTACACTTCTCAATAAATATGTTGAAGACTCTGACTTTGAACTAGACAAAGAAAGAGTAAAGAAACTTCTAAGAGAAGTTTACACAGAAGCTTGCGAAATGATCTAATGTTCATTCTTGCCTTACAGGAACAGACTGGTGAAGGTGCATATGCCGTTGAAGATGAGAGTGGTGATAAAGCCCTCTACATCTTTGAGGAAGAAGACGATGCAGAACGTTTTGTTGGTCTCTTGGAAGCAGATGACTATGCAGCCCTGAAAGTCATTGAAGTTGACGCAGAGGTTGCAATAAAAACGTGTGAGTTGTATAATTATAAGTACGTCATCATCACGTCAGAAGATTGTGTGATCCCGCCTAAAGTATGATTAAATTTGAGAAGATCCGATGGAAGAATTTCTTGTCTACGGGAAATATCTTCACGGAGATTGATCTGATACAGAATAAAACCAATCTGATTGTAGGTAATAATGGTACAGGGAAGTCCACAATTTTGGACGCCCTGACTTTTGCTTTGTACAATAAGGCGTTCCGTAAGATTTCTAGGAGTCAACTCGTCAATACAGTTAATGAAAGAGATGCTGTAGTCGAGATTGAGTTCTCCATTCTTAGTAAAGAATATAAAGTTATTAGAGGCATCAAACCAAACATCTTTGAGATTCATGTAAATGGTAAGATGCAGGATCAATTCCCTAATGCAATTGATCAACAGAAGTATTTGGAAGATAATATCCTTAAATTAAACTATAAGTCTTTCACTCAGACAGTTATTCTGGGATCGGCAACGTTTGTTCCCTTCATGCAACTCAATGCCCCTAATCGTAGAGACATTGTGGAGGACTTGTTGGACATTAAGATCTTCTCAAGCATGGGTAATATCTTGAAAGATCGTGTTAGAGACAATAATGATCTTGTAAAACAACTTTCTCTTAAGAAAGACATGGTTCAAGATAAGATTGAGATGCAAGAGGAGTTTATTGCCGATCTTGATAAGCGTGGAAAGGAGAAAATCAAAGAGAAACAACATAAAATCACACAGTTGCTCACACTTTCTGAAGAACTTCAAGAAGAAAATGTAAAGAATCAGAAAAAAATCGAAACAGAACTACAAACTGAAGCAGATTCTCTTTCGAAGTCTAATGCAACTATTAAGAAATTGTCTTCTGTTCGTTCAAAACTGCAACAAAAGATGCAGAATTTGACATCCGATCACAAGTTTTTCAAAGAAAATACGGTTTGCCCTACTTGTGAACAAGATATTGAAGATCAGTTCCGCTTAAATAAGATTGGGGATATTGAAAACAAAGCCAAAGAACTTAACCAAGCATATTCTGATCTCAAATCATCTATCGCGACAGAACAGTCTAAAGATAAGAGGTTTGCAGAACTATCCTCGATGATCTCTGCAATCAACAATGGCATTTCTACCAATAATACAAAAATTACTGAGTACCAACGACAAACTTCAGAACTCGAAAGTGAAATTCAAAGAACTACCTCACAAATTGAAAATCGAACTTCTGAAACAAGCAAGCTTAACGGACTCAAAGATGAATTGCTAAGTTGCGAAACGGAGAGAGGAAAAGAATCCGAGACTAAAACATATCTAGAGTTTGCACAATCCTTGATGAGGGATACTGGAGTTAAATCCAAGATCATCAAGAGATATCTTCCTATGATGAACAAGCAGATTAACATGTATCTGCAGAGGATGGACTTCTATGTCAATTTTACTCTAGATGAAGACTTTAAAGAACATGTACAATCACCGATTCACGAGAGTTTCTCATACGATTCCTTCTCTGAAGGTGAGAAAATGCGAATTGATCTTGCTCTTTTGTTTACTTGGAGAGATATTGCTAGGATGAGGAATACCTCTTCCACTAATCTCTTGATCTTAGATGAGATCTTTGATAGTTCTCTGGACGCTTCTGGTACTGATTTGTTCAGTATTCTGATTAGGTACATCATTACAGACGCTAACGTCTTTGTGATCTCTCACAAGGTCGATGAACTTACAGATAAGTTTGAGAAGGTTACTACTTTCGAAAAAGTGGGTGGATTTAGTAAGGTGGTCAGTTGAAGAAGTGGCACACAGCCGCTTCCAAGACCATGTGGATCGTGTATTATAGGTACAACGAAACGAATTTACATGGTCAACTACGAAGTCAAAGGTCAACTCGCCAAACTACTGGCAACTGAGGATCTCATCATTGAGAACCGCAAGGTGGATACGGCTTCCTTTGATGTTGACCGCCGCATCCTTACCCTTCCTCTTTGGGAAAAGGCCTCAAGTATTGTATATGACCTTCTAGTAGGTCATGAGGTTGGACACGCGCTGTTCACTCCCAATGAGAACTGGAAACTCAAGTACCCTGAGTTGCCTCATAACTTTGTCAACATCCTTGAGGATGTCCGAGTCGAACGTCTTATTAAACGTCGTTTTGCTGGAATCCACAAGACTTTCTTTCATGGATACGCAAAACTTGCTGATGATGATTTCTTTGGTATCAGTGAGACTGACATTGAAGATTTGACTCTTGCTGATCGTCTCAATCTATTCTTCAAGATTGGTAACTTCGAAGATATTCCCTTCAGTGGCAAGGAACAGTATTTTGTTGATCGTGCTACAGAACTTGAGACTTTCTCAGATGTTCTGGATCTTTCTAGGGAATTGTGGCAACATTGTAAGGATTCTGTAGAGTCTCCCAACGATCTTCCTCCTCAACAAAAAGTAAAGGCACAACAGGGAGATAATACTTCCGAACAGTCTGAGAACATTCAACCTCAATCTGAACCGAGTCAACCACAAAATTCTGGAGAAGATGGTGGAGATTCTTCAGATCCTGGTGACTGGGATGAATTGGATGAATTGATGGAACAAAATGCTGAAGCTCAGAATAATCCACAAGGTGGCGAGAAGTATGATGGTCTAGACACCATTACTGATAAAAACTTTGCTGATGCTGTAGAAGATCTTAACAGTGAAAATAATCATTGGAGAGAGAATGCTTATCTTGAGATTCCTCAACTGAAACTTGATACTGTGATTGCTACCAACTCTGAGGTTCATGAACATATCGAAACCTTTCAGAAAGAGTTTAATGATAAGTGTTATGTGGAGTGTGATGAGGACTTTGCCAAATTCAAACGTTCTGCACAGAAAGAAGTAAACTATCTGGTCAAGGAGTTTGAGTGTAAGAAGGCTGCAGATGCATATGCTCGTGCCACTGTGTCTCGTACAGGTGTTCTAAACACTGGAGTTCTTCACACTTACAAGTACAATGAAGATCTTTTCAAGAAGGTTACTATTGTTCCTGATGGTAAGAATCATGGCCTAGTTTTTGTTTTGGACTGGTCTGGTTCAATGGGAGATGTTCTTCTTGATACAATCAAACAATTGTATAATCTAATTTGGTTTTGTAAGAAGTGTAGTATCCCATTTGATGTTTATGCTTTCACTAATGAGTGGGCTAAGGTCACATACGATCAAGAGAACTTGAATGAATATGGACATCCTATTGCCATATTTCCTGAAGAACATCATGAAGAGAGAATCCACAATGAGTTGTTTGTTGATAGGAATTTTTCTCTGATGAACCTCCTTACCAGTAAGGTTCGTGGACCTGTCTTGGAGAAACAACTCAAGAACCTCTGGCGGGTTGCCTGGGGTTCGGACTCTGGAAACAGGTGGAAGACACAGTTTCAAACTCCATGTCGCCTGGCACTCTCTGGCACGCCTCTGAACGAGGCTCTGATCTGTATGAATCAGGTCATTCCTGATTTCAAACAGAGGAACGGTGTTCAGAAAGTTCAGTGTATTGTTCTGACTGATGGTGAAGCACCTCCAATGAAGTACACTGTGGTTCTTCCTTCTAATAGGAATCCTGAGGATACTTACACTGGAAGTCGTCCTGTGTATCCAGAACGTTGCTTCATTCGCGATCGGAAGACTGGATGCCAGTGGAAGGTAGAAGATGGTTATCATGGATCTACCGAGACTCTTTTGAATCAACTTGGTAGTAGGTTTACAGATACCAACTTTATTGGCATTCGTGTTCTTGCTCCTCGTGATTCCAATTCTTTCATCCGTAGGTATACTGATGACTATATGGAAGTTGAAAAGTTGGTTGCCAAATGGAAAAAAACCAAGACCGTATCCCTCAAGGGTTCTGGTTATGATACTTATTTCGGATTGTCTTCCACTGCTCTTTCTCAAGATACCGATTTCTTTGTGAAAGAAGATGCAACCAAGGGTCAAATTAAGAGTGCCTTTGTGAAAAGTCTTCGTACTAAGAAAATGAATAAGAAAATCTTGAGTGAATTTGTAGACCTTATTGCATAAATACAAATACTGAACCCGTATCTACCATGAAAACTTTCACACAATTCATGCTCGAGAGTATTGAGTTAGAAGAAAGTAGTCTGAATAGAATTAGATCCAAATCTGAGAAGGGTGGCATGGCCATCCTTTCTGGTCAGAGAGGAGATAAGTCTAAGAAGGAGAATAAGGAGAGATCCAAACGCACTGAACGTAGAATCAGAGGCGCTGGACTTCCTGGGCCAACCAAGGTCCAAGGTAGATACACCGAAAACCCTGGAACCAAAGATGAGAAAAAGGTGGGCGAAAAGTCCCATGTAGTCTCATCTGGTAAGATGGGTAAGAGAAAGTTTAAGAAGACAATAGAAAAACTTGGAACAGAGGCTGGACTTAAGCACAAAAAGAATGTAAAATCGGGATCGTCGAAAGATGATCAGGATTCTGTACTCATCCAAAGAAAGCCTAAGGGTTCCGCAACTCTCAAGGGTACTTCGAAAACATCTTGGCCTGGAAAGGGCAAGAATGTCAATACTGGTAAGATGAGGCCTGGTAGAACAGGTGAATTCGATACCAAAGTGAAAAACAAAACCTTTACTTATGAAAAGAAGTAAATTCCCACTCCCACATGTAGTCCTAGAGGACAAGAAAGAAGTCTGGATTCGTTGCACCAGTGCCATCACTGCGATGGGTATTAGTGCAATGATGGATCGTCACTTCCCTGGCTACAAAGGACACATCGCATCAGAGTCTTACTTTGAGGAATTGAAAAAGACCAATTAGTAGACAGTCCAAAAAGTGTCCCACAGCCCCTTCCATGAAGGGGTTTTTCGTGTATTATAGATACATCGACAACAAACAAACATGCCTTTTGAACCCGTCCCCGTGACCACTGAAGACCTCACAACTTATCTTACTGACAACCATGGCGAGTCTGTTGGTGTCCCCGAACTGCTCGGTGCAGCCGACCACTTCAACTGTTCTCTTGCAACGGTAAAGAAACGTCTGAAGGGTCACAAAGCTGGTATTGGTAAGTGGAACCTTACTATTCAGGAGAAACTTGAGAAGAACTTCCAAGCTCCTTCTGCTCTCCCTGCCGTTGAACAGAACCTTATCCCCCAAAAAGATGATACCTTCGTCAAGTTTGGTAACTTTAACGATATTCGCAAAATTATTCAGTCCCGAATCTTTTATCCCACGTTCATTACGGGTCTTTCGGGTAACGGTAAAACGCTCTCCGTTGAACAAGCTTGTGCAACGTTGGGTAGGGAACTCATCCGCGTCAACATCACAGTAGAGACTGATGAAGACGATCTTATTGGTGGTTTCCGTCTTGTTAATGGTGAGACCGTCTGGCACAATGGCCCAGTCATTGAAGCACTGCAGCGAGGTGCCGTGTTGCTACTTGACGAAATTGATCTCGCCTCAAACAAAATCCTCTGCCTTCAATCCATCCTTGAAGGTAAGGGAGTTTTTCTCAAGAAGATTGGAAAGTTCATCACCCCAGCAGAAGGATTCCAAGTTTTTGCAACCGCAAATACTAAGGGTAAAGGATCCGAGGACGGGCGATTTATTGGAACTAACGTGCTTAACGAGGCGTTCCTAGAACGATTTGCCATCACCATGGAACAAGAGTATCCTAGCCCTTCAATCGAACAGAAGATCCTTATGGCTCTCTGTGAAGATGCCGACTTCTGCAAGCGTCTCGTAGACTGGGCAGACATCATCCGTAAGACCTTCTATGATGGTGGTATTGAGGAAGTGATTTCTACTCGTCGTCTTGTACACATCATCCGTGCCTTCTCTATCTGGAAAGATAAAGCAAAGGCCATTCAAGTTTGCATCAATCGTTTTGATGATGAAACCAAACAGTCCTTCTTGGAACTGTATGATAAGGTCGATGCAGATGTAAATTTTGACTCTGAAGAGAATGGATCTATGGAAACATTGGAAGGAAGCAGTATTTGATTCCTTTCCAGAACTGTACCACCATTCAACTTGGGCCGAGTGGGAGGGGAAAGGAACCTCTCTCACCGCCAAGGTGTATGGAACTGATAAAAATTGGTACATCAATAAGGCTAGGGAAGTTGAGATCTGGAATGAAAAATCCTGTATCTACAACAACATAATCTATCCTAGAACTGGCGAGAATCTACCATGCTTCGGTATGGATCTTATGGGATTCTTTGAGAAGAAAGTCATCATTGTTTTTGACTTTCAACATCCTGTAGAACATCATCTTGTTTCTATCCCAGAACTTCCAAAGTCCGAAGGAGATTATAGATTCTTTGAACCTGGCAATCATTTCTCAGAAAACATTTACATCGCTAAGTGTACATTTGATGAAGTTGATGAACATCTGGAAACTTTCAAAAAATACTTGACTGTTTACAGAGACATGTTAGAATCAAAGAAACCCAGCCAGAATCTCATGTACAAAACCTATCATGATTTTGACAAATACATGAGAGCCCTTGATCCTGTATCAGGTTATCTAAAGGGTAAGTTTGGCGAAGAAAAGGCCGAATCATTAGTTGACGACTTCCTTTTCTGTTATGGTTAATTCTTGGTCACTACTTTATGACGTACTTAACGGTACACTTGATGATGAGTATCCTATTATGAGCAACAAAGAAAAGGACATCGAACATTCAAAACACTGGTACGATTACGATCGCAATGACCCTAATAGGGAGAATCCTTTCATTTACGAATCTCCTGATAAGGGTAAGACTGTTACTCGCCGCCGTATGAATGATCCTACAATGAAAAAAGAAGTAATCCAAGGTGATTATTTTGAAGGTCGAGATGAAAACGGACGTTATCATCCTGACAATCCCAATCAAGATTTTTGGAAAGAAGACACTTACATGACTGGTAATCCTGCTCCCGATACAATTAGTTTCGCCTCAACTGACACTGGTGGTTTTATCGATCCAGGCACTTCTAACTTTACAGTTGCTGCTGGTATGGTTGACTGGCCGACTTATGATCGTTCTGCTACTGATTGGGTAGATTTTGATCTTAATCTTGACGCCACTTCCAAAAATGGATTTTGGAAGTATAATGAAGACAAGATTCTGAAAGAAGTTCGTGATTACCTTTCTTCAACATACAAATCCCACTACACTTCTCAAGAGTCTAAAACCCAGACTCTTGATTTGATTGAGAGTATTGGTGATGCAGAAGCATTCTGCCGATCTAACGCAATTAAATATCTTTCACGGTTTGGTAAGAAGGACGGTAAATCCAAACTTGACATCACAAAAGCCATCCACTATTGTATTCTTCTCTGGCATTTCTCAGGGCTTGATAATGAAACTAAGGACACCTATGAAACTTTCTGATCGTACTATTAACCTGCTGCGTAACTTCTCTACGATCAACCAGTCTATTCTTTTCAAGAAAGGTACTAAACTCCGTACCATTTCTGTGATGAAGAATATCCTTGCAGAAGCCAATGTTGATGAGGACTTTCCTCATGACTTTGCAATTTATGATTTGCCTCAGTTCTTGAATCAGGTCAACCTGTTCAGGGAACCTGAGTTTCACTTCACTTCTCAATCCTTCGTTAAACTGAAGGAGAATGGTGATGAAGCAGTTGCATTCTTTGCAGATCCTAGTGTGATTGTGAGTCCTCCTGAAAAGTCTATTGAACTTCCTTCTGTGGATGTTGAGTTCAATCTCAAGACTGATCAGTTTGATAAACTTCGCAAGGCTGCAGCAGTATCGCACCTTGACGACTGGTCCGTAGTCGGTAAAGATGGAAATATTATTCTTCAGGTACATGACCGTAAGAATGATACTTCGAATGGATTCTCTACAGTTGTTGGTAAAACTGACAAGACTTTTGCCCTTCACTTCAAAGTAGAGAACATCAAAATTATTCCTGGCTCTTATGAAGTCAAGATCTCTCGTAAACTTTTGTCTGAATTCAAGTCAACTGAGTATGATCTGACTTATTATATTGCTTTGGAACCTGATATTACCTGGGAAGAATGAACATCTTTGTGACCGAACCTTGTCCACACATGTCTGCTCGGTCACTCCCTGACAAACATATCGTCAAGATGCCACTTGAGAGTTGTCAGATGCTTAGCATCATCTACTCCAAGTGGTATTTTAATTGGGGTGATCTGCATAAGATGAACGGGGAACCATATGCAACCAAGAAGGGTGCATTTCGCAATCATCCATGTACCAAGTGGGCTGCAGAAAATCTTTATAATACTGCATGGTTAATTCAACACGGTTGTGCCCTCGCCTCTGAGTACAATCACCGTTATAATAAAATACATTCTTGTGCAAAAACTTTGTTTGAAGCCAAAAGAATGTTTCATCGTAAGACTGACCTAGCAATCACATGCTATCATCTCGCAGACAACTTTGCCCGTGCGATGCCCGATGAGTTTAAATATAACACAGGCATTGACACTTTTACTGCTTACAAAAATTACATTAGGAGCAAACCTTGGGTTGCATCTAATTATCTTCGTGACGAATCCCGAAAACCAAATTGGGTCTAATTGATTATGAATAATGAATTTCTTTGGGTAGAAAAATATCGCCCTAAGACTATTGAAGAATGTATCCTTCCATCGGATACTAAAAAAACATTCGCTGAGTTTGTTAGTAAGGGTGAGATTCCCAATCTATTGTTGTCAGGTCCTCCTGGCATTGGTAAGACTACAGTTGCAAAAGCACTATGTAACGAATTAGGAGTTGACTATTATGTCATCAACGGATCCGATGAAGGACGTTTTCTCGATACGGTCAGAAACAATGCGAAGAACTTCGCTTCGACCGTCTCGCTTACATCAGATACTAAACACAAAGTCATCATCATTGATGAGGCTGACAACACAACCAACGATGTACAACTCCTCCTTAGGGCGTCTATTGAGGAGTTTAGTCGCAACTGTCGATTCATCTTCACCTGTAACTACAAAAACCGAATCATCGAACCGTTACACAGTAGATGTGCCGTCGTTGATTTCGCAATCACCAAAAAGAACAAACCTGCAATCGCAGCACAGTTCTTTAAACGTCTCCAAGAAATCTTGGTTACAGAGGGTATTGAATCTGATAACAAGGTCTTGGTAGAACTTGTTAATAAACACTTCCCAGATTGGCGCCGAGTTCTAAACGAGTGTCAGAGATATTCTGTTGGTGGTGTAATTGACACTGGAATCCTTGCAAGTTTTTCTGAGGTAAATATACAAGATGTCATCAAGAACATCAAAGAAAAGAAGTTCCCTGAAGTTCGTAAGTGGGTCGTTAATAATCTGGACAACGATTCTACTGTACTTCTGCGTCGTATTTACGATGCTCTTGTTCCATCCTTGGAAGGTCCTAGCGTTGCTGCTGCTGTGCTCGTTGTTGCTAAGTATCAGTATCAGGCCGCATTTGTTGCCGATCAGGAAATCAACCTCCTCGCGGCGTTAACTGAATTAATGGTGGAGTGTGAGTACAAATGATTAGTGAATCGGAACTGAAACATCTACGTCTCCAAGCGTGGTTGCGAGAAAACAAGTGTGACGACTTGGAATATCTTGGAGAGAAAGAGGGACAACATTGGTATCGAGTAGGTCCCCATGAAATTACATCAGACCAGTTTGAAGACATTGAATTAGTAGGAGAGGTTGAAATCAATGAATGTTAGATTGCTAAGAATTACTACGGGTGAAGAAGTCGTAGCAGAAGTTGTTTCTGAAGATGATAAAACAATCACCGTTAAGAACGGTTTGGTTGTGATTCCTAATCAGGGAAGTTATGGATTTGCCCAATGGGCAACAGTAATTGACCCAGAGAATCCAGAGATCGTCGTGGGTAAAGAGTTTATCATCTACAACGTAGATGTTGCTGAACCAGTAGTTCAACAATATAATCAAATTTACGGTAGTAAGTTGCAGACTCCACCTAAGAAAAAGATTATTGTATGATGAATGAATACACTCTAGTTAATTGGGATTATGTTGAACAACACCAGAGTGAGTTCATAAGTGATTTGACGCATTCTCAGGAGGCGTTGACCAAGTTTGGTATAATTAATACTACTGGAAACTATCACGAATATAATATCTTTGGTGCCAGTTCTCCATCCGTACATATGTACAAGTTGTTCTCTGCCTTAAGGGCAATCATTAGAGACAAACTTGGATATGATGATAGGTTGTGGATTCAATCTTGGGTAAATTTTCATACTCGGGATCAAGTCCTAGATTGGCATAATCATGATGCCAAATGGCATGGTTATGTAAGTATCGATCCTAAAGATACTACAACTGAATTCGAACGTGGATTCAAAATTGAAAATAAAGTAGGAAACATATATTTGGGCCCTGGTTACAATCGTCATAGAGTGGTAAATAACTCTGAGTATGATGGTGTAAGAATTACCATTGGATTTGATGTTCTAACCGACGAGAATTCTAGTCCAGATCCTACTCACAACTTTGGTTGTATTCCCCTTTTATAATTATGCAGTTATGTGAAACCGATGCAGAATATGCAGCAGGTAAGTTCATTGATTACTTCTCTAACAAGGGAAGGATTGATGAATATCTTCGTAATGTCAAGTTAGATAGAATCTCCCAACAGACTCCTAGTCTGCCTGGGTTTGGTCCAGAGGATGATATGTTCTCTGACTTTGATATGCATCCGCAAGACATGAACTTTAAAGTTTATGCAGCAGGAGAGAAGGATAGTTTCAGTAACGAGTTCTTTAATGAACGACTTCAGATTACTACATCTCATGCGATTGAATCTTCTGTGCCTGGTAAGTCCCTGAAGTGGATTGTACAGGAGACCAATTCAAAAAAGATTGTTGGATTCTGTAGATTTGGATCTCCTACAATCAATTCTAAACCTCGTAATGAGTGGTTGGGACATGTCCCCGAACTCACTAGGTTTAATCGCCATGCGATTATGGGATTCATTATTGTTCCCACTCAACCTTTTGGTTTCAATTACCTTGGAGGTAAGTTACTTGCCTTAATGTGTTGTTCCCATGCAGCACGAGAGAAGTTAAATAGTAAATATGATGCAGACATCTGCCTCTTTGAGACTACCTCTCTGTACGGGTCTACAAAGTCCTCCTCTCAGTATGATGGACTCAAACCCTACATGAGGTACAAAGGACTCACTGAGAGTGATTTTACACCCCTTCTGCATGATGATATATTCAAGGATCTGAACCGATGGTTTATAGCAAGGAACAACGACAAACTCCTAGTGAAGGAGGACGCATCGAGTCGCAAGTTGAAGACTCAACAAAAGATGATCGCAATCATCAAGAAAAGCTTACCTTCTCAAAAGGTTGCGGAGTTCCAAACTGCGATTGTAAGTGCAAAAAATCTGACTGAGAAGAAAAGATTCTATATGTCTGATTATGGATTCAGCAATGCTCGTGAAGTTATTCTTGGTGAACAAGAAACTCTCTGTCCTGGGCAGAATTATGACAAGTTCCACATGGAAAACATAATTGAGTGGTGGAGAAAGAAAGCCACAAACAGATACGAGAATCTGAAATCTGATGGTCGTCTACGCACCGAGTTGGAGACGTGGAATAGAAACCCTGAATCTATTGATATTATACGATGAGCTACGAACTGAAAGATTATTTAAATTCCATCAACTTCAACAAGAACAATTTGATGGATGATGAAGATCCCATGTGGGAGAAGAAATACCCAGCGTTTATTGTCAACAAATGTCTTTCTGGATTTGTTGATACTATTATGTTCTCCAACGAGATCAACCAGTATCCAGGCCTCGACAACAAGTTACAATATGATTTTTATCTAAATAGTATCAGGAAGAAGAAGAGATTCTCTCCTTGGCTAAGAAAGGATAAAGTTCAAGACCTTGATGCTGTCAAACAATACTATGGCTATAGTAATGAAAAAGCAATGCAGGCTTTGAAAATTTTAAATAAAGATCAACTCAAATTTATTAGAGACAGACTGAACGTTGGAGGTGTGAAATGACTGCATTTGCAGAACCTGAAGTTACATGGTCGCCAGACCAAATGGTAGAAGTTACTCTGAATGAACCAGATGACTTTTTGAAAGTACGAGAAACACTCACTCGTATTGGGGTAGCCTCCCGTAAAGAGAAAAAGATTTATCAGTCGTGCCACATTCTACATAAGCAAGGCCGATATTACATTGTACACTTCAAAGAGTTATTCGCGTTAGATGGGAAGCACGCTAATTTGACTCTCAATGATGTACAACGTAGAAATAGAATTATCAATTTACTATCAGATTGGGGACTGATCAGTATTGTGTCTCCCGAGAGAACTTCTGACGTAGCACCTTTAAATCAAATTAAGGTTCTATCTTATAAAGACAAGGGTGATTGGACTCTCGAAACCAAGTATAATATCGGCAAGAAAAAGAAAGCAGAAGTCTAATGTATTTGATGCCTCCTTGCTCACCACCGCAGGGATCTTCGTCACCTTTTGTTTTTGCAGATAGTGTTTTCAATAATGAACAGTTAGATTGGATTACCAACTACTGTCATAATATGGATCTTCAACCTGGAGCAACGTTGGAGTATTATGAAAATTATAGAAAGTCTTCTGTATCAACTATAGAAAACGGACCAGATGTTGCATGGTTATTTCATGCGGTTGGTGATATTGCTCATAAACTGAATTCAAAATATTATAGATTTAATCTTTCTGTCCTTGACACCATTGAATATGTTGTCTATAAAGGAGAAGAAGATGGGAGATACGATTGGCACCATGATTATAATGAAGGTCTATCGCCTTCCCGTAAGTTGACCATGGTTATTCAACTTAGTGATCCTTCAGAATATGAAGGAGGTCAACTAGAACTTTTCGAGAATATCCAAATACCAAAACAGAAAGGACTGGTAGCAATGTTCCCTTCATTTGCTTACCATAGGGTAACACCCGTACTTTCTGGGACCAGAAAAGTCTTGGTTGCATGGATTTGGGGTCCGCCATTCAGTTAACCGAACATAATAAGAGGGTTTGCAACACCTCGTTTTAGAGCGAAAGTATTATAATTAGTAGTGGATGCCTTCGGGGTCCACACAATCTAATCTCGCTTTAAAAGGAGAAGTACAATGGGAAACCTAACACGATATACTACGGCCGACTTACCAACACTGTTTGATAAGATTACCCGTAATGCAATTGGTATGGACGATTATTTCGACCGTATCTTTGCTCTAAATGAAACGACAAATTACCCTCCCTACAACCTAGTTCAGGTTAACAACGTAGAATCTCGCTTAGAAATTGCTCTTGCAGGTTTTAAAAAGGAGGAAGTAAATGTCTACACAGAATTCGGAAAACTATTCGTCAGTGGAAATAAAGAATCCGACGAATCCGAAACTAGATATGCCCATCGAGGCATTGCTCAAAGAACTTTCACTCGCAGTTGGACGCTCAGCGACGACACGGAGGTTGGATCAGTTACTTTTGAGGATGGGCTATTGACGATTGAATTGGGTAAAGTAGTGCCTGACCATCACCACCGAAAGGATTACTTATAAATACTTAAGAATATCGTCGCCGCGGGGGTAACTGGCACAATCCAGTTGACACCCCCCTTTTTTTATGTCATAATATATCTGTTGAGTTGATCACTCAACGGGGAGTGACTGAATAACCCTGTTGGAATTTGGCGGGGTAATGTAAATGGCTAGAGGTGGTGCTCGCTGCCAGGTCCGTCCTGGAGAACCCCGACCAAGGGAGTCATTGTTGTTATGACCAAAATTCGCTTTAGCGATTCCCATAACATGAGGGTATGAAGTATTCCCTCCTCCCACCCTACTTAACTATCAAAGGATGAAATGGCTATCAAACTTTTGCTCTTGAAATCAAATGAAGAAGTTATTGCAGATGTACAAGAGTTGGTAGATGAGAATGAGAAGCCAATCTTTATGGTATTGACCAATCCTTTCATCGTTAAGTTGGTTGAAGATCCAGAATTATTGACTGAAGGAAAGGAATCTGGCCCACCTAGATATAGTTGCAGGTTCTATCAATGGATGCCGATGTCTGCTGAAAATCGTATCCCTGTTGATCCAGATTGGATTGTTACTGCTGTAGAACCACTTGAAGCTGTGAAAGAATCCTACACGGAGAAAATGGATGGACTCGGAAATTAATGTACAAATCCTTATCTTAAAAAATGATGAGGTATTAATTACTCAGATTGAAGAAGTTCTTGCTGATATCGGTAACCCGAATTGCAAACTTACTTCCCCATATAAAATTTTGGGTAAACACGAAACAGATCTGCCACCACAAGAAAGATTGGTTCCTTGGCTGGTAGACTATACGGACGATAATGTTATAATGATGTCGTCCGAGAGTATTCTAACACTCGTCGAACCACACAAAGCACTTATTGACGCCTACCTGAAACTAGCAACGACATGAGGTTCTACACTAACGTTTTCCTAATTGGTAATGACATTTTAGTACGAGGATATGAGAACGGAAAACACTTTAGTGATAGACAAAAGTATCAACCAACTCTCTTTGTGCCAACAAAGAAAAGGTCGAAGTATAAGACTCTAGAGGGTGAACCTGTAGAACCCGTCAAACCAGGCAGTATTCGTGACTGTCGTGAGTTTATCGACAAGTATAGTTCTGTTCAGGGATTTCGTATCTACGGCAACGAAAGGTATGCACACCAATTCATCTCAGATAATTATCCTGAGGATGAAATTAAGTTTGACATCAGTAAAATTAAATTAATCACGATTGACATCGAGGTTTCTGCGGAAAGTGGCTTCCCCGATGTTTTTAATTGTGCGGAAGAATTACTTCTAATCACAGTTCAGGACTATACCACCAAAGAAATTATTACTTGGGGAACCCGTCCTTACGAAAGTGATCGAGAAAATTATCGATACATTCACTGCCATACTGAGATTGAACTGATCGAGAAGTTTGTTCAATGGTGGGAGAACTATTCTCCTGAGGTTGTTACTGGATGGAACTGCGAGTTGTACGACATCCCGTACCTCATGGGCCGTATGGAACGTATCATGGGTGAGAAGTTTGCCAAGAGAATGTCTCCTTGGAATATCACTCGGAGAAATGAGTTTACGATCATGGGACGTAAGCAGATTGCATATGATCTTGCTGGGATTTCTGTGATTGATTATCTCGATCTTTATAAGAAGTCACCCGCAACTCCAAACCAAGAGAGTTATCGATTGGATCATATTGCCTTTATGGAGTTGGGTCAAAATAAACTCGACCACTCAGAGTTTGATACCTTCCGTGAGTTTTACACAGGCAACTGGAAGAAGTTTGTAGACTATAACATCGTTGACGTAGAACTGGTTGACCGTCTTGAGGATAAACTGCGTCTCATTGATCTATGTTTCACTCGTGCCTATGACGCAAAGGTGAACTTTAGTGATATTGCCTATCAGGTTAGAACCTGGGATGCAATCATTTATAATTACTTGAAGAAAAAGAACATTGTTATTCCACAAAAGGAACGCAATCAGAAGGATGAGAAGTATGCTGGTGCATATGTCAAGGAACCTAAGCCTGGTAAGTATGACTGGGTGGTTTCGTTTGACTTGAATTCTCTGTATCCTCACCTTATTATGCAGTACAATATCTCACCAGAGACTCTGGTTGAGACTCGTCATCCTTCTGCTACTGTAGATAAACTCCTTAATCAGGATCTTACCTTTGAGATGTATTCTGATTATGCGGTGTGTGCCAATGGTGCAATGTTCCGCAAGGACGTGAAAGGTTTCTTGCCTGAGCTGATGGAGAAGATGTACAAAGAACGTGTTGTCTTCAAGAAGAGGATGCTTAAGGCAAAACAAGAGAACGAAAAGAACCCAAGTGTTGCACTGGAGAAAGAAATTGCAAGATGTAATAATGTCCAAATGGCTAAGAAGATTGCTCTTAACTCTGCTTATGGTGCCATTGGTAATCAGTATTTTCGTTACTATAAACTCGCCAATGCAGAGGCAATTACTCTTTCAGGGCAAGTATCTATCCGATGGATTGAAAATAAAATGAACCAGTACCTTAACAAGGTGCTGAAAACTGAGGAGATTGATTATGTTATTGCTTCTGATACTGATAGTATCTATCTTAATATGGGTCCTTTTGTTGACACTGTATACAAAGGGAGAGAGAAAACTACTGAGGGCGTTGTTAACTTCCTTAATAAGGTCTGTGAGTTGGAACTTGAGAAGTATATTGAAAGTTCTTACCAAGAATTGGCCGACTACGTTAACGCCTACGACCAAAAAATGCAAATGAAACGTGAGAATATCGCGGAACGTGGTATCTGGACTGCGAAGAAACGATATATTCTCAACGTGTGGGACAGTGAAGGTGTTCGATATAACGAACCCAAACTAAAGATCATGGGTATTGAGGCAATCAAAACCTCTACACCTGCTCCCGTAAGAAAAATGATTAAGGACGGACTCAAATTAATGATGAGTTCTACTGAGGAAGAGATGCAGTCTTTCATTGAAAAGTGTAGGACTGATTTTAAGAATCTTCCTCCCGAAGAGATTGCTTTTCCCAGAAGTGTTTCTGAAATTAACAAGTGGAAATCTTCATCAACAATGTATGAGAAGGGTTGCCCTATCCATGTGAGAGGGGTTATCCTGTATAATCATTGGACTAAGAAGAAAGGACTTGAACGAAAGTATCAACCCATTCAAAGTGGCGAGAAAATCAAGTTCGTTTATCTGAAGATTCCTAATCCCATCCAAGAAAATGTACTATCTTTCATTCAGGATTTCCCTCCTGAGTTGGATCTACATAAGTATGTGGATTATGAGTTGCAGTTCAATAAATCTTTCATCGAGCCAATCAAAGTTATCATGGATTGTATTGACTGGAATGTTGAACGAACAAACACTCTGGAAAGTTTCTTCTTATGAATAGTATCAATTGGATTGTTGCTTGGTCTGACGATGGTGTCGTATGGACTGAGGAAAATATGAAGGTGATGGAAAGTCAAGAAGCTGCTCTCTGGTTTGCAAAGGAACAAGAAAGTAGGTATAATTATGTTAGATCATACGAAATTAAAATTGGAACTTGATGAGTAACTTATGGATTTCTTAAAAGACATTGTAAAGGAGATTGGTGATGACTACACCCAACTCGCCTCAAATATTAACGAAAGTGAGGCATTCGTTGACACTGGTTCGTTCATCTTTAATGCTCTTTGTTCTGGGTCTCTCCATGGTGGGATTTCTGATAGACGGATCACTGCTATCGCTGGCGAATCTTCTACGGGTAAAACCTTCTTCTCTCTGTCTGTCGTCAATAATTTTCTTCAATCTAATCCAGACGGGTATGTTCTGTATTTTGATACAGAAGCCGCAATTAACCGTCAGTTATTAGAAGATAGAAACATTCCTCTTGATAGGTTTGTTGTTGTAAATGTTGTAACAGTTGAAGACTTTAGACAAAAGGCACTTAAGGCTGTTGATATATACCTTAAGAAGTCTGAGGAAGAACGCAGACCTTGTATGTTTGTGTTAGACTCCCTTGGAATGTTGTCTACAGAAAAAGAAATTACGGACGCTCTTAACGAAAAGAATGTCCGAGACATGACGAAGGCACAACTCGTTAAGGGTACTTTCAGAATGTTGACTCTGAAACTGGGGCAAGCTAAAATCCCCATGCTAGTAACTAATCACACTTACGATGTTGTCGGAGCTTATGTACCAACTAAAGAGATGGGAGGAGGTAGCGGACTCAAGTACGCAGCTTCTACAATTGTTTATCTCTCAAAGAAAAAAGAAAAGGATGGCAAGGATGTCATCGGAAATATTATCAAAGCAAAGGCTGCTAAGTCGCGTCTAACCAAGGAGAATAAAGATGTGGAAATTCGTCTTTATTACGATGAGCGTGGTCTTGATCGATATTATGGTCTTCTTGAACTCGGTGAACTGGGTGGTCTCTGGAAGAACGTTGCTGGACGCTATGAAATGAATGGGAAGAAAATCTACGCGAAACAAATCTTGGCTGAACCAGAGACTTACTTCACTGAAGAAGTTATGGCCAAACTCGACGAGATCGCAAAAGAACAGTTTACCTATGGATAAGTTCATCAAGACTTTTGAAGGAGTCTTTGATGCCGTAACCTGTCAATCTCTGATCGATATATTTGAAGATTCTGTATATCAAGAAAAGATCGAGAATGATGGGCGACCTAACTTTACTCAGGTAAATTTAAACGATCACAAAGAGTATTCTAAGTTTACTCAGTTAGTAACTTATAAAATAGTTGATCTGATGAGACTATACAAAGAAGGCCTTGAAGAGTACACCGCCTGGTGGCCTCACAAGGTTTACTTTGAACAACTTAGAATTAAGAAGTATAGACCAGACACTACCGACATGTTTGATGTTCATGTAGATGTTCAGGATCATGCTTCTTCCAAGAGATACCTTGCCTTCTTGGTATATCTAAACTCTGGATTTGATGGCGGTGAGACATGTTTCCCATGCCATGACTTGCATATTAAAGCGGAACCTGGTAAAGTCTTAGTGTTCCCGCCTACTTGGCAGTATCCACACATCGGTCTTCCTGTGACAGAGAAACCGAAATATATTATGAGCACCTACTTGCATTACAATTGATGGAGACCATTGAAAATACTATCCTGAAGAATCTTCTACTCAATGAAGATTATGCTCGTAAGGTTCTTCCTTTCGTTAAGACGGATTACTTTGATAATACTGGCGAGAAGATTATCTTCCAAGAGATTGCTAAGTTTATTACTGACTACAATAAACTTGCAACCAAAGAAGTTCTTCACATTGAATGTGAAAAAAGAAAAGATATTAATGATGACACTTACAAAGATATTTGTCATTACATCGACAAGTTCGATGACGAACAATCCAACAATGATTGGTTATTAAGACAAACAGAGAAGTGGTGCCGAGATCGTGCAATCTATTTGGCACTTGTTGAGAGTATTTCTATTGCGGATGGTAATGATGACAAGAAGAATGTAGATGCAATTCCAACTATTCTTTCAGACGCACTTGCTGTTTCTTTTGATAACCATGTTGGTCATGATTACTTAGAAGATTACAGTGAACGATTTGATTTCTACCACCAAAAAGAAGACAAGATCCCGTTTGATCTTGAGTATTTCAACAAAATTACGAAAGGTGGTCTTCCTAACAAGACTCTTAACATCGCTCTTGCTGG